ACGAATGCTATCTATGATGTTCGATATCATTAAATGGTGGAAACCAGATGCTATCGATTTAGCCGGGGATATTGATGATGCCTGCGGTACATCTCGTTGGGCAGATGGCAAGATTGACGAAGTAGATAATAATGTATTTGAAGATTCTGTTCTATTGAGACAATTTAGTGCTGATATTAGAAGTGCTGCACCTAAAGCTGATCTTCATTGGCATGATGGTAATCACGGTTGGACAAGACATGATAGTTATATCAAGACCAAAGCTAAGGCTTTGGACGGATTAATTACACCAGATTCACTATATGATTTGAATAAGAATGGTTGGTCTTGGCATTCTTATCAAGGTCCGCCGGTGCAAAGATTTGGTGATATGCATGTTCATCATGGACTTGCCATTTCAAAGCACGGCGGTCAGAGTGTAAAACAAGATATGGAAGACTGGAATGTCTCCTTGATTAGAGGACACTCACATAGACAAGCAAGCTTTGCCAAGTCAGTAGTTTTCACTGATCCAGATCAGACTACAACTCAACATCTAGAAGGTTATGAAATTGGACATCTGATGAATGTATCAGAGGCTAAATATGCACCGACACATAACTGGCAACCAGGATTTGCGATTGCACATGTTGAAGAAGGACAAAAGCCGCACGTACATCTAGTACCAATTCATATGACCGAACGTGGCTACACATGTTACATTGACGGTAAGAGATTTACTGCATGATAAAGTCATATGGTGTAAAGATATGGACTAACAGAGGGTGGCAATACGATAATGGGCTAATGGTAGGAGATAAAGTCATCTCCTACAACCCAAAGAGAAATTGTACCGAGTACGATACTATAAGACATATACAGACCGAGTACAAAACTCAACACTTTCTTGGAATGAAATTCAAGGGTCTAAATATTAATTTGACCAAAGATCATCCAGTAATTATTTACGATGAATCTATTAATCAGACAGAACGTAAGCCTATGGATGATATTTTCATGACTAAATTTGCCAATAGAAAAGATGCTGTTCTTTATAACAGTTGGTTTGAGCCATATGATATAAATATAGATAATGATGATTTATTGTGGTCGGCCCGATTAGCAGCAAGCTTTACTATTACAAAATATATTCCAGGTGAATACAGAGATCAAATTTGGAATATTATAGAAAACATAAACGGTTATCAAGCTCAAGAGTGGATTAATGAACTATTGTCTTGGAATAAACAAGTATCAGGTCGGCAATGGATGAAGTCAATACGCTTGTCCAACCGTGATGTGCGTGCTATGATATTCCACGTCGGGGTGAAAGCGGGTCTTGGGGTGAAGTTCAGACCACCAAGTTTAATCATGAAAGATAGAACTTGGATTATATCTGTTGCTTCAACATCACATGCCCTGCCAGATCCACGTAAAAGTTATTCTCAAATTAGAGAAACAACTCAATCTTTTAACATAGCCACCAGAAATGGAAGCGCTATGATGCAATATCAAGCAGGAACATTTCTTGTTGCCTGTGAAATTAAGGAGGATTTATAAATGTTAACAGGTTTAATAATCGCATCAGTTATATCAGTTGTTCTTTTAACTTCTCTTATAAAGAATGTTGAATGGAATTTTAAAGGAAAAGCTGCGGTAGCCACAATACTGTCTGTATTAACGGCAATTCTAGCGTTATTTATGACGGGTGGATTTTCGGCATTTACTACAGTTGCATTATTTCAAACGTTTACCACTGTTTATGCATCTTCACAATTGATCTATCAATTCATTATGAAGGGTACAACGGTAGAAAATAAACTGGCTCTTTCAGGGAATAAGCCGAAGGTCAATTAATGCTCTATTGTAAAAAATGTGACGGCAGAGTATTTATAGACAGAGTTCATTCTTATAATGGTGATATAGAACTATTCTGCATAAAATGTGGCGAACGATGGTCCTTAGGTAAGGCAACCTATGCGGCTAAGGTTTTGAATAAAATAGAAAAGAAAAGGGAGCGAGCTTATTTTGGCTACCCAGATTCCGAACTACTTCTTTCTTGATGGTAAACTGTATAAACTCATCAGAGTAGTTAAAAATGAGAACATGTTAGTTATTTGGGGTTTCGAAGAGGAGAGTAGAATGTGGTTTAATTATCAACAAACTCTCAAGAGATTTCAAAAGGCTTTTACTTTGCAAGAAGTGGCAAAATTAATTGATAAGAAAATTACGTATCTTAAGGTCATGATGGAAAGGAACCTTATAAGTCGTGGCTCTGGTACGTCTTATTCTATTGCAACACGTCGTCCGCTTACCGTATACTGGTCAGAAGACGACGTGTTCAACTTGCGGTCTGAGTTATTTGCTCTTGCAAAGAAGAACAAATACGGAGAACCATACGCTAATTTTAATTTAGTCAGTGAGGCTGAACTATTGACAAAAATGCGCGGTGGAGAATCATATTTTATTAAAGATAAAGATGGTCAATTCGTAAAGGTATGGCGTGCTATATGAGTAAGAAAAAGAAGAAAGGCAAACTTGTCTATATACCTTTTGGTGATACAGAATTTGGTATGGAAGAAATGTTTGCTCAAGGGGCATCGGCTCTGGATATAGCAGCAGTTCTGGCCATCCAGAATGGTGATGTTAAATCCTTGATCAATATAGGCTCTAAATATATTAATATGGCTAATGCCATAGCTGGCATTCAACCGAATCACAATGAGGATATTAAACTCGGATTCGGATTTTGTATGGAAAGAGAGGTAGAAGATGTCAGAAGTGAAAGTGAATGTGAAGACGACGATTAATCTTGGTAATTTTGAAAATGTAATTCTTGAATTTGGCGTTACAACTGAAAAACAGCCGGAAGAATCAACAGGAGACGCCCTTGACAGAGTATATGATCTAGTTGCTAGTAAGCTAGCAGAAAAAGCTAAGAGGTATGTTAAGTGAGCAAAAGTCAATTCGAAAATGCAGATGCTTTTATTAATCATTTTGTCAAGTCGTACACTGATAAATTTAAGACTAGACCTATTGTCAATAGGTCTAAATTTAAATACGCTGTGGTTGATATGCTTAAAGATATCAAACTAACAGAAGCCAAGACTCTTGCAGACTACTATATCTCGCATTATACTGAAGTTAGCATCAGCGAGTTTCTCTATAAATATGATGAAATGATTCAAGAAATGAACGCTGAAGAAGCAGACTTAATGCAGAGAGAACAATTACTATCTGAGACACAAAGTGCTGTTCAAAGATTTAGAGAAAGGTACGGCAAGAATTGATCAATGAAATCAGAGTAATCTCTTCAGTAATCAAGGAAAAAGACATCGCACCATTAATCAATGGATCGCATGTTGATGAACTGTTTGATTCTTATGCTGATGTGTGGGAATTCATTAAGAATTATTACACAAAGCATAGACAGATCGTTCCGGCTGATATTATTACTGAAAGATTTGCCAAAGAGGACCATAGCTTTAAATTAATTGAAACATCAGGAAATGTAAAACATTATCTTGAGCAACTGCGTGAAGAATATACAAGCAACATGCTTGAACGTATTGCACGAGGCCTGGCCAGCGATTTAGGTCGTAGGCCTAATGATGAGATTATGAGCAATCTTCAAAAAAGATTTGTCGAAATCAGTAAAGTCTCAAATGTTGTCAAGGATCTTGATATTACTGACCACTCTAAAGCCGTTGAACATTTTACTGAGACAAAGCGTAGAATGGAAGAAAACGGTGGTGTACTTGGAATCAGATTTGGTTTTGATTCGATTGACGCTAATTATCCGACTGGCGCTGGACCTGGTCAATATATTATGATCATCTCTAGGACCAACCAAGGTAAGTCATGGCTTGCACTGGAGTTCGCTATTAACGCCTGGAAGCAAGGGAAGAAAGTTTTATATGTATCCCTTGAGATGTCTCCAGAGCTAGTAAGAAATCGTGCGTACGCCTTGATGTCCAGAGGTAAGTTCAACATGTCAGATCTTTCCCGTGCTGAAATTGATCTTATTGATATGGAGAATTGGTCTTCGCAAGAGCTTGACAATGATAATTCTTTTGTTGTGACTGGTTCAGAAGGCATGGGTGGATTTAATAACCTTCAGCTTCAAGCCAAGATTGATCAATATGGTCCGGATATTATTTACATCGACTATATGCAACTACAGGAAGATAATAAGAATTCCAGCGGTGAAACTGAAAAAGTAAGAAATGTGTCAAAAGAAAACAAAGCGACAGCAATGAGAAATGAAGTTCCTGTTGTTTGTGTTGCTTCCGCTTCAAGTAATGAGACTAAGGAGTATTTTACTCCTCCTCAAATCTATGAGGTCGCAGGATCTAGACAATCGGCTTTCGATGCTGACTTGGTTCTCAGTATGATTTCTCATAAACAACGTGAAGGTCACAATCTAACTGAAGTCATCGCACGTAAAAACCGTCACGGTCCACTATTCAATTTCATGCTAAAAATGGATATTGCCAATGGTAATATTGAAGAAGTTTGGGTTGATGAGCCAGATGAAGAAGACTGATCATGCACGAACCGGTAAAGCATTTTAGTCAGCATGGCATCATAAAAGATGATAAAGATTTCATAAGGCTTAGATTAGAATTCGAAAGGATTATAATTGATGTCATGAAGTCAACTGGCTATCTTCCCATTTACAATATGGGATCTCATTGGTCAACTGAATGGCTAGGCGACAGATATACATTTCGGCTTACCATGTATGGATCTTACGCCGGGAAGAAAAAAGCGCAGGACTATACTTTTTGGCTTGATGGGAGATTAATCAAAGATGGATGAAGTTTATAGTGCTGGTCAGATTGAAGCCATATTGAATGATATAGGTGTAGACGTAAGGGGGGAAACAGAGACAAATTTACTTTGTCTCTGTGTATTCCATAGAAATACTGATAGTCCAAGTTTGTCAATAGATAAAGATAAAGGTCTTTATTTATGTTTTTCTCCCATGTGTGATGCAAGAGGAACCCTGGTAAAGTTGGTCACCCATATGACCAATTCAAATCCTTTTGTCGTCAAGCGAATTATTGACAGACATAAGACATCATCTGGTCCTATTGGCAAGCAGATAGAAGATTTACTTGATAAAAAGATTGAGCTTCCAACCTTTAACGTAGACACTATGAATAGAATGGCTGATGATTTATGGGGATCACTTGGTCAAGACTATATGGTTGAACAAAGGAAGTTCAAGCCTGAAACCCTAGGTTATTTTGGTATCGGATATTCTATTAGAAATGATATGCTTGCTATTCCACTACACGATTGGGATGCCAAATTAGTCGGTATAATCGGTAGATCCAGAATTGGTAAAGTGTTCAAGAATTCAGATAAGTTACCAACAAGTAAACTTCTTTTCAATGCTCATAGGGCTAAGAAAATTGGTGATACGGTAATTGTTGTGGAATCTTCAATGGATGCTATGCGTGTACATCAAGCTGGATATCCAAATGTGGTTGCTACCAATGGTGGATTTTTCACCGAGTGGCATAAGCAAACATTAGATAGATATTTCAATACAATTATTATCATGACTGATATGGATGATCCAGACAAACACAGATCTCCTTATTGTAATAAGTGTCCAAACACATGTCTAGGACATAATCCAGGCAGAGCACTGGGTGAAAAAATAATCAAGGCTCTACCATCAAAGAGAATTAGATGGGCTAGCTATGACTATCATATTGTATATCCGGATGGTGCAAAAGACGCCGGGGATATGACAGATGAGCAAATTGCCCAATGTATTGATAATTCAATCAGCTCTATTGAGTGGGCCTTCTGGAAGCGACAGAATAAGCTCTTCTCTTTGATCTGACGAAGTGGTATAATGGACTAGGCAGCTTAAGTAAAAGCCAAGCCATAAAACAATAAACATAGAAAAGGAAACAAATAAAATGGCATTTTCACTAGATGATGTACTTCGTAAAAAGCGTGAAATTAAAGAACGTGCAGACCGTCCTACAGTTGATTGGTTTAGTCTTGCAAAGAGGAATCCGGTACGTATTAGATTCCGTCAGGAAATCAGTGCAGATTCTGTAAACTACGATAGCAATAATGGTTCATTTGTATTTCTCAATGAGCACACTTCTCCTTACAACTTTATTCGTAGAGCTGAATGCTCTTATGATTCAGAAGGTCGCTGCTTTGGTTGTGAGATGGTAAAGGTAGAACCTGTAATTGAAATCGAAGGGCAAAAGAAGTATGGCGCTTGGGCTGCTAAGTCTAATCTATACACTTACATCGAAACAGAAGATAATGAAATCAAGGTTCTTTCTAGACCAGCACCAGGTACCTTCTTTGATCTAATTTATGGATTCCATGACGGTGATGGTGAAGGTTCAATCACGCAACAGGAATTTGAAATCTCCAAGGGTCCTAAGCGTAACGATTCATGGAATCTTACTCCTAGGCTAAAGACTTCATTTGAGATTACTCAATCCGCAGAGTTGGCTGATTTAGCTACTGCCGTTAGTCGTAAGATTCCTTACGAAGAGCAGAAGAATTTCTATCTACCAGATGCTAAAAAGAATGAAACTCAAGCTCCCGCTTCACAAGCAGAAGCTGCTAAAAGTTTTGAATGGTAAGATTGTTGTAGAACACCCCGCTTCGGCGGGGTGTTTCCATTAATAGACACAGGTCCACAGAGACCATTAAAAGGAGATTAAATAATGTCTTTTCAAATCGCTGGTTTACATTGTCATTCAGAATATAGCCCACTAGATGGTTTTTGTTCAACAGATGAAATGATGTCACAGGCTGTTGAAATTGGTATGCCAGCTATTTCCATTACAGATCATGGAACTTTGGCGGGGCACAGAAGTTTCCAGCGTTCAGCCTTGAAGTATAATGTTAAGCCAATTCTTGGCGAAGAGCTTTATTATTCAGAAACAGACAGATTTGACCGACGTGCAAAAACATCACGACAAGACGGTACATCAGTTTATGTACATCTTATTGCTTTGGCTATGAATGACAAAGGTCTTCAGAATCTACAAGCTATCGATCGTGAAGCCTGGTTGGCATATTATAACAAGCCACGTATGGATTTTGAATTGCTTGAGCAGTACAATGAAGATATTATTTTCACCAGCGCGTGTATGGGTGGTCTTCTAAGTAAAGCTATGAACGAACGCCAGGATTATGAATATGCTTACGAGCAAGCAAAGAAATTCAAAGGTCTGCTAGGTGATCGTTATTATATTGAATTGCAAGGGCACAATCCTGTTAAATTGAACTATGATCTGCTTGAGCTAGCAGATGAACTAAAGATCAAAGCTATTGTTGCGGAAGATAGTCATTACGCATCAGAAGACCAAAGAGTAATGGAAGAGATTTTTCTTATTCTTTCAACTCACCCTAAGATGGACAAGTCTTTCGACCTGGCTAAAGCTAGCAAGATGGAATTGATGGAACGTCTGGATTACATTTATCCAGATTCAGCTCAAAAAGATGGCAAGCGTAGAATGAGCTTTAGAGATATCAATCTATTTATCGGGGGGTACGATTTGAGAAAAGCCGAACTCGTAGAAACTGGTATCAATCGTGAAGACATCTTTGAAAATACTCTAGAGATCGCTGATCGTATTAGTGATTACACTTATCAAGAGGGGCTGGACACTCTACCAAAAATTAGCGATGATCCTAATAAAGTTCTTAGAGAAAAAGTATTTGCTGGTCTTAAAAAGCGTGGCCTGGATGAAAAGTCTGAGTATGTAAGCAGGGCAAACTATGAACTTAAAGTAATTGAAGACTTAAAATTTCCAACATACTTTTTGCTTGTTAGTGATGCAATGGATTTTGCTAATAAAATGGGTATTCGTTCAGGATTTGGTCGTGGAAGCGCCGCCGGATCACTTACATGTTATGCTACAGATATTACAGGCCTAGATCCTATTAAGAAGCACCTCCTATTTGAGAGATTCCTTGATCCGGAACGTACTGACTATCCTGACGTAGACTGGGATATTCAAGATGACAGACGTGGTGAGATCAAACAATATCTAGCTGATAAGTATGGTCACGTTGCCAGCATTACAAATATCAATCGTTATAAGGGCAAGAAAGCACTAAAGGATGCAGCTCGTGCCCTTGGTGTACCTTATGCAGAAATCAATAAAGCTATTAAGTCTATTGAAGGTATCGATGAAATCACTGGGCATGATGTTGTTGCAGAATTCAGAGAAGCTGCAAAGAAGTTCTGTCTGAAGTATCCAGAAGTACCGGATATTGCTGAAAAGCTCTTTGGTAAGATTAATGGGTATGGTATGCACGCCGCTGGTGTAGTTGTTGCGGACAGAGCTATTGCTGATTATGCTCCTATTGAAACTAGAAAACAAACAGGTTCAGATCAACGCATTGAAGTAGTGGCACTTGATAAAAATGAATGTGAATCTCTAGGTCTGATTAAGATCGATCTTCTAGGTCTGAAGACATTGACTGTTATTGAAGATGCCATTAATTTGATTAGACAGAATCAAGGTATCGCTATTAACCTTGAGCATATTAATTATGAAGATGAAGATGTTTATCACATGCTTGGTCAAGGCAGAACACTTGGAGTATTTCAATGTGAAGCTGCACCTTATACTAAACTATTGATGAACATGGGTTGTAATGACTTCAATGATCTAACAGTATCGAATGCGTTGGTTCGACCGGGTGCTTGGAATGCTATTGGTAAAGATTATATTAGCGCTAAGCTTGGTAAGACAAAAGGTATTCAGATTCATAAGGATGTTTCAAATTTTATGGATGAAACATTTGGATATCCAGTTTATCAGGAACAAATGATGAAGCTGTCAGTAGATCTTGCTGGTTTCACTGTTGGTGAATCAAATGCACTTCGCCGTGGTATTGGTAAGAAAAAACGTGAAGTAATTGATACATTTAAGCCTAAGTTTGTCATGGGTGCTCAAAAGAAAGTAACAAAAGAAGTCGCTGAAAAGCTTTGGACTTCATTTGAGGAATCAGGGGCATATGCTTTTAACAAATCTCACGCCGTTGCTTATTCAATGCTTTCATATCAGACCGCATGGTTGAAATATCATTATCCTCTTGAATACATGTGTGCTTTGCTTCGTAATGAAGATAATAGAGAAAACATCACGGATTATCTGCTTGAGTGTAAGCAAATGAATATTCGTATTAGATTGCCACACATTTCCAGTTCTAATACAACATTCTCTATTGAAGATACAGCGTTGAGAATGGGTTTGTCCGGGGTTAAGTATATCTCTGACACTTTAGCTCAAAGAATTATTAGTGGACGTCCATACGCAAACTATAAAGAGTTTAGAGAGTATGCTATGACTAAAGGAAGTGGTCTTAACAGCAGAGTTCTATCAGCTCTTAATGCTTTTGGCGGCGCATCATTCGATGACAATCCAGTACCAGAAGATTTTAAAAAGAATCTATATGAGTATCTTGGCGTGCCAGCCTTCGATACGGATATGATCACTCAAAGAATGAAAGATCAAATCACTCCATTGGAAGAATATATGGATGATGAAACTTTTATTGTTATGGGAATGGTCAAAGCAATCAAGCGTGGTGAAGGCTGGGCCAGAGTTGATATGGTAGACTCATCAGGAACTGCTGGTGCTTTTGCCGATCAAGACATTGAAGTCGTTAAGGGAAAGATGTACTTGTTTTTGATCGGTAATAACAGTATCATGAAGTACATTGACTTGGAAGAAGTAAACGAAGCAGATGACATTGTACTTGATTATCTACGCAGACCAATATTAGAAGATATTGTTGAAGGACAATATAAGATTCTTTATGCAAAGGCAAAAACTACTAAAAATGGTAAGAAAATTGCTAATCTAGTTGTCTGTGATTTCGAAAAGAATCTTCAAACGTTAATGGTATTCGAAAAGAATATTCAAATGGTTAGAATGACTTGTAAGATTGGCTCTGTAAGAGCATTGGATATCAAAGAATATAAAGGGACTAAGTTTATTAATGGAGCAAGCTAATTTACAGGGTGCGCTCATACCCTATTTATTTCATGAGCTTTTAGACAGACATGGTGGCACAATAGAATTTGACGCCGCGAAGATTAAAGATTCAGTAAGTTCTAAGGAAGATCGTGGAGTTGCCATCAGCATTGTTGATGGCATTCTCATAGTAAAACTAATAGATAAGGATGATATGGATGCAGATGAGAATCAAGCTTCTAAGTGAAAGTGCTTTACCGCCAAGATATGCTCAACCAGGCGACGCCGGTGCAGATTTGTTTTCTGACGAAGATGCAATCGTACATGCACGTGGACAAAAGTTAATTAGAACAGGCGTGGCATTTGAAATTCCAGAAGGATACTTTGGTTTAGTCAGACCACGATCTGGTCTTGCTACCAAATATGGAATCGGCATGAATAGTTCTGGTGTTATCGACTCAGGATATCGTGGTGAAGTATCTGTAACTCTGATGAACCACACAGATGCCAATTATATGGTTAATAAGTGTGACAGGATCGCCCAGATATTAATTCTGCCAGTAGAGTACGTCACGTTTAATACAGTGTCTCAGTTGTCAGATAGTGACCGTGGAACGCATGGTTATGGAAGCACAGGTTACCAGCAATGGGCATAGAAGAAATTATGGCTAAGCTTGATAAAAAGACAAGAGATAGAGTAGAAGCTGCTTCCAATAGAAATATTGAAAAGCTTGAGCTTGCCAGCATTGGTTTGAATAATGCGCTTCTCGGCGGTATAGGAATGGGAAGACAGACTCTAGTATGGGGTAATAAATCTGCTGGTAAATCATCAATGTGTTTGCAATCAGTAGGTATGGCACAAAAGCAAGGAAAGACATGCGCATGGATTGATTCAGAATCCAGCTTTGATCCTGTATGGGCAGAAAAGCTTGGTGTCGATACTACACAACTTATTGTTTCACCAGCTAAAGATATTGATAGTTGGACACTTACAATTTGCGAGCTTATGAAACATGGCGTTGATGCAATTGTGGCTGATTCTATCTCCTCATTGATTCCTTCAACATACTTTGAAAAAGGTGAAGAACTCAAAGAAGGTCTTGAGGGTACTAAGCAGATTGGTACGATGTCAAAGGAGCTTGGTATTGCTGTAAATAAATTCAATTATATGAATAAAAATACAGCATTGGTATTGATTTCACAGGCCAGAAATAAGTTCAATACTTATGGCGCTCAGCTTCAGCCTATGGGTGGAGAAGCAATGAAGTTCTATTCAAGCACCGTTATTAAACTATGGTCTTCGGCATCCGAACGCGAACAGATTACTGCCGATATAAAGAGAAACGATAAAATAGTTAGTAAGCCTGTCGGACGTCCAGTCAACTTTACTGTTGAATTCAATAAAATTGGCCCACCAAATCAAATGGGAATGTATGACTTCTATTATGCTGGTGATCATGTTGGAGTAGATCAAATTGGTGAAATAGCCGATCTAGCCGAAAAGTCTGGCATCATTAATAAGGGTGGAGCATGGTATTCTTATGGTGAAGAAAAGTTCCAAGGCAGACAAAAGATGGTTACATGGTTGAGAGATAATCCAATTATTGCCGAAGAAATAGCGCAGAAGGTGCTAAATGCCTGAATTCATTCAAGGAAAGGGTGCACCTAAAAAGGCACCCGACCTTATAGAAGTAGATATTGATTCAGCGTGTGAAAAATGCTTTGCACCCGCTGATAAAGTGTACTATAATAAGGTCAATAAGACACTAATTGTTATATGTCCAAGTGAACATGAAACAATTTTACAAGGGAATTGGGGTTGGATTATAAATGGCTGACGCAAGATCAGAAAAAGACGAGATCAGAAAAATGGGTGGAATTCCACAACCTAATTCTGGCCGGGGTAAATACAAAAAAGGCGATGCTGTTCTAGGTCCTTTTATTGTAGATGTAAAAGAAGCAAAGAAGTCTTTTAATCTAAATCAAAAAGTATGGGCTAAGGTATGCTCTGACGCTGCCAAGCATCTCCAAGAACCGGCATTAATGGTTGCCATTGGCGAAGACAATGACACTATACGAACATGGATTATTGGAGATGTCATGTTCCACCAGATGCTAGAAGAGTGGTCGAAGAAATATGGATGATACGCTATCACTAGTTTCTAAAATTACAGAGATCAACGACCTTTCTAATTTTCTTAAAGATCCAGACTTCGATGAGGCTATGGACTTGGTTATTAAATTAACGGTAAAGCCTTATATGGAACCAGAGAAAGCAAGACATTTAATTGTCAAACTTCAAGCTCTTAGCACAAAGTATGCGGTATTAGCTGTGACCTACACAACTATTCTTAGAGATAAAGCTGGTACGGATAATAATCACAAAAAGAATATTTACTATACTCTTAAAGAAGCATTGGATAAATTAGTTGATGGACTAAAATATCAGGCAAGGACGCTGTGATATGAGTCAGTTTGCAAATCTATGGTTTGACAAAACACCATATGGCTTAGAGAGCCTGGCCAAAATATTAGATGCCAGTTATTCCGATGCAACAAATAAAAATGAGCATATTAAAAAAGAAAGATTCTCACCATCATCAGTTGGATATGGTTCTGGTAAGTGTCCTAGAAGATGGGTACTTGCATTTAATGGTGCAGATTTTGTAGAAGAGTACACTTCTAAATCAGTTGACAATATGTCCGCTGGTACTTCAGCACATGAAAGAATTCAAGCTAATTTCGGCAATAGTAAATTAGAGGTTGAAATTGAAAAAGAGATAAAGAATGACGATCCTCCAATCAGAGGGTTTGTCGATTTAATTATCAAGAATTACAATGGACATAATATAGTTGTTGAAATTAAGACTACAAGAACTGAAGCATGGCGATCAAGGATGGTAAAAAACGCGGGGCCGGAGTATCAGGTTCTTCAACTTCTAATCTATCTATATATCCTTGATGAGAAATATGGAGTGCTTCTATATGAAGATAAGAATGACCATCAGAAACTCTTGATCCCAGTCGAGATGACAGATGCCAATAGAGATAAAGTAGAAGGTGTCTTTGATTGGATGAGAATGGTCTTTGCAGCATATAAAGAAGGAAAGCTTCCAAAGAATCCTTTTAGATCGAATTCTAAAATCTGTAAAGAATGTCCAATCCAGAAATGGTGTTTTATTCAACCGGAGGGGGACACTGATATTCCAGTATTAAAATATGAAGACGAAGACTGATTCAGAAATAATTTGTGTTTGGTGCGGCGAATCGTTTATAAAACGCCGCCCAAATATGATCTATTGTAAAAAAGAATGCTGTAATGCGGCTACTAATAAAAAGCTTATAGAAAGATATCACGAAAATAAACAAAGGCGAAGAGAAATAAATAGAGTTTGTATTAAATGCGACTCTAGATTGTCAAGATATAATCAAGATGATGTTTGTCATTCCTGTCAAATAAAAGAGACAGATAGTGAAAAAATTGATCTTTTGCGTAGTCTTGGATTTTCTTATGTGGATGAAAATGAATAATAAATTTCCTACTATGGGACTAGACTGTTCAACCAACAGTCTAGCCTATTCGTTTGTCCATAATGGTAAATTATTAAAATATGGTGAAATATTCTTTAAAGGTAATGATGTTTACCATCGAGCGTCTGATGCTCGTAAGAAAATTGAATCAATTAAACATGAATTTCAAATGTCTTCAATTGCTATAGAAAAAACTATTTTCGTTAGATCTATAGATACTGCTATAAAAATGGCGTTCGTCGCAGGTACCGTTATTAGTTGTTTAATAGATGATAATATCAGTGTGGTTGAGATCAATCCACTTAGTTGGCAGTCTGGAATAGGTAATCCTAATCTTACTGCAAGAGAAAAGGCTGAGATTCAACACGATTTTCCGGGAAAAAGTAAGAATTGGTATATGGCAAAAAACAGAGATATAAGAAAGAATAGAACCAGACAATGGGTAAGGAGTACGTTCAACATAGATATTGAATCGGATAATATAACCGATGCTATCGGTTTAGCATTCTATGTTGACAATAAAAGATGAAAAGAATAAAAATATATCAAAGCGAGGCATGGCTTAAAATGAATTTTCTTACAAAAGGTTATTCAATAAAAGAAATGGCAGCCATAGCTAGATGCTCTGAGAATACAATTAGAGAGAATCTTAAAAAGTATGGTCTGATCAATGATTGATTATGCGATTATAACAATAGATGACTCAAGGTTCTATAAGAAGGTTTGGATAAGACAGCGTTTCATTAGAACAAATGAAGCAAATATAGATTTTGTTAATGGAAAAGATCCAGTTGAACTTGGCAAGGCTAAACGTAAATGGCATGATGTAGAAACGCCAGGACCGTTTAAAGCCGGTGAGTTTGGTATATTCTACTCAGTTCTTAACTGTCTTGAATATGGTGCCGAAAATGATGGTATTATATACTTTGAAGACGACGCCATGCCGTGTGCTGACTTTGAGCAACGTGCTCACGATTATTTAGCAGCCTTACCAGAACATGCCGATTTATTAGCACTATGGTCACCAGCCAACCAGCAGGGTGATTACATGGCTGTCAGTGGCTATAATGATGGCGGAGAGCCAAGCTATGAACCACATCAAAGGTCTATCTTTGACTTTGGACATGATGAATTAACAGGATTATGGCAAGGGTATGGAAATGTCAGTATGGCATTTACCAAACAGGGAAGCCGTAAAGCATTGGATTATATTAAGCGCAGAGGTTTCTTTTCACCCATAGATTGTTTGCTATGTATTGCATCTCATACTGGTGAACTTAATTCATATGCTTTAAAGCCGGGTGTAAGAAATTTAATAGATTATGACTGGGATGCACCAACAACAATACATGCCTCCAAATGGGGCTCTATACAGGAATTAACAAAAATGGAGAATAAATGAATGACATGGCTTTAATCGTTCCATCAAGAGGACGACCAAATAATATTGAAAGACTTTATGGTGCATTAAAAAGAACAGAGTCACTAGTTGACTTGCATGTTGGTATCGATTCAGATGATCCAGAAATTAGTAAATATGCAGAGGTAGCTTTTGGTAAAGACGATCTCAAATTAATAGTCAGTGAAAAACGTGAGAGATTTGGTCCAACACTTAATAGAATATCAGTATCTATCTGTGATGATTATGATTACTTGGCGTGGATGGGTGATGATCATCTTCCAATTACAAAACATTGGGATCAGAGATATAGAGAAGAACTAGATAATGGCGCAGGCATTGTTTATGGTAATGATCTTATTATGGGGCAATCAATTGCGACTCAACTAGCATTTACACCAGATATCGTTAGGGCACTAGGTCGAGCACTACCAGAAGATTTTATTCATTTGTATATTGATAATTATTTCATGGTTCTTGGTGATCAAATTGGTGGTTCAGTATATTTGGAAGATGTTATCGTTCAACATTTACATCCGGTGGCCGGTAGAGCAGAAGAAGATCTAACTTATAGAGAAGCCAATTCAAAAGAGAATTGGTCAAATGACAAGAGAGTCTTTGAGGAATATATAATTCATGAATTGCCAAATGATATAGAAAAGATTGAGTATTATAGAGGTCAAAAGTGAGAGATCTAGTAGAAGGTGAATATGCATTTTTTGACAGAATCACAGAACAACCACCATTCTTTTCAACACAAGAGTTTCATAACGACAGAGAAGCAGCACCACATATTGAACAGCATGGTATGCAAAGAGACCGCCTTTTATTGGCTGCTGCCTTTGTCTTGGAACTCTGTACTGACGAAGCAAATGGAATTAGAACAGTTACAGATGTATGTTGCGGCGACGGAGGATTGCTAGAATATCTATCTCCATTCTTGAAACAACAAGGTATAGATTCTTGGGGTTATGAATTCCAGCCATCAAATATTAAAGATGGTGTAAATAAGCGCGGGGTGGATGTAAGATACGCTGACGTTGCTAATGAAGATATTGAATTAGGTGATCTTACAATTATGACTGAATGTCTTGAGCATTTTCATAAACCACATGAAATGGTTCAGAAAGTTGCTGAACAATCTAAGTATATTGTTGTCAGTGGTCCTAATGGGGAAGTTCCAGAAGCTCATTACGAATTTCATACATGGGGCTGGAGCTGGCCAGCTTATGAGAATCTAATTCAACAAGCTGGATATAATGTTCTTAGACACGAAGAATCAAGTATCTTCCAAGTTATGTCCGGAAATCTGTGAAATAATAGTCATTCATATATAATACATATGGGTGACTATTATGATTAATGGAAAAGGAAAGAAAGCCTTAATAACAGGCTCACATGGTTTTGTTGGTAGTAAGTTTTGTGAAAAACTATTCAATACAGGATGGGAAATTGCTCTAGTAGATATAGCAGATACACTTAATCCAATAGATGCAAGAGACTTCTTTAGATATGATAATACACATTATGACTTGGTTATACATTTAGCGGCGGTGGTAGGTGGAAGAGTAACTATTGAAGGTGCACCATTGAGTGTAGCTGTAGATCTAGCAATTGATTCAGAAGCATTTCAATGGGCGCTAAGAACAAAACCTAAGCATTTTGTTTACTATTCAAGCTCAGCAGCATATCCGATTGCATACCAAGAGGAATATGATGGTCTATTCAAGAATGATTGTAGATTAAAAGAAGACTATATAGATCTTGATGATATTTCTAATCCTGATCTTACTTATGGTTGGTCAAAATTGACCGGTGAAATGCTGGCGAGACATGCCCAAAATGAGGGCGTTAGAATCCATGTATTCAGACCATTTTCAGGGTATGGTACAGAGCAAGCACTTGGGTATCCATTCCCTGACTTCCTTGATAGAGCCAGACGTAAAGTTCCGGTATTCGATATTTGGGGAACTGGTGAACAGACAAGAGACTGGATTCATATTGACGATATTGTTAATGCAACAATGGATGCAATAGAACAAGATGTTAAAGGTCCGGTTAATCTATGCTCAGGCATCCCAACCAATTTTAATGAATTGGCAGATATGGTTACGCAAGCTGCTGGATATACTCCAGAGTTCAATCATATTATATCCGCACCTAAAGGTGTTCACTATAGAGTTGGAGACCCAACCAAAATGAGTACTTTTTATACACCAAAAATCAGTATTGAAGAAGGTATCTACAGGGCTCTGCAAAACTGATTGACATGTTGATTCACTCCTTGCTATAATGTCGATAGCAAGGAGTGAATTATTTATGCCTATTTATGAATATGGATGCATGAGATGTTTAACATTCAAGGAAATTAATGTTCCAATAGATCAAAGAGATAATAGAAAAGAATGCGATATATGCGGCGGTATAAGATATAGGAAGATCAGTTTCACTGGATCGGTATATGCGCCGACCGCTACGAACGGCGGTATGAAATGAAAAAGAAAGATCAGTTATATGACTCGCCACCAACTAGATGGTCAACGGATGTAAACAAGGCAGTCTTTTATGAATTAGATTTCAATGGTTTTACAATGAAGCCAGGAACAAAATTTAAGATCAAGGGTGAACATACTATATTTATATTCGACTGTCTTGTTCATAACATAATTAAAGATGTAACTTGGGTGGAATGCCAAGAAGAAAAAGGTGGATTTAGGTCTTTTTATCCTAGTAAAATATCAAAGGTAATAACTCCTAAAGTAAGCTATAGGAGGAAAAATGTCTGATATGGAAAAAAGAGAAGCGTCAGAGGCTGATGTAATGCGTTATTATGATGATCAGTCTGAAGTTGTTCTTTTGCATGTAAAGGGCTATACGGTAACGGATATCGTTAGGCATACCGGCAATAATAGAAAGCAAGTAGAAAAACATCTTGCGGACTTTAAAGAATTCGCGGCCCAAGATAAAGCAATCAGACTTAGAGCAAGAGATATTGTTCTTAGTGTGGACGTTCATTACTCTGATATTGTCAAGAATATATATCGACAAGTAGAAGCAGCAGAATTTAAAGATGATCACAAGGCAGCTATGACTGGCTTGAAAATGATTGCCGATACAGAAGCCAAGCGTGTGGAATTACTTTCCAAGGCTGGTATGATTGCAGATAATACTATTGGTGATCAAATTGCGGAATCCGAAAAGAAGCAGGCTATTCTTGTAGAGATATTAAAAGAAATATCAAGAGAACATCCAGATATTGGCCGGAAGATACAAAAGAGATTATCTGAAGTAACTGGTAGACTAGAAGGCGTTATAGTGGAGACTAGACCATGAGTCTTGACTTCTCTGACTTTATGGGTGCTTTGGATGAAGATGAATTTGAAGAAACGCCGGTTGGTGTTGAAGAGTTTGTTTATTCAAAGGATTACCTTGGTTTCCCTCAGTTATCAAAATATCAACTTGAAATAGTAAAAGTCGGTTCTCAGATATATAGAGAGTCGACTTTAATTAAACTTCACGGTGCACGTGAAGGACAAAGATTGTGGAGAACAAACAAAAAAGAACTTATTCTAACATTGGGAAAGGGTTCTGGTAAGGATGCCCTGTCCCAGATCATTTGTGCTTATGTTGTATATCAACTTCTTTGCTTAAAAGATCCTGCGGAATATTATGGTAAACCTTCAGGCGACAACATTGATATTATCAATGTTGCTATTAATGCTGATCAGGCAGCCAATGTATTCTTTTCAGGTTTTAAGACAAGAATAAAGAAATGTCCTTGGTTCAAGGGCAAATATAAGCCATTGGCTAGATCAATAGAATTTGATAAATGTATTAACGTTTATTCTGGTAATTCACAAGGTGAAGCTACCGAGGGTTATAACGTTTTATTGGCGGTGCTGGATGAGATCGATGGTTTTGACGAAGGTGGGTCTCAAGAAGGTAATCCATTAGCCAATAAGATGTATAACACTTTGAGCGGTACTGTTTCATCTCGTTTTGATGATGTCGGTAAGGTTCTAATTCTTTCTTGGCCTAGATCTAATGAAGGATTCATTATGACAAAATATAATGAATGTATAGCCGAGAAAGAAATGGTTGAGTATCAACATACTTTCAAGCTGAATATAGACTTGGAAGATGGCATTCCAGAGAATGAATATTCTATTACATGGACAGAAGACGAGATCATTAGTTATAAGTTCTCAGAAGTCTGGGCTATGCGTAGGCCAACATGGAAAGTTAATCCAACCAAGACTATTGATTCATTTAAGAGAGATTTTTATAAGAATGCATCAGATGCTTTGGGTAGATTTGCTTGTAATCCCGCTGATGGTGTTGAAGGAGGATGGTTCCCATCCAAAGAAAAGATTGATCTTGCATTTAGTGTTGGTAATGGACTTACTGATGTAACAGGAAATGTTGATATTACTCTTAAGCCAGATCCAGAAAAAGAATATTATATTCATGTTGACCTGGCGCGAGTGCAGGACAATTGTGGTTGGGCTATGGGTCACGTAGAATCGTGGCAATCAACTGTTTTTGATAATGCTGGTGAGATGCATCCTTATGTTATTATAGATATGGTGAAGTATTGGAAGCCTGACAGAAACAGACCGGTGGATTTCTCTGATGTCAGAGACTTTACTATTAAAGTAAAAAAGGCCGGGTTTAATATAAAGCTTGTTACCTTTGACCGTTGGAATTCAGATCAAACTATTAAGCATCTAAATGATGTAGGTATTAAAGCTGAGAAGTTGTCAGTCGGTAGAGATCAATATACCGACCTTGCTACATTGATGGGTGAACATAGAATCAAGGGGCCAGATGTATTATTGCTGCGTAAAGAGTTAAAAAAGCTGGTTGTTTTACCTAACGGTAATGTTGATCACACTAACAAATCAAGTAAGGACTTGTCCGATGCTGTATGTGGAGCGGCATACAACGCTGCTACTTTAACGCCAAGAGTTGGAACTATTGGCACATTCACTCATAGTGATTTTATTAAAGAACGTAGAGAAGCACTTGAATTGGCGGCTAGGAATCAACAAGAAAATGATAATGTAATCAGGGCACCAAGAGCGATGCCACAAGATGTAGCTGATTTTCTCGCCGGTATCAGGATGCTGTAGCTTGACCAACGTTACCGCTTGAGGTAAGATGACCTGAGAATGAAAGGCTGTACTATAATGGTGGAAGATTTGAAAGATAGACCAAATAAGATAACTCGTTCAGAGATCATAGATGTTCTGACACAACGAGATGGTTTTATTTGCTATATCTGTGATAAAAAGTTTACTTCAAGAAAAGAAGTAACGATTGAACACTTTTGGCCATTATCGGCCGGTGGAACTTGGGCGATGAATAATCTTAGATTAGCATGTCAACCATGTAATAATCTTAAAGGTGATGCGTTACCTAACGCTGATGGTACCGTCAACTTTGTCAATCGTAAACAACGTACAATAAAAATGCCAAGACCTGAACAATGTGATAATTGTGAAACTGGTAGAATTCTACTAATTGGTGAAACATGTGATGTATGTGGATCTGGTCCGCAACCAGCTCTGTTCCCAACTGCGTATAAAACTAAATCTACAAATTGTGATCACAATCTGTATCACTGTTTTGCATGTATTATTGGTTTGGTAAAACGTGTTAAGAATAACTGAAATGAATTATAGATATGTATTCAGATTCGACTTTTGGGATGTCAAATATACTCTTGACGACTGTGCTACCATCAGAGTTTATATCAACGGTTGGCGACTTAAAGGGGTTGACGTTCCCATGCCTGATGCTGTAGCATATCTTCTAAGGGCACAGATGGACTGCGTGCCGATAAGAGGTGCAGAACTTGACAGTGGACGAAGCAGTTGCTAAGATGAGCGAAGCAACACAGCAAGTTGATTGGGTAAATCTTGGTAGAGTATGTGCTTCACTTGGCGACTATGGTCAAAAATGGGGCAAGTATGACAAGTCAAGATTCAAGCCTAATTATGAGAGAGCGTTTCGAGACAGAAAGTGGTTAGCTACAAATGCCAGCTCAATAGGTAAAGCATTTGAAGTCTTAAGAAAAAATAAAGATGCCTTGTAATTGTAGACGAAATTGGATGATAAGGTCTCCAAAAGGAGATAATGAATCCAAAGGTATAACAGGATGGCAGTGCAGTCATTGTGGTTCCAGATGGAATAAAATTCCAAAAGAACCTGGTAGCAGCCAGTACATCTGGAAAAAAGTAGCTTGACAGCACGAACTGACTAGGCTAAGCTAAGCTAGTCAAGCCGCGTAGACTGGCTGGTGGCTAGGGTATGTCTTATAAACATATTAAAGGTTGAGTTCGATCCTCACACGCGGCACGTCCGGAAGGAATAACATGTTCAATATTATTACAAGTAAAACATTACAAGTATTATTTGCCATTGTATGTGTTGTTGGTTTAGGTTTTGGTATTAAAGCATGTACGATGACATGTCCTACTGTAACTGGAAAACGAGAAGAATCAGGATTCTTTGGTAGTTATTATTTGGATCTTTCAGATAATACAACAGATACCGTTTCTAGAAAAATATATAGTTTGAATGACATTGGCGAACATCACTGCTAAGGAGTTGACCGACATGGAAGACATTTCTAAGCTACATCCGATCATTTTCCGATTGACTAATCGAGAATGGGAAGAGTTCAACAGAGTGCTTGATCGAGAGCCGGTTTTCATGCCAAAAATGCAAGCACTTTTGTCCAAGCCCAGCGTTTTTATTCCAGAGGATGAGTGATGGCAAAACAAAAGCTTCCGATGCATGAGCGTAAATGCCATATAAGGGCTTGTTCGAATCCTCCAGTTGGTGTTTTCATGTTTAGGCAGCAGCTTGTTCCATTTTGTAACACTCATAAGGAGCTGGCGGATAAAGATGGCTAAATATGAAATCAGTGTACAAGCGAATCGTACTACCGTTGCTACATATAGTACTGATTCGGAAAGCAAGAAAAATACGATTGTTAATCGAGAGAAACGAAAATCAACCAATGATGCCATCTTTGTCAATAATAAGATGGTATGGAGACGTAGAAAATAATGGCAACATATAAAATAACTGTAGTCGCTCGTGGTGCCCGCTCTAATGCGGTATACAAAACCGATGATACTTCTCAAAAAGACAAGATCGTAAGGGATGAATCAAATAAATCTAAAACACTATTGATTTATGTCAATGATACATTGGTTTATAGCAACAACTAGCTTGACATGATCCGTGCAAGCTGCTAGCATAGTACACGGAAGCAATGCTTGCCTCACGGTAAGACAGCTTCTTAATCCGGTATGATGTAATTGGCAACATGAGTGGTTGTTACCCACTTCTTTTCGGTTCGAATCCGGATATCGGAGTTTTGATTTATATTCCCCAGTAGCTCAGTTGGCAGTTAGCGTCGGTCTGTTAAACCGAAGGTCACAGGATCGAAACCTGTCTGGGGAGCCAAGCTCTCGTGGTCTAACGGTAGGATTTAAGATTCTCATTCTTACGGAGCGGGTTCGATTCCCGTCGAGAGTACTTTATGTTTACAAATGATAAAGAAGCACCAGAGCAATGTCAGAGATGTGTTACGGCAAAAGCAGTAATGCGTAAAAGAGTAAAAATCAAGGGTTCATGGAAATCTCAAAATCTATGTTTAATATGTTTTAAAATGTATAAAGCAGAAGGTAGAACAGAGGGTAATAAATAATGCCAGCCATTGAAGTATATCAAGGTAATAGATTGGCTGCTACATATGGTGCCAATACACCAGAATTAGTTGCTGAGATCGTAAAAAGAGAAAAAGAAAAAGATCAGGTTACTCAGATTAAAGTAAGTGGAAAAGTCGTCTATAAAAAGTAGGATATAATGCATAAGTCTCGGCGTAAGTGGAACTGCTTGGATTGTAATCGTTGTACCAAGCTTGAACATTACTTTGTAAAATCAGAAATCTGGTTTATTTCCGCCGGGATGCCTGAAAAAGGTATGCTCTGTATAGATTGTATTGAAGTACGTATTGGTAGACAGCTTAATAGCTTTGACTTTACAGAAGCACATATTAACAACCCAAAGACCAATTCAATGACTGACAAGCTACGTAATCGTATTGGAGCATCAAATGAAGTTCAATTGGCACGAGCTTGATCGAGCTGGCTTTCTTAGCTGGATGGTAATTAATCTGGTTACCGCACAGCGCAAAGAAAATGAAGTCAGGTTCAGTGAGCTGAATCTTATTACTGACTCATTCAAAGATGTTGACATGAAAATTACTATCAATGGCATTGATGTGCCTGTTGATTATTTTGTACAACAGGTTCAAAGCAATATGAAGTATTATGCTCGTCAAGCGGCAGATGAAATCGCAGGAGATATCACTGACGAAATTGATACCAAGGTCAGAGAAATGCTTGAGGTAATTGAAGAAGCCACAGAGAGTATCAAAACCAAGGTTGACAGCTTCTTCGATGAGTAGTACACTAGCACTAAGCCCGAAAGGGTTACGCTCCGTTAGAGTAGCGGTCCATCTCATCTGACTTTCATTCAGAAGAACACCGGTTCGAATCCGGTACGGAGTACTTAAACAATAAGAGGGGTTATTATGTCAAGATGGAAAATAACTGTTGTTAATGTTCAAGAAAAACGTGTAGCATATGAAACATATAATACTGAGCTTGCAGCTAAAACTGCTGCTGAAATTTGGAATAATAGGCCAAAGATCAAGCAAGTAAGAATTAACGGCAAGGTCTATAAGAAGTCACGATAATCTTTTAGAAGTTGGTTGGGTTACCATCGATTGAAAACCAAAACAACCCACGGGACAGTCTGCAAACTGAATAGTAAGTCTGGAATAAAGCCCGTGCAAAGGCCAGACACAGCGTTTCTTAGAACAATTGCAGTTGTTCTGCTGATTTATTGCGGTGTGCTAAGAGAAACGGCATACTAGCTTTACCCCCGTTAGTGTAGTGGCTCAGCACGAGACATTGTCAATGTCTTAGGAGGATTTCAAATATCCTACGGGGGACTTATTATGTCAAAAATAATCAGAAAATATGGAATAGAAGCCACTTATGTGCAAGGTGGAAAAGCAACTATCTGGTATTTTACTGAAAACCAGCGGAATAGAATGATATTTCGGATGAAAGAAATGCCAGACATAACAAGAGTAAGACCAGTGAAGAGGAAATAGTATGACAAAGATTCTTAAGGATTGTTTCAATACTGAGGTTCATCTTGGAGACATTGTAGTTTATGGTGCAAATAATGGCTTAAGGATTGGAATAGTAACAAGATTTAATCCGGCGACTTTTCAAATAAAAGCCTTTGAACGAACTGAATACCCAAGATCGAAGCCGGGGTATTCGAATATTCCGTTTGACTATAGATCATCGCTGATTGCACTAAAGACATTTGATTTAATCAATCAAGACATTCTTACCGAAGATGAAGCAGAACGAATTCAATTAGACAGAGATCTTAGGTCAATCTAAGGATGGAAATGCCAAGGCGTATTATTATTGGTTATAAAAATGGTAAAAGTCAGACTCACATTATTAGTGAAGAAAGCAAAGCTAAACTAAAAAGAAAGACCGATCGTGCCCTGATGTCTATGAAGCTAAACGGATATGATAAAATAACCGTCAATGGTATAGTGAGATACGAAAAATCGTAGTTAAATAAAATATGCTATAATACAGATTATGGTAGAAGCAGAAGATAAATACGGTAGATTCAAAAGAAATTTTGATATCGACATTAAATTAATAGAGCAGGCCGCATTCGGCTCAAGCCAACAGATGACCTTGCCTCTTTTTAATGTTGAAAATTATGGTGCTGTCGGTGATGGTGTTACTGATGATTACACAGCGATCAAGAACGCTTGGAATGCCATGTTGGCTAGTCCAACTGGTGGACTTGTTTTCTTTCCAAAAGCTGTTACATATAAGGTAGTAGCATCACTAGAGAGAATAACACCAACTGCCGATAAAGCTTATGCTCTGTTTCCAATGCCATTAGTATCTTCCGAAGGACCAGTTAAAAAGACATATGGTGTACTTGGTGTTGGTGAGGCATATTCTGTACGTGCTGCTAGCTCATTTGGTGTGGATGGCGATGCAAAACAGGTTTCCACCGCAAGTGTACTCTTCGTTGATTATGATATTCCATTTGAATGGCACGCAACAAATGGACATCCATCAATAATAGGTTTTCCAGATGCAGATAAAACTGGACACGCTGAAGATAATATTGTAAGCAATGTGCACTTCTACGCTAATAATATAATTATGCGTCAACCGGATAACCCTTCAATGGCCGGTATGAATTTGGAACTATGCTCAACAAGAAAACTAGGCTCAATAAGATTCGATGTTGAATCAGTCCTTGATAACGTTGTAGAGCCAACACATCCAACAGGCGTAGCATTACTTGATTCAAAATCAAATAATAATATTGCAATTCCAATTGAATACTTTATTGCAGAAGGTTATTATGCAGGACTACCATATACTGAACATTGTGATATAAGATCAGCTATTATTCTTAGATGTAAAATAGCTATTCACAATAGAAGATCATGTAGTCATTTTGGTAAAATGGGAATGCTTAAATTAGAGCAGTGTCCATATCAGATGGCTGGATATGATCCAGAAGGCGAAGCGCCAAATCTTGGCGTTATTCCTTGGGTCGGCGGAACTGTTGTAATAGATTTTATTGACGTTGAGCATTATGCTTATGAAGCCAGAGAAGATAATCCAGCCGGTGTGGCATGGATTTATCCACCAGTAAATGGATGTGATATTTACGCACCAAACGGTGGTTTATCTGGTAGTATAAGATCATACGCAAGAATAAATTCAGAGCCACCTGCACCAACTGGCATAGGTGTAGCCCCATTTGGGGCCGGATCTGACATCTATGTATTAGGTAATACAGATGGCGGACTTGGAATAAGTGGTTTTGGTATTTATTCATTAACAGGAGATCCTATTACGATAGGCGGTGGTTTAAGACATCTTGGTCATGAGCCAACTAATCCTCCAACAGCAGCACCCAATGCTCCAACTATTGGTACGGCAACAGCCGGTGTGGAATCTGCTTCTATTACATTTACACCATCTGGATCAGGTCCTAGTGCAACAAGCTTTAGGGCTATTTCAACTCCAGGTAGCATAACTGCTACTGGATCTTCAAGTCCAATAAACGTAACAGGCCTAACTGCTGGTGTTGAATATACTTTCACAGTCAGAGCAACCAATATAATTGGTAATTCTGCCGAATCATCTGCTTCTAATGCTGTTACACCTACATCACCAGTGGCACTACCTCAGGATGATTTTAATCGTTCCAACGGTAACCTAGGAACTGCTGTGGTTGGTGGAGCATGGCAAGGTGATGCATCATGGCAAATCAATTCAAATAAGGCAAGAAATGCATCAACTGGTGCGGCTTGGCTAGACGCCGGTGTTGATGATATGATAGTAGAAGCAGATATTACATATGATTCTCTTGAATCTGGATTAATAGCCAGAGTAACAGATGCAAACAATCTATTGTATCTTGACGTAACACATAATAATGGTACAACGGCATCTATTAACATATATAAGCGAGTAAGTGGGACATTCACTGCAATAGGAACCGCTGACTATGTTACAACAAGTATTGGAGCTGTATTAAATTTGAAGCTTGAATGCTCTGGAAGTAATATAAAGGCCTATGTAAACGATGTGTTGATCGTCTCCGCAACTGACTCTGTACAAACAGGCCAGGGTGCTGGTATAATATGTCTTGCAGGTCCAAATCCTACGATCTTCGATAACTTTGTAGTAACTGCACCATAATTTAATATGGAGAAATGCCCGAGTCAGGTTTAAAGGGTTCGCCTGCTAAGCGAATGATCCTAGTGAAATGGGGTCCAGGGGTTCAAATCCCCTTTTCTCCACGAGTTAGTTGTAGATAAACTCCATTAGCAGGAATCTACCGTGAAGTCCAGCGATGTTCAATTTACCGCATTTTGCAGCGGAGTTCTGAGAATGTATCGAGTGGCTTCCGTCAAGGAAGGTAGCGGGATGGTCCCAAACTGGATTTGAACTCCAGGCCTGGTGAAAGCCAGAGGTTTCGATTACTTTACTTTCCGCTCATAAAGTAACTATCAAAGGAATAAAATGATTTGGTTTTTGCTGTCTGTATACCTTATGATCGCAGCAGCTTGTTATTATAAGTTTGCTCCGGAAGTTACCAAGGGCGTAATTGATGATTGTGATAGTGAAGAAGAAATTAAATTCGTCAAGAAAACTGGCCCTGCGGTTCTATCTTTTGTATACTTATTTTGGCCTGTTATTTTTATCTTTGTTATTCTAGTTATGATTTGTGTTTTAATCAAAAGAAACTAAAGAAAGATAGTTAGATGAGTTTATTAGAGGAGTTAAGTAATCCTCATAGTGTTACAGAAATCTTAGAGAATTATTATGATGAATTTATGACATATTCATCCATTCATAATAATCCAGATTACAATATAACTCCTAATGAAATGATAGCTTTACAAACTAAAGAATTACTTGCCTACAAAAGATATGGATTTTTGCGTGGGCTCAATACGGGAAGGGTCTATTCTAAAGTAGAATCAATTACCCTTGACCGACAACTAGGCATTAATCTTAATAATACAGTTCCTCTAGGTATTATATTAAAACAATTTAATCATTCTAGAGAGAATATATATGCTAAATCCGTAAGTGAACAAGACGAAGCTGGTAATGATATTATCTTTAGAATTACTGCTAGGTTGTGGGTTAATGAGCAACCAGTAGCTTTAGTAAAGGAATGGATTTATGGATGATGGCGTATGGGCTGTTTTTGTAAAATGGCCCGATCAAGACTGGAAAAGATATTCAAAGCTGTATACAAGAAAACATTATGCTCAGAATAACATCCCATATTATGCAGAATATAATCCAATTGAAAACATTTGGGTTGTTCAAGGTGCTATGTATGCATACAAGCTAATGTATAACCAATTTGATTGGCAGGATGCAAGTGATTGATTATATTTACGTGCTCACGATGGATTATCAACCTGGCGTAAGAGCGTTTGTTGATCCTGAAATTGGTATGAGAGAGTATATTGCTCATATTAATGAAAGAGTCGAAAGTTTTGATAGTGAATCGTTAGAAATGAATACCGATAATGGCGGCTATGATGCCTATTGGGATGGAGAATTCATCGCAAGTCTTGAACGTGTAAGAGTTGAACATGGATGAATATATTTATCGCGGGATGTATAAAAGAGTTGATGAATCCACATGGCATTCATGGTCTAAAAAAGTATACAAAATGAAGCATCATGCAAGAATTGGCTTTCCTAAGAATATGAAATGGATTCCAGAAGAAGGATTCTGGTTTGATCAGAGTCGCGGAATGTGCTATAAGATCCAGCGTTCAACAGGATGGGAAGATGTAGAATGAGTGAATGGATAACAAAAGACAGTGGTGTCAGAGAGCCGTATGAATCTGGTATGGTAAGAGACACTCAAAATGGCAAGCCAATGTTCATGTTGATGATACCTGTAGATGTTCCATATAATGAACAGATGTTTACTAGAGTTGCGGGATTAATGGCACGCGGTGCTGAGAAATATGGTTTTCGGAATTGGGAAAAAGCCAATAGTGAAGTAGAGCTTGAAAGATTTAAAGAATCAGCCTTTAGACATTTTATGCAATGGGTTACTGGCGAAACTGATGAAGATCATGCAGCAGCAGTATTTTTTAATATAATTGCTGCCGAGTCACTGAAATGGAAATTAAATGAACAATAATACTTTTGAACCACCAGCTCAACGTGCTGAATTAAAATGGTATGCAATTGATTTCGATTCAACTATTGCTACTGGCACTTGGTCTGTAGATAACCCTCATTCTATTCCAGGTCCGCCAATGAATATTCATAAGCTTCAAGAAGTAGTAGACGCTGGTTTTAAGGTTGCCATTCATACTTCACGTGGTTGGGCAGACTATGAACTGGTTGAGTGCTGGCTATTACATCACAGCATCCCGTTTGATAAGATCGTATGTGGGAAGCTACTGGCACATCGTTATGTTGACGACCGCGCGGTGAATGCGGATGAAGATTCATGGCTATGATTCCAGTAAATAATTTTAAAGAAGAAATAGAAGACAAACTTTATGAGGCATATGAAGAGTATCTTCCAGGAAAATATGGTAATAAACTTGCATCCGAAATGGGTGCAAACATGTTGCTTTGGGATCTTCAATCTCCAAAAGTAAGACAATATATACGTTATATTCTAGCTAGATCAGACATTGATTGGACATACGTTGACAATTCTATTAAAGACTGACAATCTATTTGATTCCGGCGCTGATGCACTAGTCAATGCGGTTAACTGTGTGGGTGTAATGGGTGGCGGTATTGCTCTTGAATTCAAGAATCGTTATCCTGAAATGTTTAGGCAATATGCATTGTATTGCGAACGGGGATTTTTCCGGCCGGGAGTGGTGATGACGTACCAACATGATGATGGCAAGTATGTCATTAACTATCCAACAAAGGATGATTGGCGTAATCCAAGTAGACTGTCTTATGTCATCAAGGGCTTTGACAGTCTGTTGATTAGAGTAAAGAATTTCGATATCAAGTCTGTAGCAATTCCGGCGCTAGGTTGTGGTCTTGGTGGTCTTGATTGGAATGAAGTAAGACCAATTCTCTATGCGCTAAATGATGAAATGCCTAATGTTACATGGATGATTTATCCACCGCAGTGAATGAATCCGGTAAGGGTAGATACGGTGTAAAAGTCATAGAATCTCAAAACTCTTTAAGAATAGAATGGTTTGTTTACAGAAGCCAGCAAAACGCTAGATTTAATTTTCTCAATAAGAATAAAAACTATAAGCTAGTCAAAAAAATTGAAAAGTCGCGCTTGACAGGCAAGGTAGTAGAGTGCTAGACTAGTGCTCTGGGAAATTCCGGTTCGAGTCCGGACCAACCTCTCAAAGGGGCAGGTAGAATAATTGGAATAATTCGCCCGGAACATGCCCTTATAACATAAAAGTAATGTACCAATCTTGTAAATTGGAAAATGGGGGGCGGTACCTCATAGGGGCTCTTTGTTATTAATTATCAAAGGATATATGATGGCTGAAGCCAGTGTGAATAAAATTCAAGTAGCTCGTCCAGTTGTATATGATACAGTTGATGAAGTAAATCTCAGAATGTCTCCATCAGAAGCAAAGTTTATTGCCGCTCTTATGTCAAGAGTTGGCGGGAAACCGGAAAATAGCATGAGAAAACATGCTGATTCTATCATCAGTGCACTGTCACCAGTTGTTGGTAGACGTCATTTTACCAATGATTGCTGGTTTGAAAATGGATATAACTGGGACGCTCGTGCACAGTTTAGTTTTGGTGACGATACAGATGCAGATAAACATACAGAGGAGTTTCAATGGTAAATTTACCAGATCCATTTCCGTTTAAAGTAAGTTTCGATTACTCTTCACATGTTGGTTCTTCAAAGAATCAAACAAAAGGATTCAAGACAGCAAGAGATCGTGAAAAATGGCTTGTTGCCAATAGAAATAGTTTAAAGAATGTAAGAAAGATTTAAGTTTATATTCCTCCAATTAATGGTATACTATAAGAGCCAATTAAGGAGGGTTATAATTGACAGATTCAAATAACTCCCAAATTTATCTGGCGATTAGAGATTTAGCAGACACTATGGTGTTTAAATTTGAATCTCTAAGAGATGAATTGCGGGAGGTGAAACGTAGAATGGCAGATCTTAATCAAAGCGTTGAAAATCTTCGTGTTGCAGTAGCTGATGTTGCTGCCCGTGTAGCTGCATTAACTGGTCCTTTACAGGATCAATTACGTGAACTAGAAGCAGCTTTAGCGGCGGAAAGAGAGGCAGCAGTAGTATTGGCAGCAGCAGAAGATGCTGAAGACGTACAACAGAATGCTGATCTTGCAGATGCACGCACACGTGTTGACGCAGCTCTAGCAGATGCTCAAGCAGCAGCAACTAATATTGATGGTGAAGTTGCAAGACTAAACCAGGTTGCAGCTCCAGTAGTCTGATAATATAAAATGGTGGAAGTCATTCAATGTACGGAATGGGAATGACATGAGTCAAGGTGCCGGTTACTTGGCTCTTTATGGTTTCTAAAAGAGGATTTATGTCAAATAAAGATATAATCAAATGGACAAGATATCTTAAGACAGCGGAAGCTGAAAAGAATAATCAAATTTATAAGGCTAGAGATCCAGACATATCTAAAAAAGATCTTGCTATTATTATAAAAAGAGTACGCAAGCTTAACAGAGACATTAGTAATTTTAGAAAACTGTTAGGATATGAGTAAAAGGGCGGGGTGCGGATGGTTGACTCTCTGACCTCTGGCTGCTAGACTAGAACACATGCGAGACGGACTAAGCAACTACGGCTACAGCTATCGATATCAACTTGTGAACGGCGGTACTAAGTGGTATACTCGTACAACCTGGTGTAGATCAGAACAAGAACGAGACGCATTATTTCCTAAGCTTAAAAATATTCATAAGCCAGATGGAACATATTCAGCAGTTAAAGGCTTTAGAAAAGCAGTAAGATAATATAACTTAGTTGGCTATGCAACTAGAACCAGATCCCATGCATGATTATGGCTGGTGAGCAATAGAGTAGCAAGGAATAGAATTATCATGCTTCTATTTCCCAAGTAGTCTATTGTACATAGCGCACACAGATTCGCTTAGTTGGGAAACTAAAAATGTCTGGTAACGAGACAGCGTCTGTTACATGGGTTATCTGTGGCCCACTATGATTCGGTAGCTGAGGGGATTAGCTTCGGTCTCTTAAACCGACGACGTGGGTTCGATTCCCACCCGAATCACATGGCTAAATGTGAAATTCCAAATGCTGCAATGATTAACAGACCATCAGGCTTATGTAAAAGAAAAGCAACGATTTTAATTAACTTTAAAGGTGTTCTTAAAAAGACATGCTCTCAATGTAGCTCAATGGGCACTTTTATTAGAAAGCTTTAACCCGAAAGGGTATGATCCCCTAGCTCAATAGGCTAGAGCAACGTCCTTTTAAGTCGTGGGTTCTGGGTTCGAATCCCAGGGGGATCACGCAATTTAATAAATAGGTTTGCACAGCTTGATCGTAGCTGATTGCAAAACGATCACTATGCCGCTCGTCATTGGCATGTATACTAGTTAAACCAAGTTCGATTCTTGGGAGCGGCTCATGGCTAAAATTAAATGTGAAGTAGATGCAACAGATGGTAATATAGTAGTAAAATGTAAGAGTAAGGCTACTTGTGTTGTTGGTTATCGTGGTAGTACGCTCTATGCCTGTAAAAGGCATTCAGGAGCCGTAGGTCCAATCATAAGAAAGTTAGTAAAACCGGGTGAAGATCCAAAATAAATGGCAAAAGATAGATGTGAAGCAGAATCTTATGGTTCTAAATGTCCAAATAAAGCAACTACATTAGTACAATTTGGTGGAAGAACGCATCGTGTTTGTAACGGACATATTCGCGGTGAAGTAATAGGACCTGTCAAATAAACTTGTTATTAAAGGATCTAGATGGCTTCAAAGTATGCCAGTTTTAAAGTAGTAGTTTTAAAACTTAATTTTAGTATCAACATTTTCTATGATAGAAAAGATAATGTTTATGAAAGTAGAACTTCTTGTGTGATTTGTCATGGAACAATTCTTTCGGGGAAAAAGACAAACGTTCAAGATTCAAAAATTCTTATTAAAAGTCTTATCAGAAGTCATTTAATAAGAAAGCATGGTGTAAAATAGCAGAGAAATCTGCTAATGTTCCGTTAGCTCAGTTGGTAGAGCTGGAGATTCTTAATCTCTGAGTCATAGGTTCAAGTCCTATACGGAATACTTTATGAGTCGATTAATATCGTTCATCACAGTGAATAAGGAAATATAGCCCCGAGGGGCATTTGCAGTACCAGTACCCGACGATATTTGCAACATATTCATATTAAACAAGGAGTTAAAATGGCTGTTCATGGTGAAGGATCATTTGGTATTAAGATAACATGGAAGCTTAATAGCGAAGAAGATTCATACTTTTATCCGACCGATAAAGAACGTAATAAACGTTATAGAATTCATAATAGTTCAGATAAGGTTCTAAGAGTAATTCGTGTAGATAGATGATTGAGCCTGACGAACAAAGTGCTTGACATGCTAGCTCTGACCAGCTAGACTAGACCAAGTAAGAGCCGGTGACCTTCGGTTATCCAAATTAATCTAATAAATTGACAAACACCGATAGTCAAAATATGTTTTTGCTTATAAAACTTCATACGAGCCGATGGAATTCGATTATCACACAAATTAAATTGGTTAATTAAAATAACAGGGTTAAGAGCCCAATAACTCGAATCCGCCCTATGTTCGTATAAAAACTTTGGACCGAAGCTTGCGAAATAGTTCGGTCCACTATATAATAGATATATGAAAATTTGTAGTAAATGTAAATTAGAATTAGATATAAAAGAATTTGGTAGGCGTGGATTTAAAAAAGATGGCTCAGATTTATTACGATCGCACTGTAACAAATGTCGTGCCGAATATGATAAAAAATGGTCTAGAGATAACAAGCATAGATACGTAGAAGATTCTGAAATACAACTGAAAAAGAAACAATACGTTATTGATCATCTCAAGAGCAATCCTTGTATAGATTGTGGAGAAACTGATCCGATTGTCTTACAATTTGATCATGTTCGTGGCATCAAACATAGAGCCATAGCACAATTAATAGCAAGACACGCGCCTTTAATCACTATAATAGAAGAAATTGCCAAATGTGACGTTAGATGCGCAAATTGTCATACCAGAATAACAGCAATGCGCGCTGGATTTTGGAAAACAAAATATTAATAGCAACACATGTCCATATTCAATGGGTTATAGTTTATGCGTTAAAACACCAGCATTAGGGGCTGGCGAAACTGGTTCGACTCCAGTTAACCCACTTAATAAGAGGCGCAGCTTAAACGTTTATCTTCGAAAATATACACGTTGGCATTCACATCTTCTTATAATAGACTTATATACCTAACGAAAGGGTCGAATTAAAATGTCAAAGGCACTAAATTCAGTTAACACAAAGAATACTGCACCAAAGCAGCAAGCAAAGTCTACTCAGGTTGTAAATAACGCCGGTGGATTTGTATTTAAGGTAAGCGACAAGGATCGTTTTGAACGCTTTCTTATTCTTGGTGTTGATGGCGGTACTTATTACGTCAAGCAGCAGGATCTTCTAAATCAGAACCTTGATTTTATTCGCGAATACATTTCAACAAATCCAATTGAAGCAATTGGCCAGATTGTTGATGTGTCTGCAAATGGTCGCGCTAAGTCTAACGACCCAGCGCTATTTGCTCTTGCATTCGCAATGAACATTGATGGTGTAGATCGTTCAATTGTTTCAGCAGCGGTGCTTAAAGTAGCCCGTACTTCTACTCATCTATTTACCTATGCTCAGTTTCTTAAGAATCTAGGTGGATGGGGTCGAGCTAAGAAGAATTCAATCGCCAATTGGTATGAGTCAAAAGATGCCGATAAGCTGGCTTATCAAGTTGTTAAGTATCGTCAGCGCGACGGTTGGACTCATCGAGATCTATTCCGTCTGTCTCACCCTAAGGGCATTAGTACCAGCATTGGTGACTTTGTTCTAGGTAAGGATCATGCACAGGTAGATGACCTTCGTATTATTGAAGGATTCAAGGCAATTCAGAAGGCTACTTCTATCAAGGAAGTGACTGATCTAATTAAGTCACACAATCTTCCTTGGGAGACTGCACCTACTGAATTTCACAAGAATCTAGAACTGTGGAAGACATTGTTCTATACTGACAATCTTGGTCAGACGGCGCTTCTACGAAACGTTGTTCGTATTGCCAAGCTCGGCGGATTCAATGATATGGTGTTCGCTGCTGATTACGCAAAGCGACTAGCTGATGAAGACAGAATTCACAAGGGTCTGATTCATCCAATTGAATATCTAAATGCTGCTGTTGTCTATGAAGAGGGTCAAATTGAACGTCGTGGCAACAGAAATGGTAGCTATAATAGTTATGGTATCGATCGTAATAAGACTTGGGAAACAAACAGCAAGGTTCTTGCTGGACTAACTAAGGGATACTATGCGGCATTCAAGAATGTAGAACCTGCAAACAAGCGCACGCTAGTTGGTGTAGATGTTTCTGGATCTATGTCTTGGTCTGCTGGTCAGGGTCTTGATCTTAGTTGTGCTCAAGTTGCCGGTGCGGTAGCAATGCAGATTGCTCGCACAGAACCTTATTCAATGATCAGAGGTTTTTCAGATTCATTCGTGGATCTAAACATCACTGAGAATGACACTCTTGCACAGGCAATGAGAAAGGTTCAGCGTAACAACTTCGGTAGTACTGATTGTTCGCTTCCTATGGAATGGGCAATTGAGAACAACGTCGAGATTGATACCTTTGTTGTCATCACTGATAATGAAACGTATGCTGGACGACGTCATCCGTTCCAGGCTCTCAAGGCCTATAGACAACACACGGGCATCGATGCTAGACTAGCGGTGTTGGGTGTGACGGCTACGGACTTCACGATCGCGGACCCTTCAGATAAGGGAATGATGGATTTTTGCGGGTTCGATAGTTCTGGACCTGCAATGCTAGCTAATTTCTCAGCCGGTCGTATTTAAAATTGAAGAGGGTTAACATTTTACTGTTAACCCTCTTCAATTTTAAGGAGAGTTTATGACTAAAAAAGAAAAAGAATACGGTTATAAAATGACCACAAGCGCTGGTACTCATACCAAATGGTGTCGTGATGAGAAAGAGCGCAATACTATAGTCAAGGCTCTGGAATCTAATAAAAGTGTTTTAAAGATCGAACGAATAGAACGACCCACCAAATAGAATTCATGTGCCATTAAGTCTAACCAACTTGGTGTTATATGACAGGGGGTTCACGGTGTACGGTGATCTGGTCTTTTGGCTATGGTGGCTGGTGGAAGGTGATCCTAATGTAGGTTCGACTCCTACGCCCTCGCGTGTCAATCACATATTATAAATTCGAAGTTGTTTGGAAAGATCCAGATAAAAAGCCTGAGACCTTTAGATTTATTAAAGAAAATGCTAGAGATCGAGCTTTTATGAAATATGCTAATCGTGACGATGTAAAAACTGTTCAATACAAAAAGTAAACTAACAAAGGAAAATTAAATGGGTGCTATTATCTTTCTGGCCGTCGTGGCAATTGTATTTCTTATTGCTGTAGGATCTGGTCTTGCTATGCGAAGTTCGTCGGATAAGGCAGTAGCCTTCGGTATTGCCGGAACTGTTTTTGTTCTATTCTGGATTGTATGGATCTTTTCTTCAGTATTCAGCGTTGAAGCGCGAAGCGTAGGAATCATCGTTGAATTTGGAAAGTCTGTTGGTAGAGCTGGACCGGGAATTCATATGGCAAGCCCTTGGAGTGATGTAACGCATTTCTCCACCGGAAATCAGCCACTCGATTTTGATGGAACTGATGGTTCTGGTTCACCGATTGCATTCAAGCTTTCTGGTGAAAAGGATGCAAGTGGAATTGACACTTCCGGTGGTGAAGCATTTGCCAATGTGAATATTACTTGGCAGGTAGCAGATGATGACAAGGCAATCAATCTGTGGAATAATTGGAAAGAATTTGATAGAGTTAAGGATGCTCTTGTTTCCAAGAATTCACAATCAGAAGTAGCTGGTTATATGGGTCAGTATACGGCTGATCAAGCAAACAAGGGTGCCAATCTCAGCAAGTTCAGTGCTGAACTTAAGGATGTTCTGAACAAGCGTTTTGCTAATGATGGTATCAGAATTGAAAGTGTTGCTGTGATGAAGGTTGATCTTTCTGGGCCTGTACAGGATCGAATGAATAAGAAGATTCAGGATCAGGAAGATTCAAATCGTGCTAAGCTTAAGCAGGCTACGGCAATTATTGAGGCTGACACTAATAAGATCAAGCAATCACAGCTAACTGATCTTGTTAATGCTGCAAACTGTCTTGAGATCACAAACAACTGGAATGATGACAAAAATGGTCCTCTTCCTGCTGGATGGAATTGCATGGGTTCTGCACCTTTTGTAGCTACAAACCGATAATTTAGAAGCTAGCCGAAAGGCTAGCCAAGCTTTCGTAGCTCAGGGGATAGAGCTTTGGTTTCCTAAACCAAGAGTCGCGAGTTCGAATCTCGCCGGAAGCACATGAATAAATCATTGGAAAATCTTGAATCAGAAGTAAGCAGAAAGGTAACAGTGCTAGCCAATACCACTGATCCTACTAGAATGAAACAGCTCAATAAAGAAATTGATGCTTTAAATACAAGAATTAAAGCAATGAAAGGGAAATAAAATGGCTATTGGCGATAAAGCATGGTTGGAAAATGAAAAACGTAAGCTTATCAATCAAAGAACTGTAGCTATTGTTGCAGGTAAACGCTTGAAGGTTTATCGCCTTAACAATCAGATTGCCAAGATCGAACAGCAAATTAAAGACATGCGAGGAAATTAAACATGTCCAAAATATTGGTGATGGGTGACATTCATGGAAACTGGATTTGGGCAAAAAAGATTATTGATGTAGCTGTTGCTGAAGACATCGATAAAATTATTCAAGTTGGTGATTTTGGAGTTTGGCCAGGTCCGGAAGGCAGAGAATATCTTTTAATTTTATCCAGATATCTAGTAAAGAAAAGCAAAAAGCTGGGTAGACAAGTTAATCTATATTTTCTGCCGGGCAATCACGAAGACTACAATCAAATCGATCAGTGGATGCTTAATATCAAACCAAATGAATATGGACATCGAGAGATCGAACCTAATCTTTTCTATACTGGCAAAGTAAATAGTTGGATTTGGGAAGGTAAAAAGTTCGGTGTGGTCGGCGGTGCAGTCTCCATTGATAGACGTAGTCGTAAACTCAATGAATCTTGGTGGCCGCAAGAGGTTCTTACTGCTGAAGAAATTGATCAAGCCAAAGAACTAGGCAAGATCGACTATCTATTCACACATGATTGTCCAACACAACATCCATTCAACTTTCTGATTGATCACCTTGATTCCACTATTCATCGTCAATACATGACTGACATTGCCAGAGTGCTTAAGCCAAAAGCATGGTTCCACGGTCACTATCATCACTATGCAGAGTATTTATTTCATCATGATACCGGAGTGACCCCAGTTTATTCTCTGGATGCTGACGTACGTGCTACACACTCTCCAAGTCTTCAGCGTCATACGGTTGTGCTGGACGTAGAGACTGGTGTAGTATCCAGCATAGACAAGCAGTTCGAGTGGTTCGGTCAGAGATTCTATTTTGATAGGGAGCGTTAAGATGATGCATTCCAGTCTTGGTATGCGTATGAAAGAATATGAAAAGAATTCTGCCACAGAAAAAGGCGTTAATATTATCCGTCTTGATGGCAGAGCTTTTCATACATGGACAAAGAAAGTTCTAAGGCATAAAACACCTTTTAGTTATGTTGTTCATGATTGTATGACTCATGCAACCGAAGCTTTGGCATCGGAAATGCAAGGATTTAAACTTGCTTATACACAATCAGATGAGGCTACTCTTCTGATGGAAAACCTGGGTGAAAGAACTGAAGCTTGGTTCGGCGGAAAGACGCAAAAGATTGCTAGTATTGCCGCGTCTATTTTTACTTACGCTTTTAATAGCCGTTACAATTATTATGTGGACACTCTTGGCTATGCAGATATTCCTGCCTACTTTGATGCTCGTGTTCATTCTATCCCTGTAGAAGATGCACCAAATAATTTTGTATGGCGACAAAAGGATTGGCAGCGTAATTCAATTCAAATGCTAGGTCAATTCCATCTTGGTCAATCTGTGATGAATGGATTGAGCAATCAGCAAGTTATCAATGACCTTAATTTTCATGGAATCTATTGGGATTATCTAGATGAATGGAAGAAATATGGAACATTCATCGGTAGGAATCATCTAGATCCTAAAGAGAACAGGCGTTTTGTGACATTTTCAGACTATTTATCTTATAAAGATGTCGCAATTCATGCAGACATTCATAATTACATTGATTGGGATTAATAAATGCTACCTACTAAAACAGATATTCGTGTAAGTGGTGATTTGGGCGGGGAAAGAGTACAGATGCGCCTTGATGCCGATAGTACAGCGCATCTTATGTCACTATTGACAGATCTATATTCTGACCCGCTTCTAGCAGTAATCAGAGAATATAGTACAAATGCGTGGGATTCTCATGTAGCTGCTGGTGTAAATAAGCCAATTGAGGTAACCACGCCAAACTATCTAACATCAACATTCCGTGTCAAGGATTCTGGTCTTGGTATGGATGCAAATGATATTCGTGAAATCTATTCAAGCTATGGTGCTTCTACCAAGCGATCAAGCAATGATCAGGTCGGTATGCTTGGTCTTGGTAGTAAGAGTGGTTTGACTTATACTGATCAATTTAATGTTATCGGCATTAAGAATGGTGTAAAGACAAGTGTTGCCGTTTCACGTTCTGGTGATGGTGGCGGTGTCATGGAAATCATTGATGCTTCTCCCACCAATGAACCTAATGGTGTTGAGATTATTGTTCCTATTAAAAGCAACAGCAATATTTTGAGTAAAGCTGAACAGTTCTTCAGATTTTGGGAACCAGGCAGGGTTTTGCTTAATGGTAAAGAGCCGCATTACATCTGGGAAGATGCAACCCAGGTCGGCAGATTTTATATCATCAATGATACAACCGACTATGTTGTCATGGGTAACGTGGCTTATCCGGTAAAGAATGAGATTACCGGACAAGAGGGTTATAATCGTGAACGTGCTGTCGTGAAAGTTGACATCGGTGATGTTACTTTTACTCCTTCACGTGAATCATTGCAGATGACTCTTACTACTAAGAAAATGCTTGAAAGTCTACGTGAAGAATTCGCAGCCGAAGTAGTCAAAGAAATTGAAGTAAAGCTTTCAGCCTGTAACACCTACAAAGAAGCCTATAAAATGTTCAAGTCTTTAAGAAACATGAACACTTTTACCAGGCATATGAACAATGCAACCTATAAGGGTGCAAAGTACATCGAATCTTATAGGTTCGATTGGCATGTCAGCGGTTTTCATCGTGATCAAATCAGTGCGGTGGAAGCTAGAAACTCCAGTCTAGGTTATGGTCTTGATAACATAGTTATTATTCATGGCTTTGATTGTGCTAGACTGAATGCCCCACAGAAAAAGAAAATAAAACTGTATCTTGAGGACAATGGAATTCTTACTGGACAAGCTGTAGTCTTTGTCAATAAAAACAAGCCTGATTCAGTATGGTTCAGTGAATGTCATCAGGTTGAATGGAAGACAATCAAGGCTATCAAGTTGGAGTCCACGCGGGTAGTAAGAACACAAGACACTTGGGATGTTCTTCGTTCCCGTGGTAATAGAGATTACAATCAGATTGTAGACAATACAAAGAAGCTTATTTATGCTTCCGGCGCTGAGATCAATGCTGATGCTGATCCTATTCTTGATATTCTTATTAATAACGATACTCAATTTCTTTTGGTTGGTAAAAATCGTCAAGACAAGTTCATCAAGGCTAATCCAAAAGCCGTATATTGGCTTGACGAGGCTAAGACCAGAGTGCTACACTATATTGACAACGTAGCAAAAGATGACATTAAACTGATCGACCAAGATATGAATCACATTGATATTCTATCAAGACTGGATATGTCAAAAATTGATGATCCGGAAGTTAGTAGTATTGTATTCAGTGGTTCAGTAAATTCCCAGCATAAGGCACAAGAGCGATATAGCAATTATCGTAGATTGGCATCAAGGCTAAAGGTTGCGGGGATGCCAGAACGTCTTGGTCGTGGAAGTACAAATCTACTTGATAATTATCCTATGCTTACACAGCTTGGATATAATTGTAGATATATTCCAGAAGATCACATCTATGCTTACATGAATGCCATTTATGATTTAGGCCTATAAAATAAACCAACCCGAAAGGTAAATAAACATGTCAAGAGCGGTAAAATATAATCTAGTATGCAATGAATCAGATAATATTACAGTTTTCGTGGCCGGTGAAATGTATGTCGCGGATTCAGATCACAATCCTAACTTTTCAGAGATCGTAGAAAAAGTACTGGCTGACGATGTTTCAGTAGTAGAATTATTCGATCTAGAGAAGACAGTTAGTAAGAAGTTTGAAAGACTATCAGAGCGAGTTGTTGTTCGTAATGGCAATATCTACTTTGATGGATCACCTGTTAACGATGTTCTTGGTAAGCAAGTTCTAAGATTCGTTGAAGATGACGTAGAAGATTGGCAGCCTCTTGTTCTATTCTGGGAAAATCTAGCTCAGAATCCCAATGAGCATTCACGTGAACAACTTTACAGTTGGCTTAATGATCGTAAATTCCAGATTTCTAAGAATGGTAACATTGTTGGATTTAAGGGTGTCAAGGTAGTTAATGGTGAATATCGTTCAATTCACGCCGGTCCGGCAATTGTGGATGACGTCGAAATGAATGGATATATTCCTAATGCCATTGGTTCAGTAATTGAAATGCCTAGAGCAAATGTTCAGTCTAATTCAGCCGTAGGTTGTTCAACTGGTCTACATGTTGGTACATATGACTATGCGAAGGATTTTGCTCAGGGCGCGGTGCTAACTGTTTCAGTTAATCCTCGTGATGTTGTATCAGTTCCCTCTGATTGCAATGCAGCCAAGCTTAGAGTATGTCGTTATCGTGTAGTCAATGCAACAGCGGTGGAATGGTCAAGTGCTGTCTCTGACGTTGAAGATGATGAGTCTGATTATTATGACGACGGCTATGAATATGAAGACACCAATGACTATTGGACTTCCTAATGCTATAATTGGTTTATGATTAAAACCCCTAAACCTGGAGATTACGGATTAACGACTATTGGTGGCGTCCTAGGCTTCTTTGTAAGCTTAGGACAACATCTAGCTGGTGACTCAAGTAAGTATACTCATGCTTTTATTGTACTTGATGATAATACAGTCATGGCAGCTCAACCTGGCGGTGCTAGAATAGACAAGCTTAGTGACTACACCAATCGTGCAATCTACTCAGGCGCGAACTTGACAGACACACAGCGACACGCTATAGTAGAGCAAGCAAGAGCGCTTGAAGGTATTCCATACAGCTTTTTGGACTATCTAGCAATTGCCTTAGCAAGATTTGGTATTAAGCCAAAATGGTTAACTAATTTTATAGCCAACAAGAAGCATATGATCTGTTCTCAACTTGTTGACGAAGTTTATCGACATGCTGGAATACAACTTTTTAATGATGGAAGATTACCCCAAGAAGTTACACCAGGCGATTTATTATATATTTTAGCCGGGGAACAAGACTGGATTGAATAGTGTCCTTTACACAGAAGTGTAGATATTGTAATGAAAAGCTAACTTCAGTTAGTAGAAATACTTTTAATATGACAATGAAAAATCATGTTATGAATAGATGTAAGAAAGCTACATCGGCTATTAAAAGAGTATGGATAGATCAATAAAATAAGCCCACTTGGGCTATACCCCGTTAGCTCATGCGGACAGAGCGACAGCCTTCTAAGCTGTAGGTAATTGGTTCAAATCCAATACGGGGTGCAAGTAGAATTCTAGATATCTACGAGTCAATATGGCGGTTCGAATCCGTAAGGGAAACATATTGATGACAGAGTAAACACTTTCCAGCGATGTTATGCGTAGTGAACGTGTAATATATCGAGTGGCTGTGTTGCTCTTTAACTGCCTATGTCCGAGTGGTTTAGGAAATCGTCTGCAAAACGATTCACGCCGGTTCAATTCCGGCTAGGCAGTCTTTTGAGGTGAAGAATGACAAGAGAACAAATACTAGCTGATATACTTACTATGATAGAAGCAATGCCGGATTATTACAGTCTATCCGCATTGCAAACTATAGCAGCTAATAAACAATATACAATATTACAACTGGCAGAACACCCGCTTGGTGAAGGTAAATTTAGACTGGATTATGTAGTAAATAAAGCCAGCACCCCGGATAGATTTATGGTACAGATTTTCGCTGATGGTGTTGGTGGAGATTTCTATAATACATATTCAGATATAACAGATGTTGTTATTGTAGAATACAATAGTTCACAATATGACGTATAACATGTATATATGATACACTGTTCATGGAATTAGCTTTCCGAAAGGATAGGTGACAACATGGACCCGATATTCTGGTTACTAATCATTCTGGTAATTCTAGCTATTATCTTTGTTGCAAGACGAGTATAATGGAAGCTAGCCGAAAGGCTAGCGAGGCCCTTTAGTTTAATAGCAAAACCACGGTGTTACATACCGTAGTAGAGGGGGCAGAACCTTCAAGGGCTACAATATTGTTTAAGATGTGGTATAATCTTAAACATGAAAGAGTGTAAGATATGTAAAAATGTAAAGTCTTTAGAAGATTTTCATAATAATAAGAATTTCCCCGATGGGAAAATGAGAGAATGTAAACCTTGCAATAATTCTAGAGCATCCGCATGGGGTAGAAATAATCCAGATAAAGTTAAATCCCCAGAAGCTTATCTAAAAAGAAATGCAATGCGACACGGGATTACTCAAGAGGAATTCCTATCTCTAAGAGATTCACAAGATAATTTATGTGCTATATGTAAAATTTCAATACCTACATCAATAGATCATAATCATAATTGCTGTAATGGTACATATTCTTGTGGTTCTTGTATAAGAGGATTATTATGTGGCAAGTGTAATAGGGGTATAGGTCATTTTAATGATGATATTGCGTTATTAAGTAACGCAATAGATTATTTAAATAAATTTAAATCTATACCTTAATACCGTAGTCAAAGGTTCGATTCCTTTAGGGGCCACTCATATTACTGAAAATGAGGATAAAAATGGCATATCATTTAAGTAGTGATGCTAAAAAACTATGTTTGCTAAAATTTACACTTGCAAATTTGAATTCAAAAGATCCAAATAAAGATGCAGTTGCTAAAGAATTAGCATACATGGAGAAAAAGGTTAGAAAGAGTGTTGGTCGCAGAGACTGGCCTTTATTAAAAGCGGCAATTGATGGTTACTATAATATGACCTACGGAAAGTAGTTTAAAATGAATAATAGCTTTAGATTTGCAATCTTGGTTGGCCTGCAAAGACTTCCAAACTTATACGAGGGTACTGTGTTTGGTGCTGAAAAAGCCAAACGGAGAGCCAAAGGCAAGCTAGCACGTAAGGCCCGGCGGCTAAACAGAGCTTGACAAGTCTCCAGAGACTTGCTAGACTACTAACTACAAGGTGGACGAAAGCCACTAGGCCACTGGTCTGGCAGGCCCGATGGGAAGTCTTAAATGGTGTGCAGCATTTATTAAACTGAAAGCTGCTGTATCCTCGGCACCAGCCTTGTTTCTAACTTGAGGAGAGAAAATGCGCGAGAGAAGAGAATGTTTTCTTTGTGGTGATGTTGGAACTGTAGCCAAGAGACAAGATGATCATACCGGAAAATGGTTTTGTGCATCTAAAAAGACTGGCGACAAGAAAACTTGTCTAGCTATTGCTAGACAAACCATGCAAAGAAAGAAATAATAACTTAATGGTACTGTAGCCCAAAGAAAGAGGCAGCGGGATATAAACCGTGACAGTGTGAAAGCTAGTCAGGTGTGCGCTTTGTTTTATCAAAGCAATGACCTCACCAGTACCATGTAAGCCCCCTTGGCGTAATCTGGCAGCCGCGCTGCACTCAAAATGCAGTTTCTTCGGAAGTACCGGTTCGAATCCGGTAGGGGGCACTTGACTTAGAATGCATAACGTGGTATTCTAAGTTTATGTTTAAAACGTGCTCAAAATGCCTCAGTGTAAAAGATATAAATCTATTCCCTTGGAAAAGTAAGTCTCTTGGGAAAAAATCATCTTATTGCAAAGACTGTCAAAAAGCTTTATCTAAAGATCATTATATTAGAAATAAGGCTTTATATTCAAATAAAGCAAAAATTAATAACAAATCTTATAAAACAAGAAATTATCAATACGTATTAGAACATCTTCTACATAATCCATGTGTAGATTGTGGAGAGACGGATGTAGAAGTATTACAATTTGATCATATAGAAATGATAGGATCATCTGGTAAGCGTATAGGCCACTATATGGCAGGCTCAATAGAGGCTTTGCAAAAAGAAATAAATAAATGTCAAGTAAGATGTGGAAATTGTCATATCAGAAGAACCAGATCACAAATGGGATGGTTCAGAATAAGCCCCGATGGCGGAAATTAGGTATACGCACCATACTTAGAATGTGGCTCTTCGGAATGCAGGTTCGAATCCTGTTCGGGGTACGTTATATTTTAACAATATATTCGGTTGGACTAACGGCTAAGTCGCCTTGCCCTAGGTTAGGAGATGCGAGTACGATTCTCGTACCGAATACTATACCTCTCGAATTGTAATGGTTGCATACAGAATTGTGACTTCTGTGGAGCGGATTCGATTTCCGTCGGGGGGACTTTATTGGTTATCACGTAATCTCCGGAGGTTGATAATGAGCTGGTCAACAGGTGACAAATCAAATAGAAGTCTTAAAAAGACGGAAAAACATCCTTGTGATGTATGTGGTTTGTCAGTAGATCATTATATTGATGGAACAATTAGTAAACATAAGGTCTTTCTTTATAAGAAACTAAAGAATGGTTCTTATCAGAAAACTAGTAATTGGGCCTATTGCGATAATAAGAAGTGGCGATAATGGCTTCGAAACAAAAGTGTGCTAAGTGTGGTAAGAATGTCATGCATTATGATGACCGTTCAATAGAAGTACATAAGCCACCTGGAGAGACCTTCTATTGTAATAGGAAGACTTATTAATGAGTAAACCTGGATATGGAATTATTGTTTACTATAAAAACGGTAAGACTCTAAAGCAGGTAGTAGCCAACAATCCGCATACTAGAAATAGAGTTATTAAACTATGGCTTAAGAAACCAGATGTTGATAAAGTAGAAAAGTATACTGAAAAAGATTATTTACCATAAGTCGAAAGGCTTAAGCCGGTAAGCGTAGGATGTGCGAGCGACTCTGTAAAAGTCTACTCTTGGAGTTCAAATCTCCATACCGGTACTTTGACTGATTAAGTTAGGACAATTGGCTTATGAGCTGGGTCAAAAGTCAGGGCTTAGGCTATATAAGGGCGAAATGCAGTCAATAACAGGCTCTTGGAAGAATGGCAACTGTTGGGAATGTTGCACCCTGCAAATATAGCGGGGATTGATTGGACGCAATCATAAAACGTAGGTTCGAGTCCTTCTTCTTCCACTTCATATAATGAAAGGTATAAAATGATTACTATCAGAGAACTAATTGAGCAACTTCAAGTTCTACCGCCGGAAACAACAGTATGGGTTGCAACTGATAATGAAGGTAATTATTACAGGCCTCTTTGGCAGGTAGCAATGATGGATACATTTGAAACAGAAGAATACGACGATGGTGTTGAAAAATGGTACAAGGATGTATTCAAGCGTCTAGGTGACGAAGAAGTCTTAATGCTTTGGCCGGCTGACTAATGCTTGATCCCAATGATGATATGATTTTTACGGTTGAAGATTTTCGAGGTATTACCGTAAAGATTGGTGATTTGATCGCCCGTGGTTTTGTTGTCGGACGAAGTGGACATACCAGAATTGGTAAAGTATTACAGTTCAAGCGAATCCCACAAGATGTTGGTAAACCAAACTACTATATCCAAGTTGATTGGATTATGGGAGAAGGATGGGGATTGCCAGCTAAACCAACACTTCTTTTTGTTATTCCATCAAAAAATAATGACTTCTTTATCGTAGACCTACCCTGAGGTAATAATGACTGATTATATTGATCTTAATTACAAGGTTCAACCTGATGATAAAACAACCAAACGACAATATGTTGAAGTAAGACGTAGTCGCGCTAGATATGGACTTCACTATATCGATACATGGTCACTAGACCGCTATCTAGCCATTGTTATTTCTAATTCACTAAAGATGCTTGCTAACAATACTCAGTCTTTCCCTGGCATTGAACCTTTTGATCATCCAGATAACTGGATTGAAGCTCTTCTTTATCATGCTGAAAGCTTCAAACTTTATGCCGAACGTGGTAAGTTTGAGACCGAATCTCATGGTGATTATGAATGGCCTGAACATGATTGGGATGATTATTTTCGAGAAGAAGACGGTCATACATATTGGAATCTTCCCGAAGATGAAGAAGAGCCAATGCGTCTATGGTCTGAAAAATGCCGGTGGAATGAAAGAGTCACCAAAGAACGTATCGATGACTCCCTTGACTTTCTAAAAGAATGGTGGGAAGCACTATGGGACTAGATCATACAAGATATATTGTCTTTCTTAAGAGTGCTATTTTTTATCAAAATGCTAATACAGGCCAAAGAATTGGTCAAGCGTATTATAACTGCTTTAGGATCATGTGGCCAGGATTTGAACGTGAAATTGTGAACACAGAATTTGATTGTTTTAATGATGATAACAAGCTACCAGGCTTCCTCACATGGGTACAGGCCAGGCTTGACAGACTCGATGCTGGATTGTAGAATTAAGTCATCACCTAACAGGAGGTGACAATATGTTTAGATGGATTGCTTTAAAAGCGATAAACAAGGTTTTGGTTTATGTAGAGAAGCAACTAGTCCAAGATCCAGAAGACGGTTTTCTACTTAGTGTTAAAGAAAAACTCATAGCTGCAAGAACAGCACTACAGGATTTAAAGAATAGATAATAATCTTAAAGCCCGAAAGGGCCTTAGGAGCGAGCCAACGGATAGGCATTTTCTCTCCAAAAGAAAACGAAATACGGTTCGACTCCGTACGCTCCTGCTCTAATAAAACAACAGAATGGGCTACAATGAATAAGCGTCCACTTGCTGTTATTGGTGTCGGTGTCGCAATGCTACTTGTTGGTCTAATGCTTATGGCTTGCGGAAAACCAATTCAAATGTGCGCGGTAGAAGAAGTAGAAGTCAATAAAGATTCAAAAGGCAAGATTGTTTCATATGAAATTGATTATATGGATGGTCGAGAAATCAAGATTAGTCAGATTCAATACAATATGTATCGTGGCAAAACACAAGCACCATGTCGTCCGTGAAGGTTGACAAGGCTTGATCTAGCTGTTAGACTAGCTGTACCGCCCGAAAGGGCATTGGGGTATAATGGCAAGGTGTCGGGAATCCTTTGCAAGGATTTTGCGGTCGGTTCGATTCCGACATGCTCCACTGGTGAGAATGGGCCTGTATTGAAAAGGCGCGCAAGAAAATAACGTGGACATAACGCATGAAGTAGTGAAATAAATGCCATGTGATGTCTAGAGTGGTTAGAATCCACATCTCACCTTCAACCTACTAGATTAAGGTATATAATGACTGACGAAGAAAAGATTGCTTTTTATGAGAAGCTAATTCGAAGAATTGTTGTTCATGCTGACAGTTTTGGTGATGTTCATTATATGATTAGACAGGCTCATGACGAGCGACCGGAACTAAAAGAAGATAAACCTTGGTTTAATTGAGTTTTAAGGTATTGGTCCTCATCCAATACATCGATTGGCTTATTGTTAAAGTAGACCCTTAAGCGTGAATCGAAATCTGGGTGTAGTGAAATGGTATAATGCTAGTTTTGGGAACTAGTGACGGGAGTTCGATTCTCCCCATCCGGACTTACAAAAGGAATTTATAATGTTTGATAAACTTTTAGGTCGTAAGACGCGTTGGAATTGGGGTAAAAACTCCAAGAATGAACTTCGACTAATTGAAAAACGTCAATTTATAAGAGACACATTTGAAGAGCTAGCTCAAGATAAAGACGAACAATTAGCCGATGAACAGGATAGAATATATCAAGAATGGCTGTCTAATCACTGGGCATTCAAAATGTTAAATGATAGTAACTAGCTGTAGGGAAGCTTGGTCATCCCACTACATTTGGATTGTAGAAAGCGCAAGTTCGAATCTTGCCAGCTAGACGTGTCAACCAAACATAAAGGTAAAGGACCATTTGGTATAAAAATAGTATATCAAAATGGGGATGTAGTCTATATGTGGAATAAAGAAGCATCCAGAAGAGATTCTGATTATAAGTACGCATTGAGTTCAAGAGCTACTAGAGTAGCCGCAGGTGTGCAAAATCATCAAGTAACAAAAGTAAATAGATAAAACTAATATATCCAATAGCAACCAAAGGACAGAAATGGAAAACGTCAAGGCTTATGCAATCAAGGGAGCCATCTGGGTCGGCGTGATTGCATTAGGTTTGTTAGTTTTTGTAGGACAGCAAGAAGCAACAGATTTTCTTATGTGGGTGGTTACTACAATCAAGGAACTATTCATTGGAATTAAGACAGTCATCATCAATGTAAAGAATGGTATTTAGAATTGACATCCCTTGATCTAGGATGTAAAATAAAAGATCAAGGCTGGTTTAGTTTAGAGGTAAAATAATTGGCTTCCACCCAATAGTCAAGGGTTCAATTCCCTTAGCCCGCACTACCCTTGGTGTTCGTAGTTGTCCACCTTGGGCTAAGCGATTATAGCTCAGCGGTAGAGTCCTGGCTTGCCAAGTCAGATGTCGTCGGTTCGATCCCGTCTAATCGCTCATAAGGAGTTAAATAATGCGTAAAACGCATAGATTTGAATCAATAAAAACTGCTATTTGTAAGAAATGCAAAAGAAAAGATTTTATAGAAGAGAAATGCAAGGATGATGGATGCATCTTTATTCAGACAAGAAGCATTCCATGTAAATGTGCAGAAAAACATCGTAAGCAATTAATTAAAGATGCAAATAAAATAGACGACTACAAGAGGTCGACGTGGCGCGGTATGAAGTAAAGAAAAGAACAAAAGAAGATCTTTTAAAAAGTAAATACAGAAACAAACCAACCTCGGAACATAGTTTTGGTATCTGGGATAATGCAAATAAACATTGGATCATTGGTTATGATTTCAGATCACAAGCGGCATGTAACGGAATGTGTAAAGTCCTTAATAAAAGAGATAAATCTCTAAAACTGGTGAGAAAACGTGTCGATGGTAAAGGTTCTGATTTTCAATGAGACCATATCAAGTATTGCCCTGTCAGCTAGATAAGATAGCAATTTATAACTTCAACAGTAAGAAATTTGTGACAGAGGCAATTAGAAACACTGCCGCGAACAGAGAAATTCTTAGACAACAATGTGATAAAATGAATAAAGCCTCTAGATGAGGTCAAGGCGAAGTACTTTCAATGGCAGATGGAATCTCTCATAAAGATTTGCGTGTGAGTTCGACTCTCACCTTCGCTACGTACGGTTTGCTAGGTTGACAGTAAAACCGCTGATTGATAAGCTTACATCACTGCCTTAGGGCGGCAATCAAAATCCTAGCATCATACTATGATGGAGTTGTAATGGCTAAATGGCATGATGAGATTGCCAAAGAGTTGGGGTCTCACCACAGTGATACGCAGGCTGTAGTTCGTTCAGGTAAGCGCGCCGCGAAGAAACGTACTAATAGACTTGAACGTAGAAAGGCAAAGAATGGCAAAAATGATGAATAGAATTCAATGCGCTAATAATGAATGCATCAAGCGTTGTGGCTATTGCTTTTCTTACAGAAATAAAAGAGTAAAGAGTGGTATTAGATCACTTGAAAGAAAACAATGGCTTAGAGAAGTCTAAGCTTAGGCCACTTAAATGTTAATGGATGCATAGAAGACTGAAAATCTTCAAGTCAGGGATCGTTACCCTGGGGTGGCACGTTATGAAGATGCTTGGTAAGCTTGGTTGGTTTGGCCAATGTTCTTGTTGTAATGGTCCTAGATCAAAACATCAAATGAAACGACTTGAGAAGCGTTTGTGGAAAAGGGAATATAATGTCAGATAATTTTTCAGGCAATCTTGCGGTGGGTAAAGATCGTTATGTAGCAAGACCTCATGAAGACAAATGGGGAGTATATGATAATGTACATAAGCGTTTTACCAAAACTGGTCTTACAAAAGCTTCAGCTTTAGCAGAAGTAGATAAATTAAAGACTAGACATAGAAAAGATTAATGGTTTAATCCGGGGTGGCGCAGTTTGGTAGCTCAGCGGGTTCATATCCCGAAGGTCGAAGGTTCAAATCCTTCCCCCGGAACTTATAAAATATAATAATTAACAATGAAAAGAACATAAGGATTAAAATGATTTATACAGTAGAGCTTCGTGACGTAAAAGATAAGTCTCTAATTTATGCCGATGAACTAGAGATAGAAACTCCTCTGAATGAACAACAAATTGCTGACTTCGCTCATCGAGTGATCACAGACTACGACCTTGACACACATGGTCCTGACGACTACACTGTAACTCTACGGCTTGATAAGGACCAAGATGCCTGATAGATATATAATTAAGCGTCGCAGTGGTACAACAAATTCCGGCGGAAAGATTTATGGCGTTGGTATCTGGGACAGTCAGAAAAAGAAATGGGCAGTTTCAGATGTTGTTTCTACTGAAAGACAGGCGCAAGCCAAAGCCGATCATATGAATGAACTAGCTAGATAAACGCTTAGCCCAAAATAGAAGAATTATAACGAGGGGATTTTATAATGGGTTTGTTTAAGGATAAGGCAGCAGCATCACTAACGTGGTCAGTGTCTAAGATCAAAGACAAGAGTATGCAGCAGTACTATAAGCAAAAGGGCAAAATCCGTAAGGGTGTATGTCCTGAATGTGGAAATCCTATTAGTAAGGATGGCTATATTCATGATAAGTGTATTAGGGCGGCTAAGAGTGCTGTTGCTAGTATGACTTCTTCGCATAATATTCGTAACACAGTACACTGTCAAACTTGTGGTACTAATATCAATACTACGCATTCATGGAACCGCCCTAATTGCTGCAAGAACGAGTAATTAATTTATAGTATAATGGTTGTGGGTGACTGAAGTGGAATCCTCACATAAACTTATGGACCGATAAAAATTGTTTATCCTACACAACCTGCGGGTTATGGGTTCGAATCCCATCTTGTAGCTCAAGTGGCAGAGCAGCAGTCAAAACAAACGATTTTAACCCACATGTCCATATTAATGCCCAATGGTGTAACTGGCAGCACGACGGTCTCTGAAATCGTTAGTCCAGATTCGAATTCTGGTTGGGCAGCAAGTTTAATTATAGGATAAGAGATAATGAGCGAAAAAGAACTTCGTAAAATTAATAAAATTATAGCTGCTATTAAAATTTCTTTACGTAATAGTAAGGATGAAGAAGCTAATAAAAGAAATAATAAAAGACTTGCTGAGCTTGAAGCTCAGAAGGCCAGGATTATACAAAACCAACATCCTGATTAAGGATGTTGTCAATGCCCATTTGTGTAATGGCAGCACGGGATACTTTGAATATCTTAGCGTTGGTTCGAATCCAGCATGGGCAGTTTATAGTAAAGATTAACAAATGGAGATATTATGACTAATGCTAAACAAAGAGTAGAGAATATTAAATATAGGATCGAACAGGCAGAAAAGCTTTTAAATTCCAATGATAAAACATCAGATGCATACAAACATCAGATGCTTGGTCTTCAAGGTTTAAGAGCAACGCTAAGAGTTGCAGAATCTTCCTTAAGAAAAGAAATCAGAAACATTAAAGGTAAAATTACCAGAACTATTATTCTTCAGGCTAAAGCAAGAAATGAGAAGGATAAGAATAAGTGTGAAAAGAGCCTAAAGGAACTCAGAGCCCAACTCGAAGAACTTACGTGATTTATTAAAGTAGATTATTCATTAACACTATGTTATAATCTAACGTAGGTGAATATGAATAATGGCAACTAAATACGAAAGATTTCTTAGATATCATGATATTGATATCCAGGCTATAGAACAAGCAACTATTGATCACGCAAATCTGGCCGGGTTGGAAGATGTCAATGCTGTAGGTGCTACAACAGGTCAAGTATTGACAAAGTTAATAGGTGGAACATATGGTTTTGCTACTCCTGCCACTGGTGATGCTTATACTAAAGCAGAAACAGATGATCTATTAGATCTTAAAGTTGATTCAACACTTTTAGGTGCTAATTCTGGTGTTGCTCAATTGGATTCCGGTGGTAAATTACCATCAGCTCAACTTACCACTCATAATCATGATACGCTGTACTATACAAAGTCACAGATTGATACATCTTTAAGTGGTAAATCCAATACTGGACATACACACGCTATTTCAGATGTCACTGGTTTGACAACGGCATTAGCCGATAAACTTGATGATTCACAATTAGGCGCGGCAAGCGGTGTTGCCAGTCTTGATGGATCTGGTAAAATACCTTTTGGTCAAATACCAGTCGGTTCTACATCAAGCACTGTGACCGTAGGAAACGACTCCAGACTGTCAGATAGTCGTACCCCAACAGCTCACGCTAGCTCACATTTTACGGGCGGTGGAGACGCTCTCACGGCTGCTAATATAGGTGCAGTAGCTACATCAGCCGTTGCCGCTGCCAGTGGTGTTGCCAGTCTTGACGCCGGTACAAAGATACCAATTGCACAGGTTCCAACAGGAACATCAGGTTCAACAGTAGCATTAGGTAACCACACACATTCAATTTATCAGTTGACATCAGAAAAAGCGGCGGCTTCAGGTTATGCAAGCCTTGATTCTGGTGTAAAAGTTCCTATTGCACAATTACCTACAGGAACATCTTCAACAACTGTCGCCATTGGTAATGATTCACGTTTATCAGATGCCAGAACTCCAACAGCTCACGCATCATCACATTTGTATACAGGTTCGGACCCTCTAACTTTAACTGTTGCTGTTGCATCTGCTGCTGCAAGACCAGTATCAGGTTTATACAATGGTTTTAGAATTTATAGAACAGATCGTAAATGGGTTGAAGTGTATGATGGTTCATTGTGGCGTGTTCAAGGTGTTGCTGTAGCCTCAGGTGCATCAGACTTGACAACAGCCGTTGACTCACCATATGCTGGTCAACTAGCGTTTAGAACAGACGCCGGACAGGTCTACGAATACGATGGCTCTGTATGGTTGCCAGAGGGTCAAGTTGCTGGTAGAATAGCGACCGGTGCAGGTTTTATTAACTCAGCCATCGCCGGTACAGAAACTAATATAGCCAAGATTGCGATAGAAAACTATCGTGTTACATCTGGTAGATTCTATGTGCTTAATGTTAATATGTATGCAAACTTTTCAATTGTAAATGATTCATTTACAGTAAGAGTAAGAAAAGATACTGCTGTTTCTGGTACTATTGTTGCTGAATGGCCTTGGCTCGTTGACGTAGCTGGTTATGATGATGCAAGGTCATTTAACCAGCCGTATAAAGCAACAGCTAATGATACTGATGCTGATTATTATGTCAGTGTTCAAAGGGCAGCCGGTTCAGGAACATGTTCTGTTAATGGTGACAAGCGTACATCATTTTGGATTGATGATCGCGGTGCCGACACGGCAGTATGGTCTGAAGTCGCGTAGTTGACATCGCTGCTAGCTACATGCTAGACTAGCAGCATCAAGTGGGGATAGCTCAGCCTGGTTAGTAGCACTGATCTGATACGTCAGCGGTCGAAGGTTCAAATCCTTCTCTCCACACGCTCTGCCGTTGCTATATAGCGCAACTAACTTCAAACAATCGCATTAGATTAAAGCGCTTTAGTTTAGATAGTTTGAATGAGGTATAAGCCTAAAAGACCAGCCTAGCACCATGCCGTTGTAGTCAAATGGATTGGCACTTGCCTACGAAGCAAGATTAATGCAGGTTCGAATCCTGTCAGCGGCACTTTATAATTGAAACAACCATCTTACGGTGGTTGTTTTTACTTTAAGGAAAAGTAATGCAAATTACCATAACTGAGTTTGTTCGTCCGAATGGACATCAGATTCCACACGTTGTATTTATCGATGATAGTTATGAAAATAAATACAATAGTATTGTTGAATCTGGTTGTCGTATTACCATTGAAATTACTTCAGATCATACCTTCTTCCTTTGTATTGAAGATAGCATCATTGGAGATGATTATGTTACGGATATTTTCAATGACTTTTCTGCTCGCAATGTAATTACAGCTTTGCATACGATGATTGATAATTATGATGCAGATACTCATGACGCATGGCGTACCAAGATGGAAAAGATTAACTGGGATGAACCACCTTTCTAAGGAGCAAAATGTCTGATTCTGAATGCTCTCAAAGATTTTGTCGTTCACCGCAAACTCATCATTCAGCTACTACCGCTGATTTTATTGGTGATGAGCTTAAATATGAAGGTTATTGTGAAAAACACGCGAAGATTCGCTGGATTAACTTTGGTTATCACATGATGAGGATTGGTAAATAAAATGAATAAAAATGAATGTTCCAAGGATGGATGTAAGAGCATACCTGAGTATTTGGTATGTCCAACCAGATCCAAGAGGACAAAGAAGCAAAATTGGCTTCCTTATTGTAAACCACATGCGGAAGGATGGCAGCGCAAAGGCTTCACCATCGAAAAGTCTTGACACCCATCGTTGAGCTTGATAGAGTCTCACCAGGAGGTAGCGATGACAGCACCTGAATGTACAAAGAATGGCTGTAATAAGAAATCCACACATATTATTGCTCCATTTACTACAGGTATTTATCCAACAGAACAATATTTTCCATATTGTAAAAAGCACGCCAATGAGCTACATATACGTGGATATCACATGTTGAAGGAGCCAAGATTCAGATGACTTTTACCATTAAGAGTAAATATACTGATGAAGGTGCTATTTACAAGAATTTAAAGATTTCTACAAAAGCAACTACTGGAGCAAAGGTAGTATCGTGTATTATCACAGCGTTGGTAATTACACCAATTGTACTTGCTAGTATCTTCGGTCCTATTGCTTTTCTGTCATATATTGGCAGCGTGATCATTAGCATGATGGTCATTGCTATTTCGGTTGAAATGGGCGTTGATAATTCAATTGAAGTATTTAACCACGATGGCATGGCTCGGTATTATGATACTTTGTCAAAATCTGTAGCTTTTACTCTTAAAGATTTAAGCGAGTATGAAGAAGAAATTAGAAATAGTGTAGACCCAAATACTTTATATAGTGAGGTATTAGAAAAGCTTACGAAATATCGTAATCTAGTTCAGCTTGGCAAGGGAACCGTAGCAGAAAAGGATCTAGGTCTCTATCATAAAAACATGAAGTTACTATTGGAGACCTGTCGAAAGATTCGTCAGGATGACCTTTTGATTACAGATCAAGTGCTATATTCTACTTTGAATGGTCTAGGCGAACTACAAAAGGATAAATAATGTTTTTTTGCGATTCATGTAGGGCTAAGAACAAATGGCCTGGAATTGTTGCTAGATCTTATGGTAGATGTGAAGTATGCTTCCGACATACTTCATGCTATGATGTGCCCAGCAAATACTTGCCAAATGCCACTAAGCAGCAATGGTCTACACACGATGTAGCGCTATTGGCAAGTCAAATTGCAGAATTAGTAGAACAATATGATCTTAAAACAGAATTTCAGACAGCTAATTTAGCGGTTGATTTTGTATTCAGTCTGCTAGCACATAATGACAAAGAACATTACGATACGGATGTGATGGGTAACTAATGGCAACGATCAAAGTTGAATACGATAAGAACACTGGTAATTATTTTGCCTATGCCAGTGGTCATTACATTAAGGGTCCAGATTACGGACCTGTATGTCATCAAGTAAATCGACTAGGTCACACGGCTAAACCTACGGGTAAAGCAATCAAGGCTAAAAAGAAGCAGATTGAGGAAGGAAACTAGAATGCAACTTGATAATCCATTAATTATGAAACTTAAGGATAAGTACACCAAGGGTGGCAAGGGTCAGCTTGGTTTTAAGCCACCGGCCGGTGGTGGAAATAGTACTAAGAAGCGTGCCAATAAGCACAAGGCTTCTGAAGCCCAGCGTAAGGCTATCCTGCTGACTCAACGTAAGCGTGTTCTAGTACTCCAAGCCAATGGTAAGCTAGTAATGCGAGACGCTTAATTTTAGTAATCCGTTTAGTATAATGGGATTGCACCGGTAGACATCGGTAATACGGGTTCGATTCCCGTAGCGGATTATTCAACAAAGGAGTAAAATGAGTAAGTTTAAGATTGTATTCGATAATGCGTTAGCTCGTTTTATTGAAAAAAACACTCTGGAAACAGTAAAAGAAATTATTGATTATGAAGAAGATACCTATAATGATGGATTTTGCAGCACCTGTTCTTATGAGCGTACAGATGTAGATATTACATATAAGAACGCTACTGGTGTCACCTCTACCTATAGTTATAGAGGTAATTTTTCTGATCTTATCAATGAACTTACGGAGGAATAATGACGGAAATTAAACTAGAGGGCACTTTCCATGAAGATGGAACACCGTGGGGCCTTGATGTTTGGGAATCTGATGGTAAATTTCATGTGGTTGCCAGTTCTGAAGATGAAGAAGCAGGATACGGCGGTGCTGAATTGGATGCTGAACAAGTAAGTCTATTAGTAGCAGCCGGTCTTGAATATCTAGCAAAGTATCGACATGGCGAATACCAGACTGCTTCTAAAGACTAATCACGGATCACATCTTTATGGGCTTTCGACCCCAACATCCGACCTTGATTACTATGAGATATTTGAATATCCTTGGCAAAAATATAGACCAAGAAAACAAGTATCTCAGGTAATCAAGGACGATGTTGATCTAACTGAAACATCGTTGGATAGATTCCAAGACATGTGTTTTAAAGGCATCCCTCAATCATTGGAAGCATTATTTGCCGGTGAGCAGCACTGGGTGAAATATCATACTTCATGGTATGATAAACGTGAATCAATTGAGAACAATCTTCATATTTATCGTATGGATATTATTGAAACATATAAAAGAACAGCATTAAACTTCTTTTTGAAAGATGATTTTAAAAAGAACAGACATGCTTTCAGACTTATGCATAATATCAATGAATTCAAACAGTGTGGCAGATTTAGCCCAACATTAAATATAAATACGCGCGAGTCCATTACTCGAACTGCCGTGTTGCCCCGACAACGGCGTGAAGAAATCTTTTTGGATATCTTTTATAATACTTTTTATCAATAAACAAATCTTATGGGGATTTAATGTATATCAGCAATTTACTGGATGCGGAGCTACTTGGTAGTCACATCCGCAATGGATATGTCACGGCAAGGCGACACCCACATTTGCCGTTGACTATTCTTAACTACACGCCTAAAGCTCAGTATGAGCAAATGTGGGATGAAGTGACTACACGATGCCGTGGTCTCGTTGTTGATAATAAAGGTGAAATCGCGGCTAACTGTATGTATAAGTTTTTTAATTATGGTGAACCTAATGCCAAAGACATTGATTTATCAGGCCCGGTACAAGTTACCGACAAGCTTGATGGATCTATGGGCTTGGTAGCTTTTTATGAGGATATTTTATTTACCGCAACTCGTGGCTCCTTTGAGTCTGAACAGGCTCAATTTGCCTACGATCATATTATGAAGACTCAAGGTTATGCTGATGCCTTTCATACTATTTGTGGTAATTCCGTTACCGCTGTTGTGGAGATTATTTATCCGGAAAACCGTATTGTGGTTGATTATGGTGAAATGCGCGATGTTGTTTTAATCGGTGCTATTGCCAACAATGAATTATCAAATGGACGTCAGTTATGGATTCCTGCGGATAAGTTTTATTCTTGGCCTGGCCCACGTGTTGAAAAGTTCAATGCAAAGACTTTTGAAGATGCATTACGTATTCCTCCTAGAATTAATAAGGAAGGCATCGTAGTATACTTTGAAAGCACCGGGGATAGACTAAAGTTAAAGCAGCAGGATTATCTAATTGCCCATAAGTTTGTGTCTAATTTGACACCAAAGAATGTATGGCAGCAATTACATGATGGCAATACCTTAGAGAATCTGCTTGAAATGGCACCGGACGAATTTCACGATACAGTTAGAGAATATGTAACAAGTATACAGAAGAGCTTTGATCATCTGTTAAAGTTGGTCAATATTGAGTTTGATAAAATTAATCGATCACTGACTCCAGGCTATTCACGTAAGGACTTTGCGTTAGCAGTAGCAAAGAATCCTTACAGAAGTCATCTGTTCCATGTGCTTGACCAACGTAGTGACTTGCTGGTAGAGTCTGTCTGGAAGGCCATCCAACCGTAAGGAAGTAAAATGTTTCCAATTCTTGAGATTTACCAGGGGCTACCTGCTTCTGGTAAATCCACTCAAGCCAAGCTAGAAGTAGAAAATGATCTAGGTAATACAATCAGAGTGAATCGTGATCTGATTCGTGTTATGCTTCATAATAATATCTTTGATCGTAAGCTAACTGAACCACGTACCGTTGCTGCTAGAAATGCTTTGATTCGTGATGGACTAAAGCGTGGTCTTCGTGTAATTTGCGATGATACAAATCTTGATCCTAAGGTTGTCAAGGATCTTATCAAGATTGCTGAATTCTTCGGGGCTGAGGTTCGTATTACTCAGTTTGATGTTGATGTCAACGAATGTATTCGACGTGACAAGGCAAGAGCAGATCTGCCGGGTGAAGTTTCGGTAGGCGAAAAGGTTATTCGTGGAATGGTGAAGAGCTATTTCGTTGATGGCAAGTTTCCTGAAAAGGCTGCTGAAGTCAAGGGAATTAGTTTTGAGCCGATGGAATACAATGATAATCTTGGCTGGATTGCAGTAATCTTTGATATTGATGGCACTGTTGCTGACCATAAGGGAATTCGTTCTCCTTATGACTATACCAGTGTTATCAAGGATCGACCACGTATGGCGATCATCAAAGCTGTCAGACTATATTTCAATGCTGGATACAAGATTATTTTCTGTTCCGGCCGAGAAGATGTCTGTCGTGAAGATACAATGAAGTGGCTCGACACGTATCTTTCTTATGTTAACGATTCTGGTGAAATTGTCAAGATTCCTTATGTTCTCTACATGCGCGATACCGGAGATAAGAGACAAGATCGTATTATCAAAGGTGAAATCGTTGATAAGCATATTCGTGGTTTTTGTAATGTTGAACTAGTCTTTGATGACCGTACACAGGTGGTCGGGCTTTGGCGAGACGAATTGAAGCTTGATACCTGTCAAGTCAATTGGGGTGACTTCTAATTACTCCATTAACAGATGAAATGAAAGCTGATCTTGTTGCTTCCCTGGTTAGTATATTGCAAGATATGTACATCACAGTAAGCATTGTTCACAAGAATGAAATATTTCCAGAAGATGTGTCAACAAAGCTTATCGAAGAAGTTGAAAACTTTACCAATAACATGTATGAACTACTAACAAAGGATAAGAAATGAACGAGCAACTTATTAGTACAGCCGCAGATCTGATTGTTTCTCAGCTTTCCCCCGGCGAAGCTGCTATTATTATTGCACAAGGCGTTCAACGAGTGTCAGCCATAATGATTGGCATTATGGCTGTAGCGACCCGAGAAGGTGCAATGAGCGACGAAGGTCGTGAAACTCTGGCTAATGCAATCAAGACTTTTGGTGCTGAAGTTGTCAAGATTTCAGAACTGGAACAGGTATTCGCGCTTAGCCAGACGGGTAGTTGATTTATATGGCTCTGGTGATATACTAGAGTCATGAACGAATATGAAATAGAGATCAAAGCAAAACTAAGAGTCTTTGCTTTTAGTCCATCGGATGCCAGCGATGCCGTTGAGGAAGCTATTAGAGAGGCTGAGTCATTCGGGGCTGAAATCAAAGACCTTAGCTTTGTCTCTATCAATGAAATAATCTAGAGGAGTGGTTAATAATGACAATTACAGAAACCGTTGAAAGAGAAGAGTATGAACTGAATCTGATGGATAGATGTGATCGATGTTCAGCTCAAGCTTTTGCCAGGGCGGTGAAGATTATTGATGACAAATCTCTAGAACTATTATTCTGTGGGCATCATTTCAAAAAGACAGCATATGAATTAGGCCTTAACGGTTGGGATGTTCAGAACAACACAGATAAAATTCAATAAACTGAGGAGTGTTATGGATATCAGAGTTATGTGGGGTTATATCGATAAAGATAATACATCAAAAGGTTGGTTTATCAAGGTTTGTGATTCTCTGACCGGCGAACTTTGGGCAGAGAAACTTATGGATTCAACTTCAATGCTTATTGAAGTTAGAGGCACTGACATCAATTATGTACACTATATGATTGATAGACTGCCAGAATTGGAAGATATTTGTCGTCTTGAAAAGTATGATTATGAAAAAGGTATTGAAGAAATTCAGAACCTCTCACCTAGCGATTTTGGATAATTAAATGGAATATACTCACGAGCAGCGCAAAGCACTACGTGAAATCGACTGGACGCGCAACGTTCGACCAGAGTTCAAGAGCTTGACTAACGACCAGATCAAGGCTAAGCTAGCACCAGTACGCAACAACCTAGTGTTTGCCTTTAATAATGCTCTCAGAGATTTCAATTTCGGTGGCATTATTAGAGTGTCAAATGCTTTTGCGTGTCAAGGAGTTATTTATTCTGGGTTCAGAAAATTTGATCCTCGCGGTGCTGTTGGTGTATTGAATTATGAACAAGTAACTCATTATCCTGACATCGAAAACTTCAAGATGATGATCAATTATCTAAGAAATATTGGTTATACTTTTGTGGTAGCAGAATCAGACATGTATGATAAATCGGTTCTGCTACCACACTTCAAGTGGAACTCAAAAACAGTTCTCATGCTGGGTGAAGAAGGTACTGGTGTGCCTGAAGAGTTTATTGAAATGGCTGATGTTGTTGTTACTATTCCTCAAGTAGGAAGTGTCAATAGCATGAATGTCGCCAGCACTGCCCATATTCTAGCCTATGATTATATGATCAAGACGGGAAGGTTCTAATGTTTACGGTTGCTTTTGTTGTTAATTTCATTGCTTTCATCGGCTACCTCATGCTATGTTTCTACGTCACTAGCGACAAGTTCTATAGCATGTTTATTGAATACTTGAGGCGTCATCGTGGACTATGAAGATAAATTAGACATCATCGATAAAGATATCGCACCCAAGAATGCAGATGAACTATTTCTTGGAATGTATCTAGCGTTTTTTGTGGATTTTTATCGTGACGATCCAGACGTAGAAGTTATGCACGGCGGTGCTGAAAAAGTGCTAGAATACTGGCGCAATAAGTATCATGAAGAGATTATGACATTAGGTGGTAAACATGAAGAAAATAATGATGACCACGGGCAGCCGGGGTTGGGATAGAAATAGAGAACAAGATTATAATCAAGTAACACGTGGTCTTATCATTGAAATCAAGAATCTAATCGATCTTGGTGCTACAGAAATTGAAGTATGGCACGGAGATGCCAAAGGTTCTGATAAAATGACAGAAGAGTTCATCAATATCATTGAACGCTCTCTCAAAGAGCGTATGAACGTCACTATTAAACTTAAGGCATTTCCACCTGATATCAATAAATACGGGTCTCCTGTGGCCTTCCATGTACGCAACCAGACTATGGTGGATGGGGCTGATGTCTGCGTGGCCTTTCTCAAGGCTGGTGAGGCAAACAAGGGCACATTGAGCACTATCAAGCGTGCTAGAGACACTGGCGTCAAAGTCGCTGTCTACGGTGCCAGAGAGCTTGACATCAGACGTAGCTGACTGTAGGCTAGGTGCATGAACAAAGTGCACCTAGCTTTTACGGGCTTTACAGTCTTCGCGGCAGTGTTGAGTCCCTATGCTGCTCTATGGGTTATTGGTTGTTGGTTGGTAGTTACTTGGTTGGAGGATAAATGTTCAATGAATTCAGGCAAGATCTAATAGCAAACCAAAAGTATATCTGGATGGCTATTTTCACGGGTGCGTTTTTCTATGGTCATTTGTTTTTTGCATTGCTCACTTTCACTATACTGTATGTTTACCTTGATAGTAAGAATGTAGCTTTTGATTCTCCCATGCTGGATCATCCAGACAATCTGATTAAAATTACACCTTTGGAAAGAGGATATTAATGGTTGGCAATATTTTTATCGCACTGGTTGCTTCAGCACCGGTGACTTTTATTTTATCGTGGCTTACATCATTATTCACAGCATTTATGTTAATGTGGCTTGAAAGCACAGTCAATTTCTGGATGTATTTCGGATATTGGGATAATGTTGCAATTCTAACAGCAGCTATGACTATTCTTTCTTACCCGGCGGTTTTCAGTAAGCTATTCGGTGAACTTGAGAATTAATAAAAGGAGTTGATTTTGATGATTAAAGGAGATCGTTTCTTCGCTTAGCAATACCGAACGACGCTGGTTGGATATCGCAAAGAAGCTTGCTGAAACCTCCCAAGAGAACATGCGTCACGGCGCTATTATTACTTTGGGAGGTTCAGTTCAGGCAATGGGAATTAATAAGCGTACTAATGATCCGTTCTTCAACAAGGATTCTCATTGGCTGTCTGAACATGCTGAAATGGCTGCATTGCGTCGTTGTACCCGAACCAAGGGTTCAACTATCTATGTCGCTCGTGTGAATAAGACTGGTCAGGAACGTATGAGCAGGCCTTGCGATAAGTGTATGAGTCTGCTACGCTCAGCAGGAGTCAAGAAAATCGTGTACACCGTTGATTCTACCCAATACCTTTAAGGATGAAGATGATTAAGTCATTTGTTACTATTAATTATGTGGCCGGAACATCTGCTAGAGTGGCTACTCATGAGCTGCATCCTGCTGGATGTCTTACTGATGCTTTTAATTCATTTTGGAATTCATATTATGATTGTGGCAATTACTATAACTTTGCCATCTCAGATCCACTAAGGCCATCTCAGTTTATTTCGATCGCCAAGTCGACTATTGTTGATATTATTATTGAGGAGATCCAGTGACGCGGGTAGAGATTAAGATTGTTATTGCTGATGGAATTAATAAGTCAGAAGTAAGCTTTGAATCCAATCATGATGATATGACTTTTGAAGAAGTATCTGAACGTTTTGAAAAGGATTTTCTTTCACCAGAGAAGTTTATGTCAATTAATACTGGTTCTTCCGAGCATCAAAATGGTCATAAGATGATTATCAGAAAGAGTCTTGTTAGCGTGTTTAGCATCAAGGAGATTAAGCATCCGGTTTGGAGAAGTTTCGGTGACGAATAAGAAAAGACTATCCATCACTGATGGCATGAGAATCACAGTCTTTTGGCTTTCTATGCTTTTGGTCTGTTTGATCTGTATTGGTGTGCTGGCTTTTATATTTAAGTTGGTGCTATGGATCTCAATTATTCTTGGTCTGATTGTAGGCTTTGTGCTATTTATTTACGCCGGGCTGATTCTACTAATGAGTGGGCGATAATGGCTAGATTCATTGTAGCAATTGTTTTTTCTGTTCTATTCCATCTTGCATACTTCTATCTGCTTGGCTTTATAGTGGCGGTAGCAGCAATACTAGGAGCTGTATCAGGTTTTGCTTTAGTATATTTAGGAGTGTTTGCTCTTGATGAATTTATTTAAGCGTATCGGAATCACATTCGGTGTTATCGGTGTGTCAGCCTTGACTATCTGGTTACTTAATATGATTCTTCCATTATGGTTATCAGTTATCATTGGTGTGTTTGTCATTCCAGTAGTCGTAGTAGTGGTTTTTACCATTGCTATGTGTGTCTCTTACCCTCTATTATTAATGTGGAGTCTTCTTCTATGGGGACTTTATTCAGAAGGGAATAGCAAGTGAATAAGATTAAGAGTTTTTTCAAGTCAGAAAGAGTCAAGAGTGAACTAAGTGCTTGGAGTTTGATGCTCTTTACCGGCGGTGTATTTGGTATTGGTGCATTGATTCTTGGTGCCCCTTGGTGGATCATTGTTCTTACTACTCTATTTAGTGGTGTTGCATTCTGGACTGCGATTCTGATGGCTTTCTTTATTTATTGGGGAATCGTAGGCGATTGATATGACCTTTCTGTTCTTGGTATGTTCAGTCGCTTTTCTGATAGTGTTTATATCAGTAATTGTAACTATTATACGTGATACTATAAATAAAAAGAGTTTAGAGAATCACTGGAAGCAAGTAATGAAGCAGTCATTAGTGCAATCTCATAGAACAATCATATTGCCAAATAGTGGTGATGTTGCGAAATTTGATCATGTTAAGCTTATGCGACAAAAGCCTCTTTCAATGAAAGAAGCTATTGAAAAGGCATTACCTAGTACTCCAATTGGATGCATGTGGTCTGTAAAACGAGTTAAGGTGGAATGGTGGGAGGGGTGGATGGAAGTACCACTACCATATAAAACGACATTCGACGCTTCAAAGATTGATCAGATTGGCTCAAAAAGAGAATGGGTTAGACGCACTCCCAAAGATAAGATATGGGAAGACCTTCCTAGTAAAGGTAAGCAACGCAAGGATAATCTGGAGATTGAATTCATCACCCCCGATAGTTCATCTAAAATATTACTATCTATAGATAATAATATGTCAAGACAAGATATAATAGACTGTCTTGTAAGTGAAATCGAACACCAGTGCCCAGCCTTGGTTAATGAATATATAAATAGTACTGATGACTGGGATGGTGTTTATATCAAGAATGGAGAATAATGATTAAAACAGATGGATCTATATTAACAGTAGAGATATGGCTTAAAAATGGACGCATCAAAGAAGTAAATTTCGTAGATGAAAATGAAAAAGGTGAAAAAATAGGTTGGTCTGGATGGAGTGATATATTTACCAGTATAATTTTAGCTGGAGATATATTACATATAGACGATCAAAATGGCCACCCGCATCTATTTGATGCAACATCTATTCAGTATCTTACTATTAGGGATTACTACATACTATGATTCCTACATTATTTGAAAGAGATAAGGATGGCTTTGTTGTTCCCCGCGTAAATCCTGATGCAGCTTGGGTATTGGAAGAAACAACATTAGCAGTGTCGCCAGCTAATCATAAGATTCAACTATCCGATATCCAAGTCCTTGATTTGCATGAGCTTGATGTGGTAGACGCTTTCAGATTACTACGTGATGTGCTAGAGTGGCTACCAGAGAGTGTCATTTTCATCAGCCTAGGCGATGACACACGTTCTGCTAGACTAAGTCGTGAGGATTTTAATTATGAGGGCGAACAAACTAACTGAACCTACAAAGAAAAAGTGTGAATGTGGTGGAGATTTACCAAACACCATGTTTGCACCGCCGTTGAAATCTATTACAACCAAAAAGGAAATTTGTCCGGATTGTAAATTGGCTGAGATTGTTGACGTGTATTTGAATGGTTTATAAGCATACACCTGGTCACGCAGTATGGAAGTTTGTCTTTGATGGAATTCCATACTATAGAAACAGCAATATATCTGCCGTTAAATATTTTTATGATAGCGATCATAAATCTTTTTCAATTTATGTAAGATTGAATGATGGATGGAAATGGGTTGTTGACCACAATATATCTGATAGATGTCGTTGTGGTCGGCTTTATACAGACAGTTTTAACGGTAGAGAATTTAAGTGGCAAGACTCTTTGCTTAAGCCAGCAAAGACAATAGAAGACTGTATTGCAATTTTTCAGACGCCTGTGTTATGTCAAATATGTCATTATACCAATGAATATAATGCTGGTAGATGGTGCCCTAAATGGGTTAAAGCTCAAATAAGTTGATTAATAAAAGCTGACTGTGTTATAATTGCAGTCAGGAGGTTATGAAAATGGCAGGAGAAGAAACAGCAGCACAGCGTTTTACTCGCGACTGGGATTCAAGTCTTGATACTGACCGTAAAGTTCGTGGTCTAGATAATCAGACAGAGGAACGTGCAAGCAGAATCTATGTAAACGCAGCAGACGGAACAACACCGGCTGATGATGATTTGGTCAATCCAAATCCTTGATAACACAGTAGACTTATAAAATGAATAGGGTGCCTTTGGTGCCCTATTTGTTATTAATCATTGACAGATCAACAGTTAGGAAGATACAATGAACCTTACATTGCAGCAAGCGGAAAAGTTTGTTGAATTATGCGACGATGCCGAATGGTTCGGTTGGGAAATTGGTTTAATCACTCGTACCCCTCAAGGCACTTATCGCAGATTCATTGCTGCTGAAAAGGGGTTTTATAGTGTCATCGGCAGAGAATATGCAGATCTTCTTAAGATCGTTAGGAATCGATCCCGACAATCTTAAATGGCAAGATCTAGCATCATGTAAGAAGTTGAACACCAATCTATTCTTTGATGAATATGAATCTTCAACGGTAATAGCTAAACAAATAGATTCCATCTGTGCATCATGTCCTGTTATTAAAGAATGTTATGACTTCGGTAAAAACAAAAAGGAAACTGGTGTATTTGGTGGATTCTATTTTATTAATGGTCAAGTAGATCGTAAACGTAATGAACATAAGACACAGGAAGTAATATTGGATTTGGCGGCGAGAATATATGATTAAATCATTTTATGATGATTATGCCGCTAAGATTATACGTGATGTTCCAGCACCATATCCAGGCATTAAATTTGACGTTGTGGAATATCCAGATAAACCTGGGATTGTTATTTTAAGATTCTATGCTGATAATCTATACAGTTTCAGTGATAATCAACTGGAATCAATTGCACCTTGGATGAATACTCTGCTAAATAAATTAAATGGTTCACCACTAATGTTGGCCAAATATACCTGGGAGTGTGTAGAATGAGCTACAAGTTAGAACTTGTATATGTTAAAGAGCCTGGCGTGTTGGGTCTTGTTGTTCATTCTTATCCGGATGGAGCAAAACGCGTCTACTATCTTGTTGATGGTTTAAGCGTTGAAACTGATTTGGATGAAGAAGATTTTGATGTAAAGATTGGTGAGATTAAGTGATTGAATTCAGATGTCAGAGTTGCAACAAACCGAAAGAAGTCTTGCTTAACGTTGAGTCTTCTCTTATCAAAGGCGTTCAGCTTGTTATGTGCAAAACATGTATTGATAACAAATTTGAACCAAGGGCTTTTGTTATTATTTCCATTGATCAGTATGGAATGACAAAGCCAGCCAAGAGGATTATTATGGAAAGAAGATATCATGGTGAAACAATTGAAGCTACGGATATAATTGTTAACCTTTGACAAATAAACCTGGCTAAATTACAATTAGCTAATGAACAAAGTAAAGAAAATAGGTCAGAAGGTAGCCCAATATAGTATCGATATGCTTTCTTCCATTCGTAAACACCCGATGGAAGCTATTGAACTAATTTCCGCCGCCGGTCTTTTATTGTTCGCCATATATATCATAACACCGCTGGAATGGTTGGGTATTACTTCACCAACATATAAACTTAGTTGGTTAAGAAGTTTATTCGGTATTCTCACAGCAGCACCAGCGGTTAGATTGCTTTATATTAGATTAACTTCATCTTCTGATGAATTTATCTACTATAGACAAAACAATCGTAGAAAAGCATTGTTTTGGATAAGCTTTGCTTGGTTTTATATGTTTTTCTTAAGGCTGCTTGCGGCAGCTTTTCTACCACCATTGTCTTTACTTTTCCTCCTGCTAAGTCTTATAACGATAGTATGTTATATAAGATTGGGAGGTTAAGATGCTTAGTTCAACAATGGATATAATTATTGCCCTTTCGGCCGCTGGTGTGGGTGGTGGTATCATCAGGCTGATTGAGATTTGGCTAGGAAAGTCAAGAGCAAAGAATACACAAGATAGAGAGTTGCGCGATGAGTTAAGAACAAACGCCATCGCGTTGCGTCTCGAAATAGATGCTTTAAAAGCAGAATTAAAAGAAACAGAAAAGATGCTGGATCATTGGCGTGAACAATACTGGGATATCTTCATGCGCTTTCGTGTATTCCAGCTTGAAGTTAGAGCCATTCTTATAAAGAATGGTATCGATCCTGATGATGTATTGTCTCAGGATTCCAAAAAAGAAATGGGGTAAAATGCATAAGCATATTTATTCCGCCGGTTCGATTAGAGACGAAGTCATTCGTAGATATTGTGAATGTGGCCACGTTTTTGCTAAGCGTGGTCCTTTTTCAGCAATAGGTACATCCGATGACATACCCTATTACAAAGCAATGGCGGAAAGATACAAATGAGTCAAATAGAAAATATATTCAATGTGTTGACTCAGAGCAATCGCAAATGGAAAATAGACGGTAGAAATACAGAACCGACATTTGACGATGTAACCAGATTAGTAACACAGATGCAAGAAAGCCTAAGTAATTTAGAAGGTAATGCCAGTATTCAATGTGGTGGTATTATGCTTATCAAAGATGGTAATCATATTGATGTTTATGTACATTTAGGAGAATTAGATGAAGATTCAAGTAATAGAGCAGAATAATTGTGGGTGGTGCACAAGACTACACCCGCACATCGACAGGCTTGCCAAGGAGCTTGACACTGTGGTAGAGTACGTCAACATCAGCAATGACTACGAACTATCTCAAAGCTGGATGATCAAGACTACACCCACCGTTTGCATTATGGATGATGAAATGGAAGGCGAACAGGCCAGATTTACTATTGGTCACGATGGTATTGCTGGTATCATCAAAGGCGTTAAAGAGTACTTCAGTGAATGATACTGGATTTATACCAGAAGATAATATAGCTGGTTTAGCCGCAGTACTTTCATCGGCTTGGCCGCCGGAATATAGAAAAGAAGCAGAAGAATCCATCAAAGATCTCATTCTGGAACAAGCAAAGGAATATCATGAGTATTACTCTGACTTGCGGCGGTTGCACTAACACTTGGAGCGGTTCAGGTAGATGTCATTGTGCTGGATGCCACAGGACTTTCAGTGGCCGTGTGAGCTTTGATTCTCACCGTGACCAGTATGGACCACGGGGCAGATGTCTAGACCCTGCTACGCTTGATCTAGAACTGTTTGACGGCTACTGGCGCAGAGCTGGTCAAGCCGAACAGTCAGAAGACGAATAACCAACAGGCCCCGAAAGGGGCTTGACTGGTCTCTAGGGTGTGCTAGACTTCTAGCATGTACGAAGGAGAGCAAGCAATGAATCGCCTCATTGCCCAATATGACGCCTTTAGGTGTGAATGCTGTCTCAATGTCAAGGACAATGACGAGAAAGCATCATGCGAATCAATGGATATTGATGTTTGTATCGATTGCCATAGATCAGAGTGTCCTAATATTCGATTGTGTGAGATTGCGGAGAGATTTTAATGGCTAAACACAAACGTTCACCGCAACGCGCTAAGCGTTCAAACGAGCATCAGCGTTGGGTTGATGAACTACGTCGTTCAAATGCCGCCGGTACTCATGGAAGCACTCGATACAATCGTCGTGAAAAGTATAAGACAGATTATAGAAACGAGGATTAAAATGGATATGCAAGATATGATGAGCTTTGCCCAAGAGCTTAGAGAAATCGTTTGGTCTATTGAATATTTGATGGAACCTGGCGATCTCGCAGGTAATTATAATTCTCAATGTGCAATTGATCGTATTAAGTCGAGTGAGTATTGGATTGATGAAAATGACTGCTGATATAATGTCGATTATTTATGACATTCTTAAAGAAAGCGAATTGACCAAAGGTCAAGATTTTATTTATCGCTTTGGATTTGATAGAAAAGATGGCTCCAAAGTACATATCACGGTTGAAGATGTAGGCGAACAGACTCTAGAGGTCTACACGCTGTCCTTGATCCGGGTGGCTTGACCTGTAGAATCACTCATGCTAGGCTAGTGTCACAACCAAAGGAGCTTATATCATGGCTATTGACTTTGACACCACCCCGATTCCTTGCAAGCATTGTGAAAACGGACTCGTTCGTAACAACTTCACCGGTGACCTTGATCTTTGTAAGAAGTGTGCTGGTGACGCTACGATCTTTGTTTGTCATTCATTCGCTACTACCAAGTCAACTACATGGATGGCTACTGAGTGTGACCAGTGCGCAGCCACCAAGTCTCAGCATATGATGGTTGGTCAGTATGAGGAGCTTGTCAAGGCTGAGTGATAACGACAATACTAATATTAGCAGCATTATATATAATTATATGCTGGTATGTGGAAGGAGGTAATGATGGCGGCTCTGAAAACTAATAAAGGACAATATACTTTTGTCTGGTATGCCGATAATCCTTTTATTGAAGTATTTAGACCGGGTGATTCGGTAAGTACACCCTTCGAAGTCTTTGAGGCTGGAATAAACTATAATCAATCAAGTTTCAAGAATCTCGTAAACTCTCATCCAGATTATAAGTGAGGTTATTATGGCTTCCCCGATGAAAGAATATGTCTACGATCCTACTCGTAGATTTCATAAGATTTATGACTACAATTTAGGTCTCGTGCTGATGATCAGTGGTTCTGTTCTTACAATTGTCATGACAATTGTTACCCTCGGCATGATCCTTGGTGATCACAACTATGCCGTTGGTATAACAACTGGACTTATTACCTTATTCGGAATCTTTATTGCTAGTCCCATGCTTCACTGTTCCGACGATCGAGTCCGCGAAAAGCGTGCTGTATACAAGCAATATCTTAGTATGAGTAAGGCTGATCGGCGTAGTTACAAGGGTGATATCAGGCTTATCCATAAGGACCTTAGAGCTAATGATTCCCTTGATTATGACGACTTAATCAAACTTTTCAAATCCAAGTCTCTCAGTAATTCGGATAGTCTCAGTTCCCGGCGGGCAAGAATCAAGCAGGAATTAAAGGATATCAAGGCAATGCAAGAGCTTAACACCACTGTTCAAAGTGAGATTGACAAAATTAACAAGACCTTTGATCTGTAAACTGTAAACTGTGAGGTTTAATGAGTAACTCCAAGAATTCAATCAAAGGATCAATGAAGGGCTGGCCCTTGTGGCGTGCTATGACCCGTTGGTTGATGAATAATGGCTTTGAAGTATGCCAGCTTTGTGGAACCACTGAAAATCTTAGTTTTGATCATATCATTCCAATTTCACAAGGCGGGACTACAGTTCGTCATAATCTGGCCATTCTATGTAAACCATGTAATGAATCAAAAGCCAATACGTTCATGGAACTTGAGCCTATCCAATGGCCTAGGCCTAGTCTTGAACAGATCATGATTCAGGACTTGACACCAGGCGTTCATACAGTGTATGGTCGTGTTCTACAGCAACCCAGCGTACATGGTGTTTTCGCCGGGGAGAAAGTGTGGGAGTTCCCCACTGATCTTGATGGAATTATGACACGTATTCGTAAACGTACTAATTCAGATGGTATTGTTGTACGACCAGAAGATACAGTAATTTTACTACATCCAGAATTGGTAAAAGTATAATGTCACGTCGTCCGGGCAGTTCAACAGATAAGCTATGGCGTAGATTCTATCGTTGGCGTATGGACAATGGATTTGAAAATTGCCGATTTTGTGGCGTAAAGGATAACTTGACTTTTGACCACATTATTCCTTGGATCAAGGGTGGCACTCTTGAAATTGAAAACACCTCTATCCTTTGTTACGAATGTAATCAAGAAAAGGGATCAAAGATCATGTCCATCGAACCTTGCGTTTGGCCACCAATGGACACTGAAATGAAGAACTTCGCGGATCTAGAAATCGGTGATCGAACAATGCACGGCGTTGTTGAAGAGATTATCGATATGGGTCTTATGATTAATTCTAATGGATATGAAAATCATATCTTCAAAATTCGTTTCAGCGGTTATTGTCCAATGTCTGAGATTTCTCAAAAATTGAGAGATGATAAGAAATTTAATGAAACTGGCTTTCTTTCACGTCCGGCTTATTGTATGATGCACATGTACCCAGGAGAATAAATGAAAGAGCGTGAATGGCTTGTTCAGAGGGGCTTGGCAATCCCCGGTGCACGTGGTAGATTCTCTCGTGAGGCCAAAGCTGCTCTAGCCAAAGCTCGTGCGGATGGTATCGATATTGAATCACTGACGCATGTTCCAACTGAAACCACACCAATCAAGCGTAAGTCTGCTACAATCATCAGAAGTGATGTACAAAGACCGGAAACTGTTGCTTGGGCTTTTGACAAGGCGACCAAGGTTGGTACAACAGATTTGATCATCGCTATCAGCTCTTGTGCTTCATGTAGCAAATCAATCAGTCGTTGCACACATGATATTCCTTTGCTGCCTTCATGGCTTGGTGGTGGCGAAGCTCTACTAGTCAAGCCCGAAAGGTCGAATAAGTAATGTTCAGATCAATCGTTGTTGTGCTAGCTATGCTAGCCGCAACACTGGTGCCAGTTAGTGCATCAGCTCAAATAAGCGCTCCACCAAAGATCAATGTTAGTAGCAATGGATTCACCGCAAGTAATAAAACTTTTATTCCACGCGGTGCTAACTATATTCGTCTTACATCGGATGGTGCTTCTGCACCTTATTGGTATATCAGCACTTTTGAACCCGGTCAATATAATGCAAGTGCCATTCGTAACGCACTAAGTCAACTATCTTATGATAAATACAATGTCATTCGTACTTTTATCGACATTGGAAATGAACGTAATGATGGTCAAGGTGTAATGCATGGCATGGGTTTGGGTATGAATGATAATCGTCCAGTCAACCCGGATTATATGGCAAATGTTGCTGATTTCGTAAAGGCAGCAACAGAACGGAATATTTATGTAATTCCAGTTCTTTATAGATTCCCGCAAAATTGTTACTATTACACGATTGTACAAAACGGCGGGGCATGTAATAAAACCATTCCAACAGCTAATGTTGATGGTCGTAATGCTCTTTATATGGATAAAGGTCATGTAGCAGCTAAGGCTGAATATATGAAACAGTTCAGCCTTGATCTGCTGAATCGCCTTGGAAACACCAATGGTATTCTTGCTTATGCTTCAGATAATGAAGCATATTTTGAAGCAAATAAGGCACCTTTTGCTACCAAAACTGGTAGTGTAGTAGCTGATGGTAAAACATACTCAATGAGCACAAGTGCTGGTAGGCAGTCAGCAGCGGATAATTCATTTGCTGGCTATACTACAAAGGTCAAGGCTGGACTAAAGGCCGGTGATCCAAATGGTAAGATTATTATTGGTGTCTATTCATTGTTCGCGGTAGGTAAAACAAGCTATGATGGCTTTGCTACTTATTGCTCTACTGATTGTAATCCAACAATTGATTATCGTTATCCAGCACGAGCAAAGGTAGCAGATGTTGATGCCATCGACATTCATTTCTACCCGCGTGATTCAAATACTGGATATACTGTGCAGAATGAGCTTAATACAACAGAATATAAGCAATTCACCAAGCCTTGGTTTGTTGGTGAGATTGGTGCACACCGCGATTTCTTCAATAATGATATCGTAACTGCTGCCTATACTGTTCGTGATGCTCAAATCGCAGTATGTAAGCTTGGTGCCAAGGGTTCGCTTTTCTGGACCTTTGACAATCAAGATAATGAAGATCAGCAAAGGCTGTTTACCTTGATGGAAAACGGCGGGGCAATCAATGGTGTTCTAGCACCAATTGCCAATCCTACCTTTTGTTAACTAATTAATCAAAGGAGTTTACATGTTTGACGTAATGGAGATTGAAATGGCTCTTATCAGGTCTGGCTTTAACAAGACTATCCAGGGCGTTGAGTTCGTTCTTATTGGCGATACGATGGAAGTTATTGAGAACTATGTTCTTGTTGACACTATCGACTGCACAGAGAATGGACTACCGACTGTAAACACCGAATACGATTTCGATATGACTGCCATGTGGTGGCTGTACGAATACAACATGATTTAAGGATAAAAATGGATTTATTCGAGGCCTGGCCCAAAACTGCACGTGGTTTTGGGCCAGCTCTTTACACGGAGAAACTTGATGGCTCAAATGTAGCTGTTATCTTTGAGCGTCGTTATGGCACTGAAGCATTTGCCGACATGAATAATGTTGTCATTAAAGATACAAACACCGATGAATTGTTTATTATTCATGTGGCAGCTCAGACACGTACTCAAATGGCCTTTATTGAAGATGATCAAGTGGGTATTGCCAGATGGGTTGCAGATCGTAAGTATAGTTTGGTTCGCGATTTATATAATTTCAACCGTGGTGCTGATCTTGAGCGTCATTATGGTGAGTATGTCAAGGGTAAAGGTCTCAAGGTTCCACATGTCTTTCTGTTCAACGCTTACCGTTGGCGAGACGCTGAGTTCCTCACTGAGGGGCTATCGGTCGTGCCGGTACTCTATGAGGGCGAACACTCTTACGAACAGCTTACAGACACACTGAGAGACCTTGAGCTTAACGGCTCACGAGTGCTTGACTCACCGGCGGAAGGCGTGATAGTCTTTCACAAGAACGACAAGACAGGCCGTAAATACTTCTGCAAAGGACAAGGACGAAAATAATGTGCCAGATCTGCACTGACGTATTTAAGCGTAAGGACGCTAGCACTCAATATAATCTCTACTTAGCTGGTTCGCTGAAGAAGATCGTTGACACTGGCTTGAATATTGTGCTTGATATGTATATCATGTTTGACAATGTCGTTTACTTTGTTGCTTCTATCAATCCGATCGTTGATCTCACCGGTCGGGAAATCGCCAAGGCTGTAAACCTTTCTTACATCGGTTCCTTCAACTAATCAGGAGTTAAAATGTGCTACGAATGTGATCGTTACAACGACTACAACGAGACAGTCAATTTCTACTATGCTTTCAGCCTTATTGGTTCTTTTGATGTTTCCAAGGATCGAGAGTTTGCTGTTGGAGAACTGATTGCCATTGAGAATAGTGTCTACAGTGTGTCCAGTGTAAAGGACATCAACGACACTGATGGTAACAAGATTGCCCGCGCGGTGAATGTAAGCAAGGTGGGTCCATTTGAGAATCTTAAGTCATGATTTCAAAGTATCGGACAAACTGAGTACTTCTCTTTGTGCTCACACCGCCCGAGTTGGTGAAATCAAATTAGTGCTGATTATTAGTTATGGTGAGCCATTTAGTTGTACTGCCGAACGTAGAATCTATAGCAAGAGTTATAAGTGGAGCGGTACAACCAAGCATCTAATGCAAAACATCAGAAAAATGGTATACAAAACACCTGAAACTGATGATCCAATCATTTTGGAAGCACTATCAGCATTAAGTGATGTATATTAATTTGCATAATATGTCTTTTCCACATAGAATATATCTAGCTCCTTAGATATATCTAGGAAAGGAGGAGACAGAATATGGCAACAACATCAATTAATGATGCCAATCTACAACCTGTGGAAACAGCAGAGGTTATCAATCTCAAAAGACGTGAAGTTTATGAAACAGCCGTTCGTGCTCAGACAATGGGTTTGAATGATGCTAACTTCACAGATAGAGATAGAGGTCTCTATGCGGATACTCACCGCTCACAGAGTGCTAATCTCTGAGTAAAATAGTAATTGAGCTAAGGCCACCCTACATGGGTGGCCTTAGTGCTTTAAGGCTTGTGTTGATCTCGACGACATGCTAGGCTTGCTCTACACAACAGAGAGGTAAAAATGAAGGTCTATGTTGGTATTGATGGTGGATGTAGTTGTTATGAGGTAAATGTGGTTGGCATTTCCACCAATCGCTTTAACGGTGGAGAAGAAATCGACGTCAAGCTTTCTGATCTGCTAGGTGTTACCTCAGAAACTAGCATTATTTCCATGCTCGATGAACTTATCACTAGGCATCAGGAATATGCTGCTGAAGCAGAAAATATTATTGACTCTTTTCGTAGGGATATTCGCGGTCTTGAAGTGAAACTGAGCAGTAAGGCTCAAGAGGCAAGAATTGAAGCCTCTAAGGATGAAAAAATTAATAACTTTAGGGAAGCACTTAGGTTGGCTGACCAACACAGTATTGCTTTACAGAATGAAATTGATGAACTAAAGCGCCAACTTAAGGATTCTCAGCGGGGATATCGATTTGCTGGATTCATGGATAAGTATAATCAGCTTTGGACTCCTGTAGTTGGTCGTAATGGTCTATTTGAATTCCGCAGTGAAAAGCTCAGTGCTGCTGTATTGAAGAATAATGAAGAATACCAGGCGGTTCCCTATCATGAGGAAGTAAAGTGAATCACAAACTACTATCAAATATTCTATTTGGTTGCTCTATCGGAGTTGGTCTAGAAGCAATTTATCAGATTGCTCAGCATGATTATCCAGATGTAATGGTGCTTGGTCTTATCTCATGTGCCATTATGTATGTTAGTTGGGTGATCTTCAAGCATAGGGAGCGGTAAATGTATGACGATGATGATGTTGTTGTTTTTGGTCTAGTGGCAACAGTTGCATCTGTTCTTATTGTTGGTGCATTGATTGCCACCGCGTCGGATAGTCCAGAAAATGATTTTGCCACAATGTGTCAGAATTCGGATTATATTCGTGTTGATGACAGTGAATGTGATCGTGGTATCTCTGGTACCAGCATTATGTATATCTCAACCGGTTCCAATTACAACGCACCCGGTATTGGATCAAAGATTGATCAAGGTCAGGTTATTCGTAATCTACCTAACGGTAAGAGCTTTCAAAAGGGTGGTATTAGTGCCACAGGTGGTACAGTTAAAAGTAGTCCTGGAATTACGCGTGGTGGTTTTGGTGCCACCGGCGGATCAAAAGGAAGTAGTTCATCATGAGTGTATTTGATCATTACGACGGACAAACAAAAGCGGTATTAGAAATTATGTCAAGACGATTGACCGAGGTAATGTATACGGCAGATCCAGATTTGATGGCAATGATTGCCTATATGGCAATGCATGATGTCTTGATTACACCTTATGCTGATGAAGATCACAGGGGTGGTAATTTGATTGATTTGGTTATGACTCTAGCCGCCGAAAACTACCGATTGAAGAATAGACTATGAATACTTGGAATAGAATGCATCTGTTTATCAAGATTGGTTTGTTCATTGATGTTCTAAGCTTTCTGGCATTTGCAGTCAGAATCGCTGTCGACGGACCATTTATTATGATTCCAATTCAATTGGGATTGATGGCTACAGCGTTAGCATTGATTGTAATCGGAGGCATTAAAATGCGTAAGGAATATTATGATGAAAGATAGAGTATATCCACGCGTTATGGTATATTTCTTTGCCATGATGATTGTTGTCAGTGCTTGGGGTGATCAAGGGTGGACTACGGTAGTGTTCGGTGTACTGACTGTGGCCTGGTTCTGGATTCTGAGCTTGACTTACCTCGGTGAGAGTGTAGACTAGCATGAGGGCAGAGCGAGAAGAAGATATCATCTGGCGTTCTCCACCACCAAAAGAACTAAAAGAAATTGATTTTTGGGCTATTGGTGTTGGTTATGCACTCGAAGAGAATAAAGGTAGATGGGGTGTCGTCTATCATGGCAATGAGGCATATATTCATTATATGGCATTGCATAGAAACAATAAGCATGTGTGGTCTGAAATAGTCAATATCAGAGGTATTGACTATGTGTATTCAATTTACAGCATTGACGATCCGAGCAAAGGATAAAAATGAAAAACATTATTGGATTTGCGGTCCTTGGTATTGCCCTTACTGCTTGTGGAGTGAATGGCACTACCGATGACTATAGCGATTATAGCCCAGTTGCTGAGGAATATACTGAGAATTGCGTTAATACAGCAACTGGTGAAGTTATTGATCCTGGATATTGTTACGACCATGCGCCAGATACCGATTACTATTACTACAACGATGCTCTACCTTATGGTCAATTTATCGTAATCGACAATAGTTATAGGACTAAGCCTAAGACTGGCATTATCAAGACTTATCAGCCTAAGTCAACTCCGCTTCCCAAGTATGTTCCGGCACCTAAGCCTGCAACACCGGTAAAGCTGCCTGCTTATACTCCTGCTAAGCCACCAGTTAATATGCCACCTGTACAGCAAAATAAGCCTGCTGTACCCATGCCACAGGTTGCCAAGCCACCAGCTCCTCCCGCGCCAATGCCTAAGCCTGCTGCACCTGCACCAGCTCCTAGGAAGATTCGTAAGTGATGAGTAGATTTAATAAGCCTAAGCTAACTCCAAATCAAGCAAGAGAGATTTGCATTCGCGCCTGGCTGGATGAAAGTCAACGGACAATCGCACAAGAGTTCAAAACTACACCAGGAATGGTAAGTCAAATTAAACTAGGATATAACTATCCTGGCCACACAGTAGACATTCGCAGAATGTATCAAAGCGATAATGAACTGAGTGAACGAGAAGCCGAACAAACCTATAAGATGCTAGAATCTAGCATTATTTTCTAAATTCAGCATTTTCCGAAAAACCAGCATTTTCTAGCATCTTCGTAATCTAGCATTTTTACAGAAATCAGCATTTTAGCATTTACTGAACAAATAATATTTCCGCCGGGTTGAAAATGAAAGCAGGTATAATGTTACTAGAAGATAAGAACACAAAGCTAATTGATGGCATTCGTAAAGCTGTTGAAACATTCGGCAGTGATTACAAGTATAAAATAGATCAACACTTGAGTATCAGAAATTGTATTTATTTTGAAATCGATACCGAAGAGCCGTCGTGTCTTATTGGACATGGTATTGCAAGTGTTGGTTATACCATCGACTCGAAATTTGAGCCAATTGAAAGACTCAAAACCGATCTGGCTGATGATCAATACAACATCAGACATTGCAATGCATATGCTGCCAGACATATTCTTACTTATCTAGGCTTTGATTCCAATGTTGTAAATGCCTGTAATGCTGGTCAAACTGTTCAGGACGCGGGCGATACTTGGGGTGAAGCACTTCAGGCAATTCATGACAGTCTAGTCGACAGTGGAGTTGCCGACCAGTATTGGAGGTGATTACATGCTACAACCAGTTCAAATGCGTTTGTCAGATGATGGAATGATAGCCCATAAAGTCTCTGAGGATGAAGAGGATATATCCGGGGAGCAAAGAAATTGGGTTATCGCCTATGTTCCTTTACCGGAACGACTTTATGACGCTTGGATAGGTTTTCCATTGTACGATTATGAAGTTGCGGATTGGATGATTCTTCCCAACTTCCCTGCATTGGTTGATTGTATTGAAAGCTGACATACTAGCACCGGCCTTGATTGATATTTAAATCAAGGCCGGTGCGGTATTAAAAGGAGATAATTAATGAACACCGAATTTATTGCTATTCACTCACGTGTTGAAGTTATGGGACCTGAAGTTCTTATTCAAAGATATGTTGATGCCATCAAAGGGCAACATGATCCCAGTTCCTACATGGAGAATTACTCATCAACATCATCAAGTAGTACATACGATCCGATTATCTACTACTGTAAATAAACTCTGAATAATTATTATTGTGTTGGAATAAATGTATATTGCTGTGATTTTTCATTCCCTTTCGTAATACTAATATATATTTATAATATCGCTGTGACTTTTTGGACCCTTTCGTAATGTCAATTCCATATACAGGCTGGTCGCTGGCCACCACCCGGCACCGAGCACGCGTGCGCGTGCAAATGATCAACTCCGCGATTTGCATATGCTAAGAGATCAAACCGTGACCTCAGAGTTACCATTGCGTGACCTAAAACATCGTTTTGTGGTTAGACTTGCGTTGCAAGCGCAGACACACGACAGGGAGACACGGACATGGGAAACACAAAGGTTCGCCTTAGCCCGGTGCAGGTCAACGCACTCACGGACGCGGCTGGTGTGAACGCTGCTGAACTGACCCAATTCCGTTCGACCACCCGGAACAAGTTGCTTGATCTTGGGTTGATTGACGAACTGGAAAACCAGGGTCTCTATGTGCTGTCGCGCAATGGGCTTGAGTGGCTGATCAAAAACGCACCTGACACGTTCATCAGTCCTGCTCATCTTTTCAATGTGGGCGACATTGTCCGGAACCGTTACATGGGGCCTGTCGGAATTGTGACGGCTGTTCACGAAAACGGCCTTTACGTCGAATTCCATTCGCACACCGAAGGTACCAACTACGGTGCGGTGTCGGCTTATGTCGCCGCTACCGATTCCGAGATCGATCAGTTTCAGCGGGACGACTGGCACCCGACGTTCATTCAGGGCACCGATGATTCCGACCCTGTTTTGGAGGTTTTGGGGTCTGACATCGTTGAAGGTGAATCCGTGGTGTGGGTACGGCAGACTGGTGACATCGATAATCACCGTGCTTTCACTTTGGAAGCTGATTCACGTCTTACCCGTAGGTACTGGCGTGCTTACCCCGTTCAGGCTGCGCCTACCAAGTGGCGTGTTGAGCGGAACAGCACTGCTCTGTGGCGTGACGAGGACCGCGCAATGGCGCACGTTGCCTCTGACATCATGGCAACCCGCGCTGAGGCAATGTCCGAGCTTCGGGTGATGCTCATGGCTGAGATTCAGGGCTGGACTGATTTGGGCATGAGTGCCAAGCGTGACGAACTGATCTTGAGTGCGGTAACGGACATGCCGAACCGATCGAGTTGGCGTGTCGATGGCGTTGAGTGGTCGATTCGCGGTTGGTGATCACTACATAGATAGCCAATGGATCTAAGCGGCCCCAACGTCAACGACGTTGGGGCCTAGCTTTGCCTCAGAGCGTTTGCACATGCAAAACAGGCTGCTATTCGCTCTCTAAGGCGTTGGAGCGGTCCTACCCATACAAAGACCCTAGGAAGCTATAAAAGTCGCTCTATGACGAACATGCAGGCCTTTACGGGGCATTGTGGAGCAGCTCGGCTCATACGCGTGCACAGGTGCATGATTGGACGTACTGACCGGTAACATGCGCACGCCATGTGCATGAGCAAATCTGACCAATTTCTAAGCCTCTGACCAGCACGAATGCCGTGAGCGGCCTAACGCCGTTGGGGTGGTATGGATGTACCCGAGAGGCCCTTTAAGCGCTTAGCGTGGCTCTGAGAGGCCTTTACGGCGATATGGCCAGTTGACGCCTAGAGCACCAAATATGGTAACAACGCGGTAACTTATACATCAGTGGCCTATGCATCAAATGTTGATCAAGCTCTGACCTGCACAAACACCATTAGCAAAAGAAAATCCTTGACTCAATGGGGGCCTGTGGTGCGTACTTGTGGAGCACCACCGAACACCACAACTCAAAAGCTCCGGAGCGGGAACCCTTACACGTCAAGGGTTTGAGAGCTAGTAGCAACACTACGCGCCAAGAGCTACCGAGTTGACAACCAAAACTGAATTTGCTACTTTTAAGGCCCCGCAAGGGGGATGGCCCGGAGGGTCAGGGGTAAAAGCCTGATTCCAAAGGTGTTCACACGAAACTTGAGAACTCAATAGAGATAGCGCGGAAGATACCGAGCTAACAACGGATACACCAATTAAATTGGTGTGTATAGATCCGGGGGATTATTTTTCCTAATGCCCTGTTAGTGACCGACGTGAGGAACCGGCTACGTGTGGGGAAAATACACGGGACCGCATACAAAAGACTCACAGTGAAACAAAAGCGCAGCCTCTTTCACGGGGTAATAATCGTGAATATGGTGAAAGTCAAGAGAGTTGATAAATCGATTGTTCCGACTCTGCTGTGATCATGCCGGTATGAATCCGATCATTTATCCATCTTGACGGAAACTGAAGTGCTACCCGATTGTTTTAGGGGCCGGTGACCCGCCCAATGCTACGGACATATAAACAATCGGTTTGCAGTATGGGAATGTAGCTCAATGGCAGAGCTTATTACTGCGTAGCGGTAATGACCTTTAGGTGATAGTGGTTCAATTCCACTCATTCCCACTAGCCCATAGGGTGCCAGCCAATTTAGAACAAAGGAAAACAATTGCTCACCGTTGCTTTGCTGCTGATTTTTCCGGTGATCGGTAAGGCTGTTTACGACACTCGCCTTACCGCAGACGAAAACGCGGACAATGACACCACCATTTTCGGTGAGTCGATTTACAACCCGGAAGGGTAATCGAAATGAACTTTAAGCACATCGCCGATTTCATCGCTCACAACGGTACTGACGACGTTGACCTTTACCGGCGGCACGTCAAGGCGTGTGCCATTGCGGATGACAGCGGAGCGTTTCCGTTGCTTACCGAATGGTTCGGCATCTACTACGCCGAAATGAACGTCGACTACGGTTTCAAGGCGCGTTTTATTCAGCGTCTCAAGTTCGTCAAGGCTGTTTTCACGGGAAAGGTTGCCTAACATGCGTGTTGTCATTAAGGAATACAAGGGTCCTGGCGGGGAAATTCTGGACCTGTTGAACATGCTGGTGTTTCCGGACCGGGCAAACAACGTCGGTCGTATGGCCGATGTGCGTGGTGAGGACAACCGTAAGCCGCGTTCGTGGCGGATCATGTGCGCAATCGGAGAGACGGAAACGTTCAACTCTACCGAAATGCTCTACATGGTTCGGAACGTTCACACTGGACAATGGACGATTGCGTTTCTGTCCGAACTCGGCAACCTCTACTAGCCAGGATTCCCTACGGTGATAGTGGCCGTTGCATTCGATTGCGAATAGGGAGCGCATTAACAATCGATGAAAGGTTGTCTAATGACCATTCTCATGACTCCCGGTAAAACCCTTGACGAGTGCAAGGTCGAACAGATCAGCAAGACGCCTGCACTTCAATGGATCATTGCTCACGTCGTGTACGGCGGTGCGGTGGTCACCACTCACGGCATGTGCGGTTTGGTGGCGGCAGAGACCCGCACGGCGTCCAACGGTGCGCCGATGTTCCACTGCTACGGTTGCAACTTGACCTGTGTGGCAATGGAATTCCGGCCGCAACCGTACAAGATCACCCGTTACGACTTTCTTTACTAAGGGGAGCAATGAGTAAGAGAATGTTTTCTGCCGCTATCGCCATGCTTATTCGAGAAGGCGTAGCGAGAGATAGGGTAGATGCCCGCCAACAATTGGAAATCCAATTGCACGATAGCGGCTTTTCCTATTTCAGTGAACAGGAAATCAATGACGCTGCTGACGATTTGATTGACCAGCACGTCAACGATTGTTCGTGATTGGATTTCCCTATCGGCTGAAATAGGGCCGTAGCATCAAAGCAAATGGGGAAGCGCATCAAACGAAAGGATGTCCACATGTGGGCACTGACGGCCGATGAGTTGGTATTAACACGAGACAAAGTCGCAAAGATCAATGAAAGGGCAGTCAAGCGCGGCTTTACTGGCCGGTTGGAAGTAGTCGCCAATCGAGAGGAACGCACCCGAGAGGTATCCGGGTTCACGGTCACTGAGATTGTCTATGTGACCAGCATTGAGGGCGAACCACCTAGCTATAACGGGTGGACGTTTCTGGCGTCTCTTGACGTCATTGAGAGTGGTTTTATCGTTCGCACTGCACCTGGTGTGGAGTCAATCGACCGTGATGGCCTAGAGCCTGGCAAATGTGATCATTGCGGTATCAATCGGTACCGCAAAAAGTCATTCATTGTCAGTGACGGAACCAAGCAATTGCAGGTGGGTTCGAGCTGCATTAAAGACTTTCTCGGTTGGAATGCCAGCGTGGTATTCATTACCGAGCAGGATCTAGACGGACCGATCAGCGGCTTTTGTGGAACCGGTGCACGCTATTTCACCATTGAATCGGTTCTGGCGGTTGCTTGGGCCTGTGTGACTCAATTCGGCTTTGTCCGGAGTTACGACACTGGCAGCACACGAGACAAAGTGTCGGCAGTGTTGGACCCGTTCAATAAAGAATCACGTGAGCTTTCAGAGGCAATCAAGCCACTCGCAAAAGATGCCGAACCAATGGCAAAGAAGTTGCGGGAATTCATTCTTTCCGATGATTTTGCCGGTAAGAGTGAATACGTTGAGAATCTGAAAGTGTTGTGCTCTGGCGATAGCGTTAGCTTTGCTCACTTTGGTTTGTTGGTGAGCGCACCGCAGGCTTACGCCAGGCACATGGAAAAGACGTTCATCAAAGAACGTGAAAAGACCGAATCGGTTAACGAATGGGTTGGGAGTGTTAAGGAAAAGCTCACATTGAATGTTCGAATTAAGGCGATTCGATTCATTCAAACCGATTACGGCACAACCACTCTTTACACAATGGTTTCCGATACCGGCCATGCTTTCAAGTGGTTCAGCAGCACCGGTGCATTCGGTGACAATGAAACCGAGGAATTCTTTACCATTCAGGGCACGGTAAAGAAACATGAGGAATACAACGGTTATAAGTCGACCGTTATCACCCGTTGCAAGCGAGCATGATTGGTGGATAATGGGTCGCTATTTGGAAGTGATTTACCTTTCACCGGGTGACAAATTCAAGCTAAATGACCAGAGTGTCACGGAATACACGGCCGCTGAAATCATCCGTGACTATGCGGCAGGGTGGACCATTGCACATACATCCAATCATGTGATGCCATTCTGTTTTGCGTCCAATGATGACAAAGTGTTTGTGTTGTACAACTAGCTTTTAATTCCCTCGGTTTAGCCGTGGCATTCAATTGCAAGGGAATTGTTTCCAATGAAAGGTGATAGCAATGGAAACCCCTAAGATCAATAACACCGACGCTGCTTTCATTTTCACTTTGGGTCAGGTGGTGGGTGCGAACCCTGACAAGATCTACACTATGCCCAATGAATTTGGGTGCGCTTATGTGCACTACGTTGACGGCGGTGGGCTGTGTGACGGCTGTTTGATTGGGACTGTTCTGGTCAAGCTTGGTGTGCCACGTGAGTGGTTCATTGAGGTAGGCGCCAACACTGGCAAGGGTGCTGGTCTGGTGTTGGAGCAGTTCGGTTTCAGCCGTGAAATCGGCATTGCTGCTGATCGAGCGCAGAACGTGCAAGATGGCGGGGAACCGTGGTGGCGTGCTGGTGAGGCCTTCCTTTACACCTACGCTCAAATCAAGGCCTAGCAATAAAGTCTGGCGAGACTATAAACACGCCAAACGGATAATGGTTAATAGGGTTCATGGCCTATTCAAAGGTTCGATTCCTTTGGTCCGTACTACCCTTAATGGGTATTGTTAAATAGTTCGGCTTCCCGCGCTTTTGCCCGGATACACAAGTGTAAGCCCGAATGCGAATAGCATTGGTCACTAGGTTGGCTACTACGGTCCCAATCGACACGGCTATATGCGTGATTCGAGCCGTCAATTACCTTGCTCATGTGCACATACTCTATGACGGTAAAGAGTTGGAAAGTGTGCACCGTAGGCGTTATTAATTGCGTATCTTCGGATAATGTGGAGTCGTTTGTACCACTTAACGTGGGATTGAATCAATGTTTATGCGGTCTACGGTGCCGAGAATGCCGGAACGCTAAGAATATTGACTATGCGACATGGAAGCATAAGCAATTGATAAGCGACCTTTAGGAGATAATAAAACCGGCGGTGAAATTTAGTGGTCTGACTGTGAAAGATCGGTCTAGAAATCCATTAGATATTATCGCTAAGAACGGGACAAATAAACAAAACCCGTTATACATTGGCCATATAAAGAGAATGTCTAAAGGGATTCTGACTAGTGCAGGCCACACAGTCCCCCGATGACGTTTCTCATTAACGAAAGGCTATTATGTACTTTGACGCTGTATTGGATGAGAGCCGCAATGTTCTTTTCAATGGCACACCAAAGGACACGGCACGATGGTTGCGTGCTGAACTTGAAGAACAGGACTGTTCGAGTTGGATTGTTTACCCTGGATCTACCTTGCGTCCCAAGAGTGTCAATGACTACCTTTTGAAGGTGTAGTTAATGAACATCGATTTGGTTCGCCATTTGAACGAAGTAGCACACGCGCTTTCCAGTTGGGTTGAAACGCTGGAATACTTTACCGAGAATGCCAATGCATCGTGGCCACGTGAATATGGAACCCGTGAGGAATTCATTCAGCACGTGGGTAATATGATCGGGGGATACAGCATGGAATTCGACAGGGCATACAATGCAATTCCAGAATGGATGGATAAGTGATGCGTGCTGATTTGCTTTCCAACTTGCATCCCGATGCACGCACTTATGCATTGCAGGTTGCCAAGCAACACAAGATCAATGGTTGTGTTGAGGGTTGCAATCACAATGAATACATTCGTGATTGTGCCAGGCGTAGGCACCACGGGATCAAGGATGCCGAGTTTCATTCGACATGGGACACGTTGCGTGATCGGCGTGTCAAGTTGAGTCATGACGAGTACACGGCAGAACTTGACCGGATGCTAGATCTACTGAATGAACGGGACTTTGCGTGACGTGTGTTTTAGAACCGTCTAGAGTCGTCTCTAAGCCTCTAGATGTGTTCAGGGTGCACGTACCCTACCCGAGACCATTTGATCTTGTTACAGACGAAATGAGCGGCTAATGGTCATCCTTATTGCTAATGTAGTGAGTAAAGGTGAATGGGGAGGCCCGACGACGATTGTCGAGACAAAGGAATACGCAAACTTTCCTTTTGTTCCCGCCGTGCACACTAACTTTTTGGTGCGCAACACGTTGATTGCCATTGATCGAGTGGACATCGATCCGGTTGGTTTGGCCGGAACTCCCATTGTGACCATTAGCGGCAGGGTCACCCGATAGCAAAGTGGTTGCTAAATCAGTGGGATTACCCATTCCCATTGCCCAATTACTACGGTGAGGCTTAAATGAACGTCAATCCGCGTGCGTTGGTTCTGCTGTCAACCATGATGTTCACTACGGCAATGTTCGCTTGGAAACTTGCTGGACCATATTGGGTGACCATGCTCATTGTCACCATTGTTTACGGCCTTTTTCTGTCCGTTGTGACTGTCAACTGACATGCTTTATCGAATAGGAAGGCATATCAAAAGGTACACACTGGTCTACTTTCTTTTTCTGATGCTCATTGCAATGTGCACCTTGATCACACTCAAGCAATATGAATTGATTGGATAAGACATGGTTAACACTGCCACTTACGTTGTCCGTTTGCGTCTCGCCTCTACCGGCCGAATGTCGGCACGAAAGGTTTTCGCGGTGAACACTGCGGATGCCATTTCCCAGGGGCACGCAATGGGCAAGGTTTATGAGGTGACCCGAGTGGTTGCCATGTTGAACACTGATCTTACTACCGTCTAATGCGTATATACGCAGCAATAGCTTTTGCCTTTGCTGTAGCTATTATGTACGCAGCGATTCCAGCGGTTGCAATTGTTTTCATGCTGTCTTATTCATTCACTTTTCTAAGGGGTTTCAAATGTCGGTTCTCAACGTCACTGCCGGTAAGTTCATCACCATTGCTGGTATCCGACGCAAGGTGTTCGCTGTCTACGCTGTCAAGGGTGCACGGTGGTTCCTGGTGAACGATGCCAATGGCAACCGCAAGCCGGTTCTCTACAGCAACTCCCACGTTTTCGCCTGATAGTCGCTTTACAACGCTTTAAACCAACCAATAGATAGGGGCACCGATTAAAACAAATCGGTGCCCCCTTAACCCAAAGGGGTAAAGAAAATGACCGATATCACTAACGCCGAGACTGCCACCGTTATCAAGCCGCTTGTTTACGACACGGACGCACGCACGGTGCGTATCGAGAACGCGGACGATTTCCGTGTGGCCGCAAAGTTCTTTGGCATTCCCGTCAAGGCTGCTGGACGCCTTCCGTTCAAGGCCCTTGCTCAGCACGTGCTGCGACTGAATTGGGCCATTGTGCCCACTGACCTTTTCAACAATTCGGTTGCGTTGGGTGGGACGACCAGCGTCCCTAAGGGCAAGAGCATCGACACCGTGTGGAACGTGAGCTACCGAAAGGTTCACGCCAACGGCGGTACTGGTCCCATTCAGAACGCTACGATCACTCTGTCCGATGTCCGCAAGCACACGGGTAGTTCGGTCGGTCGGATCGGTCCCAAGCGGCTCATGATCACGCTTGCTGCCACGCTTGAGGTGCCGCTGGACAAGCTGACCACCACGGGCCACACGTTCGCCAACGCGCAGTCTGATGACGTCACTACGGCCATGCTGGCAGGCACGGTGAGCGAGGTAGACCAGACTCCCGTACCGGTTGTGACTGAGGTCAAGTCCGATGAGTCTGCCGAGTCGACCGATGAGCAGACCAATGCGGCTGTCGCTGCTGACGACAGCGAGACCCGCGCTGCTGTTCTGGTCTGACGTCTGTTAGACCGTTTTGATTAGAGGTTAGTTAGCTTGGCATTAGTGCTGCGCGATGCGTACTAATGCCTTGCTAGATATCCGACTGATTAGCGGAGGTAATGTAATGTTCATGGACATACCGGTTTTTAGCATGGATAATTTCACACCCGAATCCTATTATGAACATGATGGAATTCGGGTGGAAATCGAAAAGGTCGGCGGTGGAACTATTGGCAGGAAGTACATCGGCAATTGGTTTTACCGGGTAATCGTGCATGGTGTATGGACGACTAGTGGTAGCGACTATGTCACCAATACAGCCAAATCACATCACCAGGTCAGCTTTGACCTTTGGGAATACTTTACTAGGGAGTAAAATGCATAACGGATATTACTTTCACTTTTACAATGGTGAAACGGATATCAGCGGCAGTATTCATGCAGAAGACGATGCCGATTGTGTAATCATTTGGCATGAAATTGATGGTCACATCATGTCTTTTGTACCCGCCGGTTTTGGTTGGTGGCAAGCCGATGACATTACCGAATCATTCGGTTACGGCTATGATCACTGGCGAAACCAGGAATTCGATTCAATGGAATCAGCCCTGGCGGCTATTATTGAAGCCGCTTTGATGTGCGTTTAGGAGAATCAATGCTTGACATTGCTGAAATTGAAAAGCTTTTGGAACCGGTTGGCGATAAGCCATATCAGCGGTTTGTGTGGGATTACATTCATTCCGAAACGCGTACCGTTGTTTATGACAATGAGCATGGTGGCCGCCAGGTCGCTACTTTTCTCAATGGAATCATTGCGCAAATGGTGTGCACTGATTGGAACTCCCGGCACAATAATGGTGAACGGCTTTACACGTTGGGTACCGGCGGAGATGGGGAGGACTAATGCATATTTTCGGCGTTGGCGCTCAAACGGCCCGTGAGCAATTGATCAGCGTTGGTGATACTCACTATGCCCGGAACCTGTACGTCAAGTCAGCGACCAGCCTGGACACCAGCAGGGGCGAACGGTGCCGTATCACGTTGGGTGTCCATAGCTCCCGCGCCAAGGGTGCCAGGCGTGCGGCTAGTGGTCGGTTGTGTGCTGCGCCATGTTGGCACGCCCATTACGACGTCATGCACGCTATTTTGAAGACCAGTCCAGATGCACGTATTACTACCAGCCGTATTGGTGACATTGTTTATAATGGGTTGAGTGATTTCCTGTTGAGTGCACCCAATACCGCATATATCAATGTTGGCAATTACATGCAGAGTGCCAGCATTGCTTATCTGTGTGAATGCGACCATGACAACTGGGTATCAGCAATAGAAATGGTGAACGCGTGAATTCCAAGCAACTAGGTAAGTGGTTGGCCTGCAATATCGCCTTTCAGGATGACCATTTGCAACATTTGGGTAGTCAAGGGCTTGACCGTGCTGACATCTCAACGATTCTGCGCGCATTGGTAGATGGTAACTACATCAATCCCGAAAACTACGATCATTGGGACCTGGATAGGGTTCTAAAGGATATGAATGTGGTGTGCTGGGCTGACCGCGAGGGCTACGCACGCAATTTCGCCGATGTCGACGATGAATTCAACCCTTTCCACATGCCCAGTTGGGTGGAAGTTGATTGGAAGTCGAGCGCCGACAATCTTTTGCAAGATATTCCGGTAATCGAATTGGGCGACCACTTTGTAACCTTTTACGAGGGGTGACATGATGTTCGATCCGGTCGTGTTGACCCGTGAGAACGTCCTAGAGGCGTTGACAGCGGTAGTCGAGCAAAAGGGTAGGGATTACATCTATGTGCCGCCAGGTGGCAAGACAGGTGACTGTGTCTACTTCTGCAAGGGCAATGACGGACTAGAGCCTAGTTGTCTGTGGGGGCATGTGCTCATTCGATTGGGCATGTGCTATCACGAACTGGAAATGTACGCGGGTAAGACTGTTAATCAGGTGTTCGATTACCTAGGCGTAGATGATGCAGACTTGAGGATTGCGGCACTACGGTCACAAGTGTTGCAGGATTGCGGGTCGTCATGGGGTGTCGCATACGATGCTTTTGTGCGTTGTTTGAGTAGTTAGCGCGTATGCATTATTTCTATCGCCGGTAAACGCCAAAAATGCTAAAAGTGCCGGGTAGATAGAAATAATGCATAGGCATAAACACTCAAGCTTAAGGAGATAAATGCAATGCTGGATGTTATCTATCTATTGGTGGGTTGGTGTTTTGTATCTATTTCAATCGTCGGTGTAGTAGCACTACCCGTAGGTTTTATTTGCTGTGTCATCAGTGACGCAAATCGAGCAAGGGGCAATAATGCGCGCAGTAAGCATCGAATCATTTACTGAAATCAACTACGGTGATCCAATCAAGGATTACAATGGACAAAAATGGATTTTCGCCGGGGTGGTGGGAAAAGAGGTAGTAGTTCTAAAGAAAGGTAGTGATGTATTGCAGGTAATGTATCCAAGTATCTTTGATTTGATGCTATTGGAGGTTCAATAATAGGTTGTCCAAGAATTGGAATTAAGATACAAGACTGTATTGAATTGGAGAAAAGGAGAAATAATAGTAACCGTTTTATACGGTTATTTTAGTTTTTTACAATAAAAAACACTGTAAAAGGGGTATTTTGCTTGGGAAAACACCTAAAAAGCTTATTTTTTCCGAATAATTAATATTTGAGCATTATTTAGCATTATACACTAAGGAGCATTATGGTTGCAAATAACAGCATTAATACTGGTAAGGCTGTATATAGGGCTGTTGTTATAGCACTAGGTCTATTGCCTGTTATTTGTATAACCTTGATTGCTGGTGTTGCACTAATGATGATTCTTTATGTATTTGGAGGGTTTATTATGGTAGCTATTGAATAATCAAGGGTATATCCATTACTTTACCCCGCCTTTTTACATTAAATAAACAATAAGATAGGTACAATACATAGGCTGACCTGCAATGATACTAATAACCGTTATATAACGGTTATTGTGTTATACTACCCATATGATTAATGATAAGAGAACCAATAAGGTAACAGTCTACCTAACAGACTATGAATTAGAACGATTAAAGAAAGACGCCGATAGAGAAAACCTTTCTTTAGCTGTATTGATTAGAAGAATACTAGAGTCTAATAAGTGGATGCTTAAAGAAAAGGATTCTAATGACGGTAAGTTCACATGGTGATACCTATGTAGATGAATCAATTGATATCAAGGTTAGTTCTACTACTACCACCCGCGTTATTCGCCAATGTATTTATATTACCTATGCAATAGGGTACGGATATAAACTAAACGCCTCTATGACGAACTATTGGGGGTCTATGGCATGGTGGGTACTGCACTACCCTGACACCATTGAGCTAGTAGAGAACGCCTATTACGATGCCCTGACATGGATGTGTGACAACGTTATTGATAGTGGGATAGTACCACCTAGGGTAGGCTAATGATCATGGTAGGTAGAGCCATACAGGGGCACGTATGATAGTGCCATGTGGTAGTGATGCACTGATGTGTGTATGTGTTGAGCTATTGATAGTGGATAATGTAATTGAATTACCATTACCATATGGTATGTCAAGGGTCATATCCCTTCCCCGGCTGAATTCCACTAGAGAATATGTTCTTATTACATTATTTACAATGAAAGGTGTGATAACACTAAGTTGTACTAGAAACAAACCATTCAATGTTTACACTCACACAATACATTGATGGGTAATGCCTATTAAATCAAATAGGCATTACACCAAATTCATTTTAAGCGCATTTTAAAAGTGAAAACGTGGCGATATTTTGACAAGCGATCATAAGGTTTTATTTTGCCTAATATGTGCGCTCTATATCGAATTGTTTTTGTTTTCGATTGCTACATCATATATATTAAGAAAAAAGTTCAAAATTTTCTATTTGAAAATAGTTGATCATGCTCTTATTTTTCTAGCTTTTTCCAATATTAAATCTTTGTCTTGCTGGGCTGACATTATTTCTTTCTTTTATTTGCATTCTTTATATGACCATCTCTGTTTTTCTTTGCTGTTCTGAAAGCTGCTGATCTATCTTTGACCTGCTTTTTAGCCGCCGCCGCGATTTTTGCTTTATCATCACTATGATATTTTTCAACCATAGTCAATTGTGCTTTGGCTAGATTTAACGCATCTTCTCTCAATGTCACGATATAATCATGTTGTCTTTTTGTAGTCATTATTCTTCCGGTGGTTCTATTACTTCGCTGAAGTATGCTTGGAATCTATCCAAGTATGCTTGTTCATCTCGTGGTATTGCTTGATATACCAATTCGCTGATTGTGTATTCTACATCTTTGTCTCTATAAGGTACTATTGATGTACTTGATTGTCTTGATGATGGTAGATGATAAAGATAAATACTGAACCATCTTCTCCCGGCGAAAACATAGGTTTCTGATTCACAAATAAATTCTTCTACCGGTTCTGTTACGCCATATTGTGTAAATATATCCGTAAGCTTTAAAACTGTCATTCTTTGCATATTGTCACCTCCTTGACTATATTGTACTCTAGCCTGAAGGTTTCTGTTTATTGATCTTTTCCAGTTCACGCACTGAGCTGGCAATGCTGGCTTCGGCCCTTTTGATAGCCTTTTTGGCATCTCTGATATTCTTGATACACTTTAGCTTTTGAGCCGTCGTAGAGTTCTTGCTATTTCTTACATTACTCAAGGCCGCTTCGGCAGTATTTTTCAACATTTGTGCGGCATAAGCTATCTTTCGCTGTTGTTCAATATTTCTCAGCTCACGTGAACGTCTAGCATTCCATTGTTGCAATGATTCCGGCATCTATCTTCCCTTTGATCGTTTGGCCAAAGCTGCTTCCGCTCTGACTCTTGTTGTTCTGGCTTTATTTAATTGTCTTTTTGCTTTCTTCACCGCGAGTTTCGCGGCACTTATTCTATCTTGATCTTTTGATTTCAACGCCGCTGATTCTTCACGCTGTGCTTGGAGCACTTGGGTTTCGGCATCTGATACCGCTTTATCCAGATCTTTTCTCATCCATCCATTCCTTTGTTTTGATAAGATCTTTTGCTGTAATACCTATCTTGGGATCAATCCATTGTAAAGAACATGGTTCTTTACGCTGAGATTCGAACCATCTTAGTTCTTTTTTATAATTGTTGAAGTCATCATCAAGCCACACAAATGGTTCACCGGCGGAATAATCAAGCACCGCGTTATATTTCCATTTGTGTGCTGTCCATCCGAAATTAATAACCGGAAGTTCCGGTAATCCAATCAGGGGAGCAATCATGCTATTGGCATCATTTTCCCATGTTGTGCACCACACAAGCTTACAATCATTTTCCGCCGCAAATTCAGTCAACATTGGACCATGATCTTTATTAAGCCAGACACGTAGAGGTTTATCTTTCGGAATGCCAAGCGGGGCTAATCTATAAGTATCATAGCCTGCTGGTCTTCTAGTAGGTTTAGCCGCATATGGGTTTAATGGCCCGTCAACATCAATTAGCAGAAGCATTTTCAATCTTCTGTCGGTCTTGACCCAATAGAGGTCGCATGTACATTGTCTCTTCTAACATATCTTCTAATTGCTTTCGTACGTGAACCGCACCATAGCTTTTTAAACCATTGAGCGCAATGAGTGCGCGATTAATAAAATATACGACATCGGCGATCTCATCAATCGCTTGATCAAGCATCTCTACCTTAATATCAGCCATTATCTTTCCTATTCATATAATGAAAAATGAGATCGGTGGCCAATAGACCACCGATAACAACAATCCAGGCTATCAATACAAAACTAGTCATTTTCTTCTACATATTCAAATTGATTTATGAATACTTCATCATCGGCATTTACTAGAGGGAAAGGTTTTTCCGTGTTAAGCCATTTATGTCTTACCCACACCCCGCCTAGTTCGGCCGGTAAAGCATGAAGGATATCAGTCAATAACTCATATAGTTCTGGATTATACTGCGTAGCGTTGACCAGTTTGGTAATCGGTATAACATTCTCGCTCACTATGAAACATTCCTCTTTTCCATACTGTTTCGGACTTGACCTTACTACCTTCTTTGACGTAACCCATTTTAATAACATATTTATTATCTACCATATAGCCAACTTTGATCAACTTGTAGACTTCTTTGATCAACATTGCAGTGCTGTTTATTTCAAATGGAGTTACACCAAGATTAAATTGCTTTGAATTATATTTTATGTATTGATTACAGTAATCCAAATGTAGCGCAATAAGCATCTTCTTTTTGTTATTTAGCTTACCGCCGAAGAATCTTATCTCAGGCATTCAAATACTCGCTTATTCCATTTGGCATCATAAAGCGGATGATGCTCAATCTCAGGACCAAAACCTAGATAACTACCTGGCATAATATTATCTTCAATATATTGTTGAAGCTCGTGGGTAAACATAGGAATAGGCTCAGGCAAATTGATCATCGGACCCCAACACTGAGCCAAGCGTACATGATCATACGCCGCGTAATAAGCCCAGAGGCGTACATCTTCTCTGGATGTGATCCTACCACCATCTGACACGAAGTCAAGGATGATCGGTGCGAAAAACTCGAACGGAATAGCATAATCGATATAATCATTTTCGCTAATATGCTTTAGCACATTATCTTGTAACCATTGACTCGGCTCATATTCACCTGATTGCACTGTGTCAATATAATCTTTGTTGATCATATAAAGCTCACGATCATTTTCATCTACCATACCTATCGAGATAGGTTTGATGGTCTCACCATCTTCGTCAAATTCCCAATCGTAAAAGACAGTTCTCATTAGTCAACCCATACAATCTTTGTCAAGCCGCCGTGGCCATGAACTTTTTCAGCATGTTCAATAGAATCCCATACTACGGTACTACCATATTCAGTAGGCCATCTAATAGCAACTTTACCATCAGTAAATAGTACACCTTCGGCTACCCGGCCGGTACCTGAAACACCTGAGACATCCTCTGATCGTTCTAAATAAAATCTTCTCATTTTCTCTGTTTCTGTAAGTTCATTATCAAAAATAAATTTATAGAAATCTGGGTAATCTTCTTCCCAGTTACCGGTTCTTTTTGTAACTGATTCAATCAGTGGGCTTACTTCTTTTTCCATTTTACGCGCCGTTTGACGTAAAATATACTCACCATGATCTAAAATAGTAGCCATTGTTTGAAAAATCTTATTGTAATCTTTGTCGCGCATCCAATGCTCCTCTCAACATGTCAGCCAGCACATAAGCATGGCCCATTTTTACTTTAGGGTTATTCAAAATCTCTTGAAAAGTCAACTCATCGGCTGTATCGCCGGGATAAACATCATAATCCAATAATGTAACAAGCTCTTCGCTGTCTACAAAATATAGAAAATTGTTAAAAAGCTCATCTAATTTATGAACAGCCATTTTATATGATGGAACATAGATAGTTTTACGTGCTTCGATATAATCGATTGGTTTACCTATCCATGAATATAATGGTATAGCTCCACGTCCCATTGGATATCTACAAGCCCATTTATTGGAAAAACCTTCATCTCGCCATTCATACCATTCGGCATTGGGCTTGCCATTATCATCATGATGCGCATAAACTTTGGAATATTGCCAACCATTTTCGACATTTTTAGCAATTTTCGGGGGTACGTCTTTACCTTGATATATCGAAACAGGACCTAAAAGCATAGGACTGAACTCACGACCTAAACCTACACCTGATGTTGTTATATTGATAGCAGCACCTTTAGGTTTACTGTTATAGACACTACGAACTATAATTTTAGTCATAGATGGCCACCTTCAGATTCCCATTTTTGAATATAAGCAATCCATTCTGGATCAAATCCTGGAGACTTGATAAATTCTTCCCAATCCATAGAACAATATTCACATGGATATTCCTGCTCCACCCCGCCGTCTACAACGGCACAGAGCTTATTGGTATTAGAGTTATGTTTGCCATATCCATATTTACATCCATGCCACTTACAACAATGTGTAGAGCAGGCGTAGCCATATTTCTCATCCACGTTGATCTTCTTTCAGATTCATGGTGTAAAAACCATCACCACGTCTGGTGAACCATTTAAAATCTACAATATTGTAAACAACTTTGCCTTCAAGGGTAAGAAAAGTAACTGTGTTATCTTTTAACTCAAGTTCTTCCTCGGCTTCAAGGACAATGCGATCGATTTCCATCACCGGTAGAAGATCACCTTCAAACGTGTAGCCTAAATAATTATCTTCATTATCATAATGAGCAATAATTTCCATTAAATATCCAATCTCATTGGGCCATATTCTTTTACGACTTTTGACCACTGTAAACCAACATAAGCTAAAATGTATTCAAAATGGCTTAAGGACCAACCATCATTAGGCTCATCCCAATACCATCTATAACCATCACTGTCTCTGACTCTTTTGTCATGTTCTGGCTCTAGCATTATAATCACTCCGCTGCAATTATAAGTCGGTTATTTTTATTTATCAATTTGTACATAAGGCAACGGACCCCAGAGTTGATGACTCTCATGTAACTTACTTAATTCAATAGCAGTTTCTTCGTCAAAATGCTTCAGTAAGTGCATCATGACATCATAATTGCGCATTGATTGAATCAACAACAATGTTGCCATCTCATTGAGATCCGGTACCTCTACATCTTCTAACTCGCTCATTGGGCTAGCCTACACTGACCAGACCTAGGAGTCAAGCTCTTCTACATCGAAGCCTAGAGATGCTTCAGTCTTTTCTAGAATCTTATCTTCAGCATCATAAATGTTATCAGCTTCAACAAATTCAGTTCTTACGTACATATCATCAACATAGACATCTACTCTAAACTTGGACATTATATACTGCCTTAAATGTTGATGGGAATAGTGGTTGTGTTAGATCTCTGACTGCTTTGGCAAACTGTTGAAACTCAAACTGTGCATCATGCTCTAAGCGTTCATTCAGAAGATGTAAAACGCCGGAAAGCGAAGTAGTCCATCGCCATCTTACGTACATACCATACGCGGGTAGAAAAAGTCTGGCTTGTTCGGCACAAACACCCATTTCCATCAATCTATTATAATTTCTCAAGCCTTCTTCAATAAATCTATCAAGTTCTTGAGTAAAAATCTCACCCATTCTTGGATCTACTTGTTCACCTGAGCCCTGCTTGGAATTAGCCGGTGCTTCGCGCCATTCGTTCTTGGATGGAATATAAAAAGTCGGCTCTTCTGTTACATAACGACGTGAAGATTCGTTCCAACCCTGTTGAGAATCAAGGTGAGCACTGGCAACTGAATATTTAAACCATTGACGAGCGATCATCAATGGAGCATAGGCTTCAAAAGTAATAACTGCGTGTCTAAACGGTGCGGTGTGATTATTCTTCCATAAGAAGTTAATAAGTTTATCGTCTTTTTGGTTAAATTCGAGGGATTCTTTGTCGTAACTGACTCTGGCGGCGTTGACTACAGATAAATCTGATCCCATGTGATCTACAAGACGCACATAGCCATGATCTAATACATCAATCTTTTGCAATGTAATGCTCCTTTACGTATTCTATAATATTGTGTAGAGCATTGGCTCTTCCTTCAATAACTGGACCCCATATTAGGTCTAGATCATCGATATAAAGATCATCTAGTTCCTCTTCTACAAAACTTGATAAATCTGACTCATGACTCATTTACGATCACCTTTCCAATCAGGATCATTAGGACATCCATACATACTGCACAATTTGTCACATGTGTGTTTCATAACATAATTCTCCTCAATAAGCCAAAGAAGTTTGGTCAATGCATTCTCTTTACCCTGGACCATATGATAGTCATCATATGGATCATATTCTGCCCATAAGTCATCAAGAATATCTTGAATGGCAGAATATATCTCTTCATTCACCAATTACCATCCCAATAACGCTCAGTATAGCTTTCTCCAACAACATCATCTACAACCTTATTGAAATCATGAATATCAACCCAAGTACGCTTAGAAAACAGATCAAACATTTTACTTATAATCCAGCTTGCATGATCAATTCTATAATCATCATAACTATCGCCTAGCCCGCCGAGATTTTCCACATAATGTTTTACAACACCGGGAGGCATTACTGTTTCAACCCATTGACCATCTTCCATTTCAGCCGAAGTGTCGTGTGTTTCATAGTATTCACTTAGTTGTTTTAGCTCTTCTTCAGTCATCTAAATCTCTCCAATAATAGTCGGAAGCTGCGTCCCATGCTTTATCCAATGCTTTGAACCAAGCATCGTATTGTCTATATGACTTATCGCCATAATTATTTTCTAATTCAGTAATAGCATTTAGATAAAAATAAATACTGGTATGCCCATGTCTATATCTTTCCATTAATAGATCGCTAAAATCCTCCGGTTTTTCCAGGTGATCAAAAAGACCATCTATTAAAGCATCATATACTTCTTGATTAAAATCTATCATACTCTAAACTCCGAATCAACAGGTAGATTGATACTACACTGACGACAAAACATAATATAATTATATGGATTGAAAGTCATATCAATATATTGTGCGTGAGAGAGCTTTTTCACTCTCTCCCCGCAATCCTGACATTCAACCCAATACTTATCAGTTGGGTCAATCATACTTCTTCCCAGACCTTGACAATCTTTTCCACTTCACGAACCTCTACGATATCTTCAAGTTCATCTGGATCGTCACCTTCATGACTTGTTGCCTCATAAATATCAAATCTGATTGCATATTCATTGTCGATGAGATAAATTGTTTCTGAGTCGTGACCCCATCTACGTTCACCGACAATTTCATATGACTTTTGCTCATAGGACTTAGCTAGTCCTTCTTCTACTGCATAATAGAGTGCTTCCTCTGGACTGTAATTCTCACTAAAATCATGTTTGGCCTTCAAAAACTCAATCAGTTGTTGTTTCATTCAATCCATCTCCCTAATTGTTTACAAGCAAAAATACTTCCATCTTCGTTTCTGATAATGTCATACGGGAAAAGCAGGTCGTCCCGCTCTGGATAAGCCTGCGCTACCATCTGTGAGACCACATAGAACGTGTCTTTTAATGGTCCAGGTAAATTGTATGCATGAGTATATTGAACGGCTGAGATTACAACTTCTGTCTCTTGAAAGTCAAAGATGCTCAGTAAATCGGCTTGTTCGTTGAGTCTAGCAGGCGTATGGCACGCAGGCAAGATGATCATTCTTTTCTGTCCGTTAGGCCCCTTGCCAGCAATTTGTACTGGATGTGGAGTTAGATTAACTAATTTCAAAGGTACCATCTACCAATCTGCGAGGATTTGCATATGATCTATATGCTTCAACAAGTGGACTCGGATCTGTTTGTTCATACAAACGATCCATTGTGTCTTTATCTGTCATGAAGATATCACCTTCAGGACCATCTTCTTTCATGATAAACCAACCAGAAGGAACCTTGGTCCATTCATCTGTATCAGGAACAAGTACTTCTAAAATCATCCTATTACTAATAGATCCATGATCAAAACTGGCTCTACATTCTCGATCAGGATTTAGCCATTTACTTACTTCTTTAAACTCTTCAAGTGAAGTCCCACTCCACAGAAAACCTGTGAGTTTTACTGGCTTTGCTACAAATTTTCTAATCACTCTACGACCTCATATTTCTTCATACAGGCGTTCTTTTCAAATGGGTAATATTCACCCTCAAGACCTCTAAGCAAATAGTGACCAAAAGGAACATTTGTCCATTGATCTTCAAGCCAATTCCAGACCTTGAGGTGTTCACCATTTGTATTATCAAAGCGAATATGTGGCGTATAGCCAACAAATGCTTCAATTTCTTCACGATTTTCGCCGGTCCAAAGAACAGCATCTAATTCAATTACTTTACTTCTTAATCTTACTGACATTTTATCTCCTAATATCCAGTGTAGTTATTCATCCAACTACGATGTCCGTGATCGATTTCTCTTTGTTGATCTTCTGGCGTATCGAATAATTTATAAGGCTTTTTATGGTGATGTGGACCACCCTTGCGGTAAAACTCTACACCATCAGAGCCAACAAAGATAGATCTGTAGCATACGTAGCAAAAGCCTGCATACCATCTGTCTCTAGCTCTCATCAGCGGTCATCCAAATATACCTAGGACCTGAAATGCAAGAATACCTTAATCCCCATGTTCTATTACATTTTCCACAAATCCAAATATCATTTTCTTTATAATCATCTGTATTAGGAGTCGGGCAATCTTCACATTTATCGGACCAGAAAGATAAATATCTTTCTATACTGGTACCGGATTCTATCACGCCCCATAGATCGTAATCTGTATAACGAGAATTATTTTCATCATGAATTTTACAAAACTTATCGAAATCTTTTTCATTCATAAAAGATTCAATAGTCTTAATCATATTTTCTATTTGTTGTTTTGTATTCATTATCATCCTTAAAACGGTGGTGGATCAATTACACCAGCTCTATATGACTTATAAAGTCTCAAGAAATCCATCATTTGATCTGCTGTATATTGATTAAATCTAATATTACGTTCCAAACACATAGCTTCAAAATCCTTGAGTAAATCAATCAAGGTTATTAGATCTTGCTTGGGTATTGATGTTCTCATTTTCCACTCGCTGTTCCGCCCCTAAAAGGGTTCTCGATATGTTTTTTCTTAGCTTTAAGCTGGTTTAATCTTTTTGTATTACAAGATTTATGCATCTTAACCACACGTTTTTTGCTTACTCTGACATCCAGAGAAGAATAACTAATTTCTTTTTTGCAAAAATAACATGGATTATTTATAATCTTTTTTTCTTCTATCGCAACATTTGTGAACTTTTGATATTCAATATCACGACATTTAAGACATTTTCCAATACTTTTAACAATCTTATTCTTAAGGCACAATGGACAATTATGTTTTTTGGCATAGTTATTCATTTTACGTTCATATTGTTCCATTGAATATTTCTTAATTTCTTTCTCCTAATTTTTGATATACTTCTATACCCCCCCAGCGTGCCTGTAGTCAACATACATACAAGAGAAAGTAAATATAACTTGTACAAGAAGTTGTTTTGACTATTTGTGAGACCAACCTCTACTGCCGCTGTGAAGTCCTCCTAACACGATCATCACACTCTGGTGCTATCCAACGATAGCTTCTTCCACTTATTTAACCAAGCCTAAAGGTGAGTAGTGGGCAGGAAGAAGGGGAAAAATCGCCACGAGCATTGTAGACATGACAGTAGCACTGTCTACGCTTCTACTCACCCCGACAGTCTTGGCACTAGTCGCTGTCCTACCACTATCCGTGATTTGCCTTAGATCCTGGGGCAGGATTACCGTGTTTTTTCAACGGAAGACAAACCCTCGGGGCAAAAGAAAAAGCCCCTAGGAACCACACCACTAGTTCCTAAGGGCCTTTCAAATCTAAGGTCCGGGTAGATCGTGGTGTGTACCCGGAAGTACCATAACACAGACATCGCGACCTAGTCAAGCTGACCTCTGATGTGCTATGATCTTTCCATACAGATAATTCTCTGTACAAGTAATACTATAACACAAGGGACCTAGGTAGCACAAGCATGGATATGAGCTTTTATTGCAATGAAGGCGATTTAAATTTAAATGGTGGTTATGGTATAGCAAGCTATAACATAATAACATCGTTACAGAAACTAGGACATGATGTGAAGTTTAATTCTCCATCATGTCCTTTACAATTATTCTTTTCTTTCCCGACATTTTATGCAGATTTCATTAGACAAAATCAATATAAAATACATTTATTGGTTTGGGAGTCAACTGAGTTTCCGGAAGGTTGGAAGGAAATATTAGAAGAGGTAGATGAAATTTGGACTGCTTCTAATTGGTGTAAACAAATAGTAGAAGACAATGGTTTTAAAGTATCCAATGTTTATCCACATGGAATTGATCCAATGTGGAAGCCACGTAAACGTATCCGATCGGATAAGCTGAGATTTCTCCATGATGGAGAACCGGCGGTGAGAAAAGGTGGGCAGATGGCCTTTGACGCTTTTAAAGCTGCTTTTGGTGACTCCACTGATGTGGAATTAATTCTCAAGGCTAAACGATCATCATATGTCAGAAAATATGACAGAATGGGTTCTATCGTAGGCGTACCTGATGGTAATGTGCGTGTGATTACCAACACATACGAAATAGAACAAATGGTGTCGTTGTATCATCAGTCTCATGTGTTGGTAAGTCCAAGTTACGGTGAGGGTTTCGGCTTCCCGGCATTGCAAGGATTGGCTACTGGGATGCCCGTAATAAGTACAGGGGAATGGGCACACTACAACAATTATTTAGGGCCTCTATCGCTAAATAGTGCATATGTAACGAGCCCTTGGCCACAGGTGCACCCCGGTAAAGTAGTCAAGCCTGACTTTGACCATTTGGTAGATCTCTATCGCTATGTGTATGATAACTATGAAGAGCTAGCCAAGACGTATCATCAGCAATCTTTCGATATTCATAACGAATATGATTGGCTTAAATTGACCGAAAAAAGTTTTAGAAATATTTCCGATCGCTTAAGTATATAAGCAGAATGGTATAATGAAACATGAAGCAATGTTATCTCTGTGAAAGGAATTTAACATTAGAAAACTTCAATAAAAAACGCAAGGAATGTAAAGAATGTTCCAAAGGCATGAAGCTTGAATATAGATATGGCATAACTCAGAAGAAATATAATGAGTTGCTTATTTTACAAGGTAACGCCTGCGCAATATGCTTTAGATCTCCTGAAGATGTTGGAGTTTTAGCAGTAGACCACGATCACGCTTGTTGCCCCACTGAGATATCATGTGGTAAATGCGTTAGAAAATTGCTGTGCACCTATTGCAATAAATCGATCGGCCTTATGGAAGACGATATTGAACGTCTTCTAATGGCTTCTGAATATTTGAAAAACTATAGCTGACGGACAGGTAGCTAAAAGGCTGCCTGTCTATTTTTATCTAAAAGGAGAGGAGTTAACATTTATGGCTAAGATTGACAAAGATGGTTATATCGATAATGGATACCAACAATTCATCGCGACATCAAAATATGCTAGATGGAATGATGAACTTGGGAGAAGAGAAACTTGGCTGGAAACAGTCGACAGATACATGAATTTCATGCGTGAACATTTGCGCACCAATAACAACTATGAATTGACTGAAGCAGAATATAGTGAAATGCGCGAGGCTATCGCTACAATGGAAGTTCTTCCAAGTATGCGTGCGCTTATGACCGCCGGTCCAGCATTAAAAAAGAATCATATCGCTGCCTATAACTGTTCATACATCCCCGTTGATTCACCAAGAGCATTTGATGAAATACTTTATGTCTTGATGCATGGAACCGGGGTAGGATTTAGTGTCGAATCAAAATATGTAGAAAAGCTTCCTGTTATTGCTGATGAATTTGAAAAAACTTCAACATTAATCGTTGTAGAAGATTCAAAAGAAGGTTGGCAGAAAGCGTTCAAAGAATTAATTGCCATGCTTTATGCAGGTAATATTGCAAAATGGGATGTTTCAAAAGTACGTGAAAAAGGTGCTAGATTAAAGACTTTTGGTGGCCGCGCGAGTGGACCTGATCCTTTGGTTAATCTATTTGAATTTACTACACGTCTTTTCATAAAAGCAGCCGGTAGAAGAATTACAACAATGGAAGCCCATGATCTGGTTTGTAAAGTAGCGGAAATAGTAGTAGTCGGCGGTGTAAGACGTTCAGCCCTGATCTCTCTATCAGATCTTAGAGATCCAGAAATAGCAAAATCAAAGGTAGGAGAATGGTGGACAAGTAATAATCAACGTGCTCTTGCCAACAATTCGGCAGTTTATGAAAAGAAGCCAAGTCTTGGTGTATTTCTAGAAGAATGGACTAATCTATATGATTCAAAATCAGGGGAACGAGGAATTTTCAATAGAGAAGCAGCAGCCAAAGCAGCCGGTAGATCTGGTAGACGTCAAATTGACGGAATTGAATTTGGAACAAACCCTTGTTCAGAAATTAATCTCAGACCGTATCAATTCTGTAATTTATCCACCATTCCAGTATCAGGACAAGACGACAGCATCGATTTGGAAAGAAAAGTCCGACTTGCAGCTATATTGGGAACTTGGCAGTCTACTCTTACCAACTTCAAAGGCCTTAGAGCAATCTGGAGAAAGAATACTGAAGAGGAACGTCTACTAGGTGTTTCAATGACTGGTATCTTTGGTAACACATTGCTTAATGGAAAAGATGTCGGTCTTTCAGAAAGACTTGAAAGTTTTAAAGCTATAGCAGTTGCAACAAACAAAGAGTGGGCAACCAAACTTGGTATTGCTCAATCAACAGCCGTTACCTGTGTAAAGCCGGAAGGTAATTCAAGTCAGCTTACAAATACATCATCTGGTATTCACCCTTGGTATTCAGAATATTACATTCGTACTGTAAGATCTGATAAGAAAGATCCATTGGGTCAGTTCTTGCGTGATTCCGGGGTGCCCTGCGAAGACGATGCAATGAATCCTCAAGTTGGAGATGTATTCTCATTCCCTATCAAAGCTCCAGAAGGTGCCCTGACTAGAGAAGATTTAACTGCTATAGAACATCTTGAACTATGGCTGACATATCAACGTTCATGGTGTGAACATAAGCCTTCAGTTACAATCAACGTCAAGGAAGATGAATGGCTGGACGTAGCAGCATGGGTTTACAGAAATTTCGATGAAGTAACTGGTGTTAGCTTCTTGCCTTATTCAGATCACACGTATCAACAAGCACCATACCAGCCAGTTAATAAAGAAGAATATGAAAAAGCATTAAGTACAATGCCAGAGAAGCTTGAATGGTCTTTGCTTTCTCATTATGAACAAACTGATGCGGCTGTCACAGGAACAAAAGATCTAGCTTGTAGTTCAAATAATGGAATGGGCTGTGAAGTTGTCGATTTGGTTTCAGAGCCAATTGATATAAAGCAGATTAGATGATATAATCTAATCACCGGCCCCTTGTGACGGGAGAAATAACCTTCGTGTATATTTCGCTACTTTAGGACGAAAGCCAGACTGAAATATGTCTGGCTTTCGGTATTTTAAAGTGCTTTATAGAAATACGCAGAATTTGTTTGCAATATACCCCTATCTATGTCATAATCGATAGGGAGGCAAAAATGGGAATTAGAGGAATTGACATTTCCAATCATCAGGCAACAATGGACGTCGAGCGTGTCGTTAAAGAAAACGATATTGACTTCGTTATTGTTCAGGCTAATGATGGAACGTTTAAAAATGTCTATTTTCAGAGTCAAATAAACGCGGCTAGAAGAGCAGGTGCTCTTGTCGCGGCTTATATGTATCAAAGACCAAATTGGCAACAGACCGTAGACAACTTCAAATCAATAGTAAGCAAGGACATACCGGCTATTGTTGACGTTGAAGATGGTAGCGGTGATGCTGATATAACTTATAAAATTCATGAGAATCTTTGGAATAGTGGATACCGAACACCTACACTTTATCTACCCAAGTGGTACTGGGATAGAATAGGCCAGCCTGGATTACTTGGCTTGCCATCAATATGGAAGTCATGGTATCCAAATAATACTCCAGATACTTACGATAATCATTTGGCAAAAGTGCCATCTAGCGTATGGACTGGACACGGTGGGCTACCAGTAAATATTTTACAATTTTCCGGTACAGGAAGATTGAAAGGTTACGACGGGAATGTAGATTTGAATTATTTCCCAGGGACAAAAGAACAGCTAGCTAATATATTTGGACAGGAGGAAGACGAAGATATGGCAACAGCAGAAGAAATTGCAAAGGCAGTATGGGATTATCAATTGGCATCATTGGTTGGTGAGCCTGATGAAAAGGGTGAATTCGGTAGTTGGACTACGACAGCAGGAAATGCTCTTTCATCATCATGGGCACAGATTTTTAATGCTACTGGTGTTTATGGTCCAAGCTTGGCAGCAGGTCTAGGTAAGGTAATCAATACACTTGAGGATCTAGCAGGAGCCGTTCCTGGTGGAACTGTTCCAACCAAGGAAGAAATTCTAGCAGTAATAGAAAAAGCTATTAAGGATAAGGTTCGTGTAGTTGGATCGCTTCAGGTTGATGCAAGACCTGATGGTTCACAAGGACAATAAAGCTAAGGCCGATCATTGATCGGCCTTTTGCTTTTTCAATACAATTTAAGGTATAATCATATTACAATGAATATTGAAGACAGAGTTAATAAAATGTCTATGGATTTAGACAAAATTGTAGAAAAAGCATCGATATGGCAAAGTCTATTTGACGAATGTCCATTTGCTGTGGCTGTCTTCAATAATGAAATGAAATTTTTCATGGTTAACGATGCCTTTCAGCAATTAACAGGATTCGATGATCAAGATATTATAGGTCAAAGGGTTCAGGCTATTCTGCCGGATAGATTTAAAAGGATGCATAAAAGATATGAAAAAGACTATGCCATAAAGCCGGAGAAAAAGGTTAATAGACATGGTATTGAGCCATACGTTCTAACTAAAGATAAAGAAGAAATACTGGTGGATATAGATCTTTCTTATATCTTATACAACTCAAAAATCTACTATGTATCGTTCATTAGAAGAATTGTCTAATTGGTGATATAATCAGGCTATGTCCAGTTCATACACAATACAATTGCCCGCAGGCACTAATATAACCAAATTGATAAATGTACCAACCGGTGGTGCGTGGCTGGGCGGAATCAATATTTCAATTGCTACTCATACTACAGATGCAACAGTACATGAGTGGATTTTTATCAATGAAGTTATGCCAACGCAGCCAACCAAAATAGGTTATAGGCACGTTGATGTTCTAGGAGTATCGGCCGGTGGATTTGATAACTGGACTCTTAAGAAAGAAACAAGACCATATAAGGTTCTATTTATTGGTGAGAGTCTAATGAAGCTCAGATATACATCAACATATGAGATCAGTGTCAACGTAGAGACAAGTAATACTCAATGGAAGTCAAACAAATATCCAACAATACAAGGCAATTTACCACATGCGCTAGATGGCCGTATTGTATGGGTTAATAAGACGTGATGATATGAGCAATTATGATCAGACTGCCATAGCCTCAGATCCAGAGTTTTATCTTTCATCAGCATCTATGTCTGATCAATCAGGTAAATCACTTTATGTCCTGGATAACGATGCGCTTAATACAGGTCAGCCAATTATCGCCGGGAATCAATCAAGTTTTGTTGTTGATTCCACTCATACAATTAATTTGGATTTGAATTGTATTTTCTTTAGAAGTAATTGTCATATGGAAATTGTAGGATACTTTACCAAGCCAACAGAGAATATTTGTATTTTTGGTGATGACGATACACAGAATGGTATATTCATCGATCAGTCAGGCATCGAATTGAGGTTTGTAGACAGCAATCTAAGTAGTAAGTACACAAGAGTCGAGATTACTGAATGGCCACTCAAAGCCCATATTACCTTGACTTTCGATGTAGAATCAGCAACTTTGGATGTCAATGATGTTCAGTCACAAATAAGTTATTCACCTACAGATCCAGGCAATATCGCTGATGTTACATTCAAGTCAACCGGACAATATTTTTACTTATTGGATGGTTTTGGTGTCTATTCAAACAGATTCATCAACAAATCAAATATGATCGATGCTAAGGATTTCGATTATTTTAATTTTACATCAAGTAAATATGAGGCAGTTGGTTCTGTTTTCTCTGGGTATAGGTTAGGAGAATCCAAGATAATTAATAAGTCAGATTTCATGCTACATCCAGACGGATACTACATGGTTTCTTATATCATGACTCCACAGATTGATGATAGCTATGACTATATTACTTTTGAATGTAATGATCCAGATGTAATAGTTACATATAAAATAAATGCTTTAAGTGAGACAAGTTTTACCACAATGGAAGAGTTCTTTCCTGTAGCCAGAGTATTTAGTATAAGCTTTAAAGTATCGCTGGATGATATCAATAAATCATTTTGGCTAAGAGTAAAAGCTTATTACGAAGGAAGCATTACGACTCAAACTCCAGGTAAACTTATATTGGACGGCGCAGCTTTCTATTCAGACTCAAACGATATTAAAATAGTAGATTGTCCACCAGGACATTATCTAGGTGGCTCAAATTACGATGGTACATGGTATGACACGCCTCCTAATAGTGTTGAAATAGCTTTTATGGCATTGGATTTGACCAACGAGACTTTTGTTTTCTCCAGTACAGATGGAGAAGCTAGTTTCGGTGCTGGTGGATCGGTTACCGGTTATACAGCTTATCTTAATGGTGTTGCTGTAGCTAATCTAAATAATGTAAGAATGAATCAATGGAATCACCTTGTATTAACAAAGGTAAGTGTTTCGGATACACAATTCATTCTAAATGATAGTCAAGCCGGTGGAGAACAATCCAATATAAGATATCTTTTTATTAATGCATATCCATCAGTTCTTACGGCTGGAACGATTCAACAATTATATAGAATAGTAACATCATCACATAAGTTACGTATTGTAGAAACATTGTCACCAATTGTAGAAGGCGAAGCAGAATATGATTCTCCATTCTTATTATATTCTTATGCATGGTCTATTATTGGTAGTAATGTTGGTTAATATATGGTGACGATTTGCGAGATATTAGCAATTGTTGGTATAATCGTGGTATGGAAAATAAGAAAAGCAGAATTTCTGCGGTATCAGAAACAAATCTAGGCGTTTATGTATGGCAGCTACCAGATGAAACATTTGTAGCTGATGAAAATGCCAATGTTATGAGTATCGCGGCATTTCGTGGTGATTTAACTGCTATTTCAAAGATAACTGCCGCAGCCAGACATTATGGGTTTCCAGAAGGTACAGCAGTTTTTCTTGAAGGTGTAAGAAAGATAACCGATGAAGAATTACAGGAACAGGTCGCAAGAATGAATGATGGTCTTATTCCTGATCCTTATGATATCGGTGTATATAAGGAAGAGATGAGACGTAAGAGATGATTGAATCTACGGACAATGCAGACGATCTAATTCGCGCATACATAGCCAAGTCAGCGAGTGTTAAATTATCAGGGGCCGACGAGGACTTTGATGCATTTAAAAAGCCGATAAGTCAGATCAGAAAGATGTCTGGACTGGATAAGAATTTTGTCCGTAGAATGGATAGAAAGCTTTCCAAAGCATATGAGAATCAAGCACAAACTGCTGGTACAAAAGCACTCAATGTTGACGATCTACAAGGCTATAACTATCTTGAATGTATTACTCCAGAATATAATCTGGATTATTTGGCTAAACTATATGAAATTTCACCAGCCCACCACGCTGCTGTTAATGCCAAGGTAGAAAGTGTGTTTGGTCTTGGTTATGAATGGATAGAATCAAATAAGACAAAACTTGCTCGTCAAAAAACTACAACTTCCGCTGGTCTGAAAAAACTTGAAAAGGCTTTGGAAAATGCAAGAGTCAGCATGGAAGATTGGCTAGAATCAACAAATAGAGAAGATATCTTTGACGAGATAATGAAGAAAATAGGTCGAGACTATGAAACTATGGGTAACGCCTATATGGAAATCGGTAGAGATATTCAAGGTCGTATTGCCTATATCGGTCACGTCCCAGCTATTCACGTACGAGTGCGTAGACAGCGTGATGGGTTTATTCAGGTATACGGAGCTAATGTTGCTTATTTCAGAAACTTTGGAGATAAAGGTCCAAATAGAGTAACAGACGATGAAAATCCAAATGAGCTTATTCACTTCAAGAAATATTCTCCAAATGATAATTATTATGGAATTCCAGATATTGTAGCCGCGAAGCACGCTTTGGCGGGCAACGAATTTGCGTCCAGATATAACCTTGATTACTTTGAGAACAAGGCCATTCCCCGCCACGTTATTATTACCAAAGGTGCTTCTCTTACTGCAACAGCAATGGCAACATTGGTTGAATTCTTTGAGACTGGTCTAAGGGGACAACATCACAGAAGCGTTTATGTTCCATTGGGTGACATTAATGCTGAAATTGAATTTAAATCAATCGAGCCAGGTAAACAAGATTCTTCGTTTGGTGATTTCAGAAATAGTAATAATGAAGAAATCTTTATGGCTCATCGTACACCACCATCACGCGCAGGAGTGTTCAGTGAGAATGTTGGTTTAGCAGCAGCTAAAGATGCCGATAAGGTATTCAAGGAATCGTATTCACGTCCAGAGCAGTCAGCCTTTGAAAAAAAGATCAAGAGAGTCTTCAAAGAAATAACAGATATTATTGAACTCAAGCTTAATGAGCTTTCACTTACAGATGCTAATACTCAGAGTCAGATGGATGAAAGAGAAGTTAAGATGGGTATTGTTGTACCTGATGAAGTTAGAGCAAGAAAGGGTATGGCGGCCCGCCCGGATGGAAAGGGTAGTGAGCCAATTACCTTGACTGCTCAACAGCAAGCTGATCAAAAGGCAAATACATTAAAGACACGTGAGCGTGATACTCAAAGAAGCAATAACGCATCAGATTCAGCAGGTAGCGCTAGCGGCCGTAATGTTAAAGGAACAGGACGTGCTTCCAAGTAATGCTTGAAAAAATGGCGGGTAGAATGCTGAGTCCTATCAATACCGCTGGTATCAGCATTCTTGGCTTGTTCAATTTGCTCATGGGCATTTGGATCATTCTACCGTTCGATTCAATAAGTGGTAGTCTTCCAGAGATATATTATGGAATTATTCTTATAGGTGCCGGCATTTCTATATTAATAGGTTCGGTAAAAGAACACTATATGACATTAGCCGTGGGAACAAGGCTAAGTTATTATCTTTGGTTCTTAACTATGCTTATGTCAATTTTTGATAATTGGCATAATTCATATTGGATAGTATGTTTAATGATTGCTTGTTATGGCTTGTTCGTTGCCGCAAATATAAAGGTGAATCGTAACAATTTGCCTTTTAAAAATCTCTAGTTTATAATCAGATTACTATGGAAATAGAAAAAGCTCTATTGTCTGCAACAGACGATACAATTCAGATTGGTGTGCCTTTCAGTAAATTTGACAAGGCAAATAGACGCGTCTCTGGATGGGCTACAATTGACAATATTGATCAGTCTGGAGACGTTTTAACTGCGGAAGCATCCAAGATGGCTTTTGATACCTTCAGAGGAAACGTTAGAGAACAACATGATAAGAATAAAGCAGTTGGAAAAGTTGTAAGTTTTGCTCAGCAAACCTATTATGATCCAGAAACCGAAGAAATGTATGATGGTATATATGTAACAGCATATGTTTCAAAAGGAGCACAGGATACCTGGGAAAAGGTTCTAGATGGAACATTAAGCGGTTTCTCAGTAAAGGGCTCAATTTTAAAACAACATACTGAATATAGCCCGGATAGGGAAATGCAGATCAGATTTATTGATCGATATGCCCTTGAAGAACTAAGTCTTGTTGATTCTCCTTGCAACCAGCTTTGTAATGTTTTTACAGTTGAGAAAACTGTCGATGGCGTTTCTATTAACATGAACAAAGAACTTGATGTAGACCCAGAGAATGTTTTCTGGTGTGAAGCAGATGCTATTGCAGTTCTCAGTAAAGACGATTCACATAATTGCACAAAATGTGATAACAGCATGAAAAATGCCGGATGGATTGAATCTGTCGCTGGTGAGGACAAGGTAGAAAAGATAAAGGACGTACTTAGTTCTTCAGGCTTTATGAAGAACCATGTTGATCTGAGTGAAACGAAAGGAGGTTCCGAAATGGCAGATGTAGTTAATAACGAAACAACAGATGCGGTAGAAACACCAGTTGAAGAAACAGCGCAGGTGATAAAATCCGAGGAAGTGACGAGTGAGGTAACCGCTGAGGAGGCTTCTAATGTAAATGAGCCAGATCTCCAGGGTATCGCAAAAGCTCTAGAGGAAATTAAATCTAGCCTTAATAAGGTTGGTGAAGATAGAGATGACGCTCTATCAGCAATAAGAGAAACTGTTGCAGGTGTAGAAAAGAGCGTTAGTGCTCAAATGGAAGACCTATTAAAGCAACACACAGAATTTGCTAGTGAATTCAAAAGTTTTAAAGAACGTCAGGAAGCAGTAGAAAAGAGACTTTCTACATTCGAAGGTTCAACAGCTTTTAAGAAGTCACTAGACGTAACAGAAGAAAAAGAACTGGAAAAATCATCCGGTTCAGATAAGCAAAATACTTTTTGGTCAGCAGCATTTCTTCCTAACACGTTTGACTAAATAAAAATACACAAAGAGAGGAGTTATATACATGAGCGAAGATATTTTAGAGAAAGTAATTCGTACCACAGAAGTTGGTTCTGGTGGTGGTGGTCTACTAACTGCTGAGCAGAGCAATATGTTCATCGACTATATGTTTGATGCAACAGTTATGCTTAGAGATTGTAGAACACAGAGAATGCGCTCTGAAGTTGCAGAAATTGATAAGATTGCTGTTGGTCAGAGATTAATTCGTGCTGCTACAGAAGCAGTGGACACTGGTGAAAACGCTGGAGTAACATTTAGCAAGATTTCTTTGACAACAACAAAGATCCGTCTTGACTGGGAGCTTTCACGTGAATCACTAGAAGATAACATTGAAGGAGCCGGTCTTGAAGACCATATCGCTAGATTAATGTCTACACAGTTCGGTAACGACCTTGAAGACCTAGCCATTAATGGTGACACAACATCTTCAGACAAGACAATTAAGATCTTTAATGGTTGGTATAAGCTAGCCCTAGCCGGTGCTCACGTTGTTGATGCTGGTGGTCTTCCACTAAATCTAGCAGCGTTTAACAAGGCCCTAAAGGCAATGCCACGTACTTACATGCAGAAGCGTTTGGATCTTAAATTCTACACAGGTTCAAACTCTATCCAGGATTATCTATACTCTATTGCCCAACAGGGTAATGGTGCATGGTCCGGTCCTAGATCAGATGCTGTTATCGAGAATGGTCCAGTTCGTACTGAGGGTCCTAATGGATTCGTAGCCGGTCGTCCGTTTGGTGTTGTTCTTCAGGAAGTTCCATTGTTCCTAGAAACAGAAAATGCCAGCTATTCCGGTGGTACAGGTGATCACGGTCACCTTGAACTTACATTCCCAAAGAATAGAGTTCTTGGTATTAAGCGTCAAATTGAAGTATACCGTCAGTTCGCACAGAAGAAGGATGCTATTGAGTACACCTCATACGTCCGTGCTGGTGTCAACTGGGAAAACCTAGATGCAGCGGTAATCGTAAAGAACATTAAACTAGCTGCCTAATAACAGTGTTTAATAACTTGATTAAAGCAGGACTTCGGTCCTGCTTTTTTCGTTTATATATGATACAATCGATCAGGAGGTTATAATGAGTTTTGCAAAAATGAACAAGGACACTTTAACTAAGGTAGCAGATTTCTTCGATATTCTTATCGACCCAACAGACGGGGTAAAAGAGATAAGGCTTAAGCTTGAAGATGAGGGTAAGACGTATGATATGTGGAAGAAGTTTAATGATCCTGAACAGGAGAAAAATGAGCCATCTGGTATCGCTTTTAATCAGAAGAATCTATTGCTTAAAATGACCAGACAGAATCCAACTTTTGAGACTTATGGATATAGATTTACCAGGGAAAGTCCATATCGCGCGGTGCCTGCGGAAGATGCAGAGAAAATTATGAGCGAACATGAAGGCTTTGTTATAGCGACGCCTTCCGAAGTTAAATCGTTCTTTGATAAGTGATAAAAGCTCCTCCAAGTGGGGAGCTTTGCCTTTTGTTTTATGCTGTGTTAAAATAAATGTGGTGAATTAAATGAAAGAGATACTATTAAATAGCATTAGTAAGGCAAAATATTCTATTTTTATAGATGGAATTGCAACAGCAGCGACCGGAACCCCAACAGTTAAGGTGTATGAGGGTGAGACTGTTGTTCTAAATAATCCAGTAGTATCAACACCTTCAACTGGTGTTTACACATTTATCATCATACCTTCATTGGTTTCTGAAGAAAAAGTTCTTACTGTTGAATGGACATTCGTAGTTTCCGGTTATAACATGGTAATCAGAGAAGATTATCAAGTTGTCACTCCGTACTCTGATTGGGATTATTTCAAATCTGTAACCACATATACAGAATTTCTAGAGTGTGAACGTGTTTCACGTATGGTAATAGATGGATATTGTGGTCAGACTTTTGGTAAGAGAGAATTTATTCTTACAGCAGAAGGCAATGACAATAACTCAATGAGATTAAATAGAAGATTGATCTCAGTAAATGACGTAACGCACATATCATCTTGGTATCCAACCGTCGTATCAAGTGCTTCTGATGATGGAATATTGGAGTCATGGGATATAGCCGGGAATGGGTGGATAATAAGGACATCTCGTTCAAGATCAAGACTAGATGCTGCGTATCCGACTAATTATGCATTTAGAAGAAATATTACTTATAGCATAGATGGACTATGGGGATGGGAAAATGTCCCTGGGCCTGTTGTAGAAGCATCCAAAATATTAACAGCAAATTTGCTATGTCAAGATCAGAAGTATAGAGACAAATATATCGAATCCTTGAAGACAAGCGATTGGAATATGAAGTTCTCGCCATTGACTTGGTCTGGCACAGGAAGCGCTACTGCCGATGATCTATTGCTTGAATATAGAATGTTTCCTGGCATTGGGGTGATTTAAATGTTAGGTGGATGTATATTTTCTATCAGATATACAATGTTAGCCAAAGTATACAAGAAGATCAAAACTGTAGGAAATTCAGGGCAGATAAAATACAGTTGGGTAGTTGATACTACAATTGGAAATCAAGGAATTATACCTTGCATAATCACGCCATTTAAATCTAACAGTTTTAGTAGACAGGGAATTGGCCAGGTGTTCGCTGAGTCATTCCTGAGCTTTGATTATCTCAAGATGCAAAGCGAGTATAATATACCGGCTAGCTACCAGATAACTGAAATCAAAAGTGTTAATGATGGAAGTCTTATATACAAAGAAATGGATCTTGCTGGGAATCCTCAAACATGGTATAACACATCTGGTTCTTCACCAGTAATAGATCCTTTTGGTGCTATTACTGAATATAATACTTTATTGGCCAGGGCAGAACAGCAGGGTGGAAATGTTTAACATCAAAAGCGATCTTGGTAAAGTGTCAGAACTTGGTACTACTATAAACACTCTAGAAGCAACATTAAAGTCTTCTAGACATATCAGCACGCTTATTAAAGCTGCTCACGAAATAACTTCAAGTGAGTTTGTATTGCATATGACAAGTGCCGCCGTATCAACCAGACAATTTAATCATATGTATGAATGGAATCGTGTTGGTGATCCATCAGCTAGACTTTGGAGTCATGTGCTAAAAGGTAATGGAGCCAATAGAATAGCTTATTTTGAATTCAGGGCATCAAAGAAAATGGTTCCAGTTAATCCTAAATTAGCGGCGGTTGGTGTGAAAAAGATCCACGTATTTGTTTGGAAGTCTATGGTTCTTGAACTAGGTCAGCCAGTGAGAATCTCACCAAAGCTTGCCAAGTATTTAGTATTCCTTGATAAGAGTGGATCTGCTGGTAACATAGAGGGTAAAGGATACAAGCATGGTGGAATAGTTTACTTTAAAGGCACTATATCTATTGCGAGTGCTGGTAACGAACAAATAAAAGGTTCATTTACCAAGGAGTGGACAAATTGGTGGAACAGTGATGCTCCAAATGAAATAATAAGAGAAAAACTAACTGAGACTGCTATTAACGGCATGAAGAAAAGTATATCTGAAAAAATTGGTTCCTTTGCGAATCTAAAAGAAAAAAACAAGACCTTCAGTATTAGACCGATTACAGTTGATCCTAATCTTCAAAAGAAAATGGAAGAATCTTTTACTAAGAATTATATTGGCGCGGCAGCTCAAAGAAGAGGATTGATGCAAGATGACTGATTGGAAAGTTAAATATGGAGACTCACCAGTATATAGATTAAATAAATTCATTCTATATAAATTGGATGATATGGAGTTTATTAATCTGGAGTCGTATAAGACAGATTTGCCAGGTGGTGAATTATCGATTCCATACTTTTTGCCGGGGCAGGATCTACCTGAAGTAACAACTGTCTATGATCAAGATAAATATCAGAATCTATCATACTCAGTATATAACGTGTCAGATAGATTAAACCTTGATGAACCATACATGATGTGTGGGCAAATCTCATACACCTTCTATCACCTTGATATGGATTATCTTATCGGTATGAAAGATTATTTAGGAGAGCTTTTAAGAAGAGAAGATTGGTCTGCAAGCGACGTCAACGATTATTTTAGAACTGACTCCACTTATCCTTTTGATTTTAAAAATGTCAGTGTTCTAGGCACCGCAGGCCCTTCACCAGCAGATGACGAGGGTGGAAGAAATACTATGATAATTATAGTAAGATATGATGCAACATATGAAGGAATAAATAGAAATTATACTTTGCAATCTGGTTATAGTAAAGAATTCGGTATGAGATGATTTGCACAATAATTACCAGAATGCGATAATTTAAAAAGGAAGCAATGCCAGACTTAAAGATATACAATAAAACTTAGGAGGTGAAATTCTAAAATGACACAATTTAATACTCGTAATATTATCGTTGGTGCAGCCGCTGTATTTCTATCAACAGACGATTCACTAAGCACAGGATGGCCAGACAGCGTTACTCTGCCAGCTACATCAAGTGGTGTTCCTTTCGCAGACACGCTAAATGCTAACGCAGACTGGAGATCAGCAGGTTTTACATCAAACGGTGTTGAATACATGTACAGCCCTAACTATGGTGAAGTAGAAGTAGATCAGTTGCTTGACGCTGCAAAGCTATTCAAGCAGAAGATGACTGCATCTGTTAAGACTGAATTTGCTGAGGCAACATTAGAGAATCTATTGGTGGTATGGGCGCAAGCCGGTGCTTCACTTAGATCAACAGCAGGTAGCCCAACAGCAGTAGACTCAACAGGTCGTATTGTTGATCAGACAAAAGACTTTAATGGAGTAACAGTTCCAGCCGATGAACAAGTTCTTGGTATGGAAGCGGGTGCGCTTGGTATCGAACCTGTTGAAAGACAGATGGTATTTGTTGGTGTATCCCCACGTACAGCCGGTAATAAAAAGCGTGAACGTATTTATCACCTACGTAGAGTTCTTTCGGTAGATCCATCTACTCACGGTCTAAAGCGTAACGACTCAACTAAATTCCCAGTGAACTTCCGTTTGCTACCTTCCGAGGTATCAGGTGCGGAATATGGTTCAATTAGAGACAGAGTTATTACCCCTTGATAACATAAATCTTTAATTAGCGAAGGACACAGTTAACGCTGTGTCCTTTTGCTATTATTTGCTAATAGCAGGTTGTCATGTTAAAATTAGATAATAAGAAAGGGGCTTCAATGAAAACTGTATACACCATTGAAGAAGTAAAACTTCAAGGAATTAAAAAGGCGGTTCAAGTCTGGCCGTTGACAATTAAACAATTTAGAAGAGTAGCTTCTGTTTTGAATACTATTCAAAATCCTAAGGAAGGCGAAGAAGAAAAACTTATTATGGACATTCTGTTGGAAGCAACTGCCATTGCAATGGAAACATTTGAGCCATCTCTATCAACTATAGAGGTTCTTGAGGATCATGTTGATATGCCAACAATGGATTATATTCTTAATATAGCAACAGGAGTAACAGTTAACGACCCAAATCAGAAGGCAGCTCAAGCGGAGAGTTAGATTTAGTAGATTATGAAGCTGAGCTGCTTTATCATTATCCAGGCATGTATAAGAATTTCGATGATCTAGAGACGCATCTTACCAGGCAAGAATTAAGTGTTATGATAGAAAAAGCCAGGGAGAAGAAATATGATGAACAGAGATTCTTGGCAGCACTTAAAGGTATTGATTTAGATGAAGGAAAAGAAACAGAATTTGATAAAATCAAGGCTAGAGCTGAAGCAAAAGCTCTTGGTATTTCAGAAGAGCAATATGAATTGTCTGGACATTTCAATATAATAGAAGAGGATGAGTAAAGATTACACAAAACATTGGCATTAATTTCACCGGTTCAGCCGACTTTAGTCAAGCAATGACTGAACTTAAGGCTCTTAATGCAGTTGCAGGCGATGTTGAGAAGCGTTTAAATACGCTTAATAGTGCACGCTTGGGTAATCTTGCTCAGAATGTACAGTCTGTTGCAGCACCTAAATTCCAATGGGATCAAGGTCTACGACAGACTGATCTATTTGTAAAGAATCTTCAAAAAGGTAAAATGGAGATTCAGGGTATGCGAGATCTTATGGAGAAGCTCGCTATTCAATCTCGTTCAATGGCAGAGAATCAGACAAGACTTGCAAATGCTGCTGTTAGACAAATGCCAAGTGGTCAAACACAAATGTATTTACCGTCTGTTAATGATGTAAATAAACTTAACGGCGGATTAGAAGTATCCAACAGACAGTTTGGTATTCAAACTGAAATGCTCAAGGCTGCCAGTGTTCAGGTTCAAAACTGGGGTAAGAATATGCAGTGGGCCGGTAGACAGCTTATGGTTGGTTTCACTGTTCCATTTGCCGCAGCCGCAGCAGCAGCAGGAGTTTATGCTTTTCAGATTGATAAAGAAATCACTAGAATCACCAAGGTATATGATGGTGCTCAAGGTGAAGTAAGAGGTTTGGCTCTTGAAACAGCTACAACTGTTTCTCAAACAATGGGTAAAGCATCCAAGGATACTTTGGATGTTATGGCTCAATTGGCTGCTATTGGTAAAACTGGGGCCGAATTAAAGCAGTCTACTATTGAAGTACAAAGATTATCAACTCTAGGTGAGATGGATTCACAAACATCCCTTGAGTCTATTATCGCGCTTCAAGCAACATATAGAATGAGTACCAAGGAAACTGCTGATGCCGTCAACTATATGAATGCTGTAGAGAATGCCACTTCACTAAGTATGCAAGACTTTGCCAAGTCTATTCCTGTTATTGCCTCAACAATGTCTCAGCTAGGCGGAACTATTCAAGATACTGGTACATTGCTTGTTGCCATGAAGGAAAAAGGCATCGATTCCGTTGAAGGTTCTAACGGTATCAAGTCCATGATGAATAGACTTCTTAATCCTTCAAAGAAGGTACAGGAGACATTCAAGGAATTGACCAAGGGTATGGATCTGAAAGAATTGGTCAATTCTACAAATGGTGAAGTTCTTCCAACAATGGAAAAGCTAGCTGAAGTAATCATGGGCGGCAACATCGATATTATTGATCAGCAACGCCTAATTGGTCAATTAGCTGGTTCATACCAGATGACAAGAATGAATGCATTACTTGATGGTCTGGCTAATAAATCAACTCAGGTAACAAAGGCAATGGAAGTTGCAAATCAAGGTACTTCAAAATGGGCAGCAGCAGCGGCTAAAGAGCTTGAAGCTCAAGTAACAAGCACTTCAGGTAAGTTCCAAATTGCCGTTCAGACATTCAAGGATCAGTTAATGGGCTTTGGTGAAGTTGCATTGAAGATAGCTACCTGGATCATGGAAAAAGTTGGCGCGGTGATGGGCAAGCTTAATGATATGCCTGAATTCCTTAAAGGCTTCCTATTGATCGGTGCTGGTATTCTAGCAGTAGCCGGTCCTATTACTATGATTGTTGGTATCTTTGCTAACTTTATTGGTACTATCGGTAGAGCGGTATCGTGGATTCTTAATCTAAATAATGGATACAAGACCTTAACTGTTGAATCAAAGATTGCTGAAATTGCCTCTGGTAACCTAAGTAATAAATATTTATCAGAGGCAGATACAGTTCAATTATTGGTATTCCAACTTGATAAGTTAACCAGAGCTTATACACAATCAACTGCCGCTGCTCAAACAGCAACCGCTGCTAGTATGGCGACAGCTAAAACACAGACTCTTGAGAAGGATCTTACAAAGGCTAAGGCAGTTGAAAAGATAGAAGCCGAAAAGCTTGCCTATCTAATGAATGAGAGAAGCAATGTTGTCAATGGTTCTGCTATGGACAAGATGTATTATGAGAAGTACGGAAGAATGTATACTCAGGCTTCTCAGGAAGAGTTTAATAAGCTAACAACTCAGATTAGAGCGCAAGAAAGTATTTTAACTCAGGCTATTAATCATAGAACTGCTGCAACAAAGGTCGCATTGGATCTTGAAAAGCAGATGATGATTAATGAACTACGTGAACAGGCCGCGATTCAAAAACTTGCTGCTGTTGGTGCATCTGGTTCACTTACATCGATGCCTGCGATTATTAGCGCCGGTGGTAAAGACTTCAAGCAAAATGCTTCTGGTAGATGGATTAATTCAGTTGGTGGAAAGTTTGCTACTAAAGATGAAATGAAGGCAATCAATGAGGGTTTTGCTCAAGTTTCCACTACATCAACACAGGCAGCACAAGGTATTAATAAAGCATCAATAGCCTCAAAGATATTTACTCAGGAAACACTTATGGGTGTTGCTGCTGTTTCTGCTATTGGTGGATCTTTCACTCAGGCTGGTTCATCATTATCTACTTGGCTTAATGGTATTGCTCTTGCATCAGGACTTCTATCGGTATTGGCACCAGCTATTTCTTCCGCAAAGAACGCAATTATGCAGTCTAATTTTATGAGTGGTTTGTTCGGTACTGCTGCTGGTAACAGATCTAGAATTGCCTCAGCTCTTACGCCTGCATTTTCTTGGATGAAAGATAAGCTTTCAATGGCTGGTAGTTTTCTTACTAATCCTTGGGTTCTAGGTGCAGCGGCTCTTGCTGTTGGCGCTTATGCTACCTATAAGCTTATGACTGCTGAAGGTGAAAAGCAGGTACAACACCAACGTGATCTTGCAAATACCACAGAGGGCTGGATGAAGACTCTAGGTCAAGCTAAACTTGAATGGGGTCAGATTAAAGATGCCTCAGGTGCTACCAAAGATAATATGGCCGGAATGGCAAACAAGCTTAGAGAAAATAATAAGGATCTTGTTCAAGAGACAGCAAGTCAACAAAATGGTGGGCTTGATAGAACACTTCGTTATGAAGTTTATAGACTCCAGGGTCAAGGACTAAGCCAAGAAGATATTATGAAGAGTATGGAGACTCTTCTAAATGCCGCTGGTAAGTCTAAGAAGCAGATTGAAGAAGCAATGAAGAATATCAAGGTTACCTTTGATTTCAAGGGTGCTCTTCCAGATATGGACGATTTCCTTAAGGACATTAGAAAGAGAACAAGAGACGCTAATGTATTTGAGGGTGCATTCCAAGGTAATGTTGGTTTCTTTAATGAATCTTATCAGCCAACAGATCAGGGCCGCGCCGGTATAGAATTAACTGCAAGTCTTATTAAAGACAGACTTGTTGGCCTTGACGATACTACAAGAAGTATGTATCAGGACAAATTGCCGCTCAGCTTAATAGTGCATTTGATGACAGCTTTACAGAATTAAAGAAAAAGTATGGAGATCAAATCAAGGGTTCATGGCAAGATGCTGCTAAGGACTTATTGATCTTTGATGATAAGCAAGATGGATTTAGACCTAATACAAAGTTTGGTTCAGATCCAAATAAGTCACAGACTGAACTCGCTCTATTGCTTAACAATAATCGTGTTCTTGCTATCAAGCTAAAGGATGCGTTGAATCTTCCTATCCAAAATAAGGATATTAAGAACTTCGGCGATATCATGAAGTATATTGGTAATTCAGCACAATCAGCAACAGATACTCAGAAAGAATATAACGAGGCTGTTAAGAAAACTGAAACTGCAAGCGGTAAACTAACAGATTCACAGAAGCTTCAACTAGCTCAAATTTACGCGGGTGTACGTGGACTGGATGCTGCCAAACTAGCCGCAAATGGTTATTCAGATGCACAGAAGAAAACTTCAAGTGCTATTGATGATGCCAATAGAGGTATCGGCAAGCTTATTGAGAATCTTAATGCAGCAAGAAATGCACACGGAGATTTTGCCAGCGCAATGGCAGGAACAAGCGATTTCTGGCAAAATACTGCTGATAGCGAAACAGGCTTTGGTGGTCTTACTGGCGATCCAATGGCACAGGGTAATCAGATCAATGATGCAATGAAGAATGCTTATTCCAATACAATGGGTACTGTATATGATCTAGCCGGTACACAAATGGATCAGCAGTTCAAAGCTCGTATGGATGGTATTGCAGATTATTACTCAGGTATCAAGGACAGACTAGAAGCAGAATCAAAGGAGCTTGATAGAGCCTGGGATGACAGAATGCAGGCCTTCTCTGATAATTGGAAAGAAAAGATCGAGCAAACAAAGCAATCCTATAAGGATCGCAAGGAAGCTATTGAAGACGATGCGAAGGCTGAACTAAAAGCCATTGATGATCAGATTAAAGCTATCAAGGATCAAGAAGACGCAGCAAAAGATCTTGATGACCAACGTAAGAGAATGTTTGAGGCAGAAGAAAGAAGAATCGAAAGATTAACTGAACTTGCCAATAACAATATCTCTTATAACCGTGCGCTTGCTACTGGTAATTTAGATGAAGCGGCTCGTGTTATGAATAACACTGAGCGTCTACAAACAAGCTGGGGTGTAGAAGACGCCCAACTATCTGCTGATGAAAGAGCACGTCAAAGAGAAAAGGCCAATAAAGCACAAATTGATGAACTTGAATCACGTAAAGATGTTATCAATGAAGCCAAGGAAGCCAAGCTAGACGCTTTGGCTGAAGAGGAAGACGCAGTAATGAAATCTCTTGAAAAGCAACAAGAGATGGAAAAGCGTAATCTTGAGATTCAGAAGGATAATGAAAAGCAGAGACTTCAAGACAGAATAGATGGTCTTTCCAAGGAACAAGCGGCGGTAGAAGAGACAGAACGTGCAAAGCAAGAAATGAATCGTAAGACACTTGAAATTCAACTTGCTACCTTGAGAGCTTTTGTTCCTATGAATGAACAACAGCTTTGGGAGCACATTGCCAGAGTACAAGGTGCCTATGATGAGCATGGAATTTCATTGCAGTTCAAGGGTACTGAGTGGGGTAAGATTGTTGGTATGGCTCTACAAAATAACGTAGATGCTGCAAGAATCCAAATGTCCAATTCATCAGATTGGGCTGCATCGGGTGCTCAAATTGGTGACTCTATCGCAAAAGGTGCTTTTGGTTTAACACTTGGTGAGTTCTTCAATATGATTATTTCTGGTCAACCACCAGAAGGATGGAAGCCACCTGGTGCAAGTGCAGGATTCTCCAATGTTGGAAAACCTAATTATGGTGCATTCCACGTTGGAGGTATGGTTGGTAGAGATCCAGGAGGTCGTCTTGGTAGAACCGGTGGTCTTCATTCTGACGAGATGCCAGCTATTCTACAAAAGGGTGAATATGTACTTGATAAGAATACTGTAGATAGAATTGGTACTGGTGGTATTGATGCTATTAAATCAGGTCAATTTGGTATTGGTGGAGCAGATATGGGCTTTGCCGGTATCGCCGGTGGTATTGCAGTTACACTTATGCGTTCTATGATTATGGCGGCATTCCTTGGTAGTCAAAAGCAGCAAGAAGATTTTGCTGCTAATGGATTCAGTGGCAGTATTGCACAACAGCCAGGTATGTACGGCGGTATTCCATTAAGTGAAGAACAACTACTTAATGCAAATACTATTGCCTCTGTTGGTATGGGTATGGGTGCCAGCACAAGGGATATCATTATTTCTCTTATGACTGCTATGCAGGAATCAGGTCTTAGAAATCTTAACTATGGTGACCGTGACTCTGTTGGTTTATTCCAGCAACGTACATCACAAGGCTGGGGTACTATCGAACAAATCATGAATCCTACATATGCAGCCACTAAGTTCTTTGAAGGACTTTTGGCTATTCCTGGCAGAAATGCTATGAGTTTAACTCAGGCAGCCCAAGCAGTTCAGCGTTCAGCATTCCCTGATGCTTATGCTCAATGGCAAGGTATGGCTGAGGCTGTTGTAGGCGCGGGCGCAGGAACAGCTCAGAATGATGGAACTCTAAAGGGTTTTGGTATGTTCTTGAGAATGGCACAAAGTGCTATGAGTGGTTCTGGTGCCGCCGGTGGCGGACCAGTTGGTCTTGGTAATTATGTAAGACCAACTAGTGGACCAATTACCTCTGAATATGGTTGGAGAACAGATCCATTTACTGGAGCACAATCACTTCACGATGGTATTGACATCGGCGCGGCACAAGGAACACCAATTTATGCTACAGATCAAGGTCGTGTAATTCAGGTTGGTGACAGCGGATCTGGCTTTGGTAACTGGACCTTGATTGATCATGGTAACGGTATTATTTCTGGTTACGCTCACCAAAGCTCATATGCTGTTGGAAATGGACAGAATGTTGGAAAGGGGCAGACTATTGGTTATGTTGGTACAACTGGTAGATCAACTGGTCCTCACCTTCACTTCCAGATGGGTCCAGGTCCAGGCAACTTTCAGAACCCTAGAAATTATATTCCAAGTTTAAGTACTGGTGGAACAATTAATTACGATAATGTTATGGCCAATTTGCACAAGGATGAAAAAGTACTTACTGCTCCATTGAGTAAGTCACTTGAGCGCGGTATTAATAATCTTGACGCCGGTGCTAACAATGTGTATCATGTAGATGTGAGAATTGACGGAAGTGGTCTTTCACCTAGAGAACTAAAGAGAGCAGTTATTGAAGCTATCGATGAGAAGAAATTAATGGATTCAAGAAAGGTTGGTAAAGTAAGATGATACTTCCTATTACTTGTGGTATTACTTTCGCTCGTCCTTCAGATCCAGGTTATTTAACTGCTAGGGCAACCGATCATAATAGATCAGCAATTACTATTACCCCAGAGAAAATGGAAAATAAGGAACGCATGGCCGACGGTACTTTGAGAAAGTTTGTAGTAGCAACCAAGAATAATATCAAGGTATCTTGGACAGATTTACCAAATAAGAATGTTGTATCCGTGGATAAATTCTGGGCGGCAGATGCTTTAAAGAATTTCTATTATTCACATGATGGTGATTTTTATATCACTTTAAATTATGGTGATGGAACAAATAAGGTTTTTCATGTTATGTTCAGTGAATTTGATGCAAAGCTTTCAAAAAGAGGAATTTATACAGATTTATATGATATCAGCATAGGATTGGAAGAAATATAATGCAGCAACTTGACAGCCAATTGATGACGGCTCTGGATACAGACTATCAAATTGGTGGTAAGGCTATAGTCATTGCCGAATGGAACTTTAATAGAATTGTCAAGACGACTGTAACAAATACTATAGATGATATAGATTTTAAGCCTTGGCCTTATTCTAAAATTCATTTTCCAGTCAACTCAATTACTGAAGGGTTTAGACCAGATGCCGGAATGGTGTTTGGTTTTACAGGCACAGCTATCCCTATTTCTAATGCTGAATTAGCACCGGGTGGACAAAGATTCTATGTTGCAAGTAAGACCACTCCATACAAATATTGGATATCACCAAGTAAATCCATATCAAATATTAATCAAGACACAGTATCAACAGGTGAACTTAACTTTGCCATCAGTAATGCTGATCTAATTGTTGAGTACGACACTCCAATAAAGGTTAATAAAGTAAAAGTTGTCTTCACAGGTGATACAAGACCAGTTATATGGAGAGTATCTATCTTTGACCAGAATCTAAATGATTGGGTTCTTATTTCAACATCTCCAACAGTTGATGCAATTACTGGTAGAGCTGAGCTATGGTGGAATGGTTCTGCATGGGTGCAAACACAACAACTAGATGATAGTTTGTATAAGACCATCAAGAAAGTAAAGGTTGAGTTTGATAGCGTAAATGCACCGGCAGAGAGATTACATGTAATTGAAATAGCAGGTATGAGAGAAATTGATATGTCTGCAAGACTTCAGAACTATAATATTAATAGCAGCATGGATAACGTTGATTACATACATCCTGTTGGACAAATGAATTCAAATGACGGATCTTTGGTTATAGACAACAGAGATTTAGCTATTGAAGTAGCAGATCCAACGGTTGACTTTTATGGCCTTACAGACGGTTGGTGTGAATACAGAACTTATGTCAAATATGATATGTCTAAATATCTAGTTGATGATGAGTATGTTCGTACTGGAACAATGTTTTCAAATGGATGGGCTCAAGAAAATCCCTACGAATACAATATAGAGCTATTTGATATTGTAAAGATTTTACAGACCATAAAATGCCCGGCGGTGCTGGTAGAAAATAAGTCAATTGGTCGTATCATGTCTATGATCCTTGATCTAGTAGGAATAGACAGATACGAAATTGATTTTCAAGACTTTGATCAGACATCCAATATAAGGTATTTTTGGACTGATGGTAAAGAGTCAGTATACGAGGTTCTCAATAGAATCTGTGAATCACATCAATGTGCTATATTCTCGGATGAATTCGGTAAGCTTCAACTATTGACAAGAAATCAAATAGCAAATGACGTCGATACAGAAGACTTCATACTACGTGGTGAAGACGTAATCGATGGTCCAACTACATTGATTTCAAACTTTTCACAATTGAGAAAAAGATATGATCTAGCTGTCAATGATATTGAAATCAAATACAAGCGTAGACAGGCCAACGTAGATGATTTGGATATTACTGGAAAAGTTCTTACTTCAAAGGTATGGGATACCAGTGATTCTATTGTTATGAAAGCTAGTCCTTTAAGAATTAAGGTCGACAAGACTGCGATTCCTGGTGTTGAAGTAGATCATGATACTCCTTGTGATGTTTTTATGAACGATAAAGATATAGAAACATGGCCTTACAAGGGGTCGTTTTCTCTGGATGGTGAAATATTCAATTATGATGGAAAGGGTTATGCCGTAATTGATTATGGTACTAACACCTGGGCTGAATGGATCATCAAAAGCAATGATGAGAAGAAGGCTTACGACAAGCAGACCTATGACAGTTACCAGCCCGTAGGAGGGCCATCAGGAGGTGCTAGCGGCCAGCCTATTAATGCTCCGGTACCAGCAGGTCTCTATCAAAATAAATTGACTGGAAGGCTACGTGTCACAGCTCGTGGAGTAGACGAAACCGTACCGGCAACCCACACAAATAACTGGGTTGACGGATGGTTGCCTTTGCGCGCATGGAGATACGAGGGTACCGGTGTCGGTTATATTGATTACGGTGGCAGTGGAATCACTCTAGCCGATGTAGCTGACTGGAGAAACAAGCCAAATTGGAAGCGTACACAGAGTAGATGGACTGTTGAAAATTCAAAAGCTATATGCGATCATAGTGAACAGACAAACATCAGTGATAAGTTTGGTTTTCTCATTAGAGATCTTGGAGATGTAGAATTCAGAGAGTTCGGTACAAGAATTAAGTTTAATACTGGTGGAACTGCTGGTATTGTCTTCTGTATTACAGATCAAGACGGATATACTCAAGATGATCCATCATTGGAAGATCCAACTGACGCTCATAGATACTATATTCTTTCAGTAATTACATCTGAGGATGTAGATGCTGCTGGCCGAGTGAATAATGAAATTAATATCGATGTCAAGAATGGGGATGATTTTACACCACTTGAACCAATGAATACCAAGATTGCAGACGGCGGCGGAAAAATGCAAATCGATAAAGGTAAATGGTATGACATTGAGATTGTTTATCATGACAATATGATGAATGATCGCCGAGGTTCCGGTAAGATTGAAGTCTTCGTTGATGGTCAATACATTGATACATGGGAGACCGATGATGTTATTCGTCCTACAAACTACGCAGGTGTTCATTGTAGATATTCAACTATAGCGGAGTTTGAATATTTCTATGCGACTACAACAAGTGGTCGTGCAGCTCCACGATGGAGAAATGATGAAGCATTTGGTATGAATATTATTAATCTTCCACCCGGAACCGATGTTAGTACAATAGTTAATTTTGGTTCTGATGGCGCTTGGCCAGGTAGAGTAGCAATGTCTGCTGCTTCACTTGCAACTACAAGCTCCTTGAGTTCTGTTAAGATATTTGGTAAAGGAAATGCTCAACTAGCAGAATTAGGCCCGGTGACACTTAAGGGTGATACGCGTAAAACATGGCTTATGGAAGATATAGCCAAAGGTAAGCTTGCAAGTATGGCTAAGATAAGATATACAAGCTCAGAAGACTTATCTTTATGTTTTGAATATACTAATATTGGAGCATTACCTTATTTTGGATACAGAAATATCTATCCGCAAGATTATTCTTATTACAATAAGACAAAGGGTGCATATTTCGCTACTAGATTCCAGAATATAGTAGTAAATAAAGATTCAAATTATGATAACACTGGCGATATAATTATCGCCAATAGTGAAACTGATCAATCTATTTTCTTCGATGATTTTGGGTCTATCATTAGAGAGATTAGAGACTTTGATGTTGAGCTATCAGCAGCACCGTCAAAGGGCACAAGTGTGTTTAGTAGTAATCCTGGCGTGGTTGTAACAAAATTCTCTTATAATCCTCAAAGAGGAATCTTTACTCTTGCTAATGCATCACATGAGAATGAGATTGTAAATGGTACAGAACAAGTAGACAGTTCTAATACAATTGACCATACTCTACTACTTTATGGTTATATCATCATTGAAAAGGAAGAGAAAACAAAAGAGGTCAAGAATGATGATTCTATAAGAAAGCATGGTTCTCGCCCGGCGGACTTCGATGCTTACTGGATCAATGGTGATGAAGAAGCAGATGCATTAGCGGCTTGGATTTCAACTCATTGGGCTGATCCTATGGCAACTATTGAAGTAAAAACATTTGGTGATATTTATGTTCAAATAGGTGATAAGTCAAAAGTTATCTATTCAGATTCACAAATTAAACCAGAATGGCTTTATATTGTAACTGCTATGACTAGAGAATTTGACAATAGTGGTCTTTCAACTAGTCTAACCCTTCGCAGAGTTAGATAAGTTGGCCGTGACAACTATATGTGATAAAATGTAGCAATGGAGCAAATTAAATCAGATCAGATTGTACCTAATAAGGTTGCAGATAATACAATCAATTCTATTCCAAGAGATTTAGGTCAGGCAGTTGGAGACAGAAGAAAAAAGCCTCTAGGTTTAATTGTCGCTGATGGCCCTGGTGGATCAACATCTAATCCTGATGCAATTTCTCCAGTAAATGATTCAGTTGAAGTATTAAATCCGGCGTCTAAACTTCCGGCCACACCACAACTTATTGCTATTAAAAGTCAGACAGTTAATATCAAACCAGATGGAACAGCAGCAGTTGATATTATTATTGAAGTAGAAGATGTAAGAAATGCCGTAGAATATGAAGTGAGGATAACTAAAGGTGCAGGGAACCTATAATTTATATCTAGACGGAGATCTAGTAGCGTGTTATAAAAATCTGATAACCAATCAAGGCAAGTCTAGAATAAGACAAATGTTGGCGGGAAATGTCAATAGTTTTGCGTCCTCTATACTTGTAGGTATTGGTGAAGATGTAGCAAATGTTAGTGATACAAAACTAACATTTGCAGTAGACGGCGCTAACATTTCAGGTACTATGGTTGACGATGTCAATAATGGTATTTATTTTAAAACTTCACTTCCAGTAAGAGGACAATATGTAATTTATGAACTTGGCTGCTTTGCTGCAAATAGTGTGACTTCTCAACAAATCATGCAGAACGCACTGCTGATGTCTTTTGGAGATTCTCCAGGCTGGGCGTCCAGTGTAGGATCACATACTTTGGATGATACATTTACCAGAATAGGTATTAATTCATTGCATTATAATATTCTGGCTAGCGCAACAGCCAAAGGTGCAACACCTATGCTTATTAATCTTGATCAGCTAGATGCGTTGACTATCTTTTCTTTTGCATTCTATGCTTCTAACATTAATTCAATTAAGCTAAGATTCAAGAACTCAGATGCTGATTATTACGAACGTGTGATCAGTTCTATCTTGGATGAAGATTATAATATATCTACTTTCACAAAGGGTAGTTTTATTGCGACAGGCTCTCCAACGTGGTCAAACATAATTTCAATGGAAGTTGAAATAGAAGCCCAGGCATCAAATGGTTTCATTGATTTAGATGGTCTGCGTTATGATTCAGCAGGACAAAGCAATCTTTTGCTTAGTAGAGCATTGGCGGCAGACCCAACAATTAAACCAGTTGGGTCAACTTTGGATATAGAATATATTCTTGAGGGTGTTGTCTGATGGAAATTATGCTTAAAGATCTAAGTCCTGGTGAAGAATATACTATTCAACTTAGAGCAAAGAATCAATCAGGTTCATCACCTTGGTCAAGATCATATAAGATTCAAGCTACCAGTGACACATTTCCGCCAGGTCCAGTAACAGGTCTTACTTGGATTTCTTCGGGAACCTCATTTGTTGGTACATGGGTTAAGCCTGCCCTTGACTCCAATGGACTTCCACTAAAAGACTTTAAAGATTATAAGATTACATTAACTGCTGGTATTAAATCGGTGGTTTATTATGTTACGCAAGAAAGATTCGATCTTTCATTTGAAGCCAATGTGGGAGCATTTACTGATCCAGAGCCTACTGTTACATTAAAAGTTGAAGTAAGAGATCAGGTTGGTAATATATCAACACCCGTCTCACTAAGTGCTTCAAATCCTGTTCCGCCTAATATCAGTAACTTTACTGCAACAGCAAAACCCAACTCAATTTCATTAATGTGGGATGCTGTAGATGCCGACGACTTAAAACAGTACGAAGTTCATATGTCAACATCTGGATCTGGATTTACACCAACTTCAGGTAATCTTGTATTCAGTGGCTTATCAACCGCTTTTCTATTTCCATCATCAAATCAGATACTTCACTATTTTAAGATCAGAGCTGTTGATATTTATGGTCAGGGTTCATTAGCATATGCTACAGATAGTGCAATTCCAGATCTTCCAACTGGCCTGGATACTTCTCCACCCGATGATCCAACTGGTGTGGTAGTGTCAACCACGGCCGGTGAAGCAGGAGAGTCACAGCTCACTGTCTCATGGACTGCTGTAACTAGTCCCAATCTACGCTACTATGTGGTACGATGGAGTACGGACGAGGTCACATGGCAGTTTATTAACGTACCATCAGACAAGACCAGCACTATAATAACTGGTCTGAAATCATCAACTAACTACTATGTAGCAGTGGCTTCAGTGTCTCAAGTCAATAGTATCTCTGATTATATAAACGCTACTCCTTATCCAATCACAGCAGCAGTTGATAATACTGCTCCGTCTAGACCAGCACCAGCAACGGTTTCCGTTGGCCCCTTGATGGCTTTGGTTGGTCATGATATGACTAAAAATTCCGGCGGTAATCTGGAAAGTGATGTTGCTTATTTAGAAGTACATGCATCAACAACAACGGGCTTTACAACAAGTACAGCAACTTTGAGAGGGACTATTCAAAGTGCTGGTGATGGTATTCCAGTTCAAGGTGCATTTACTTTTACAGATCTTTCAACAACACCAAGTAGTGTGTATTGGAGGGTTGTAGCTGTTGATACATCAGAGAATAAATCTGTTGGATCTTTTGAGGTCACAGGCACACCTGGTCTATTAAGCGGTGTCAATATTCTTGATGCCTCTATTTTGAATGCAAAGATTCAGGACCTTAGTGCAGCCAAGATTATTGCTGGCACTGCATTTATTAATGATTTGTATATAAGATCTGAGCTTACAATGGATGATACTGATGGAATCATTAAAACATCAGATTATAATGCAGGTACAAAAACAGGATGGAAATTAGATAAACAAGGCATTACTTTATACGATGGTATCGTAGCTGCTAAGGCTTTGGATATTCAAGATTCAGCAAATATAGCACCACCACAGTTTGCAGATTTCGAATTCGATTCAGATTTCTATCATGATGGTGCAAATGTTGCCAATGCAACCAATCTAACTGCTACTAGCGGTATGAATTTGGTCATCCAGAATGCCAGTTTCAAAACCGGTGATCAAGCATTAAGATTACATAATGCTGCTATTACTCCAACTACAAAGCACACATTGGTGTTCTCAAGAGATGGATTAACTAATGTTGACATGAATGTCAACGTAGATCCAGGCGATTACATATTCTCTATCTGGGCTAAATCCAATGGAGCTATTGACCAAGATATTGCTTTTGGTCTATATACTGATGCCAGTGGAACTGTAACAAGTTCTACCATCAATGTTACAAGCACGGCTTTCACGAGATACAGTGCTAAATTGACTGTGCCATCTGGTGTATCAAGGATTAAGCTTTTCATTAAGGTTGGCCCTATGGCTTCCGAAGTTGGCTATGATATTGTTATTGATTCCCTTCAGTTTGAAAGAAAAATAGCTGCTTCAGATTCTCCTTCTGCTTGGACTTCACCATCACGAACAACAATTGATGGTGGTTCTATTGTTACCGGTTCAATTAGAAGTTCAGCTCCTTCTACTACTGTTCCGACAGAACCTGCTTGGTCTCTTAATACGACCGGTGGAATGCAGGTTGGTGATGCTTTGGTAAGAGGTACCTTAGTAGTAGGTAATCCGTTATCCTATATCAATCTAGTACCAGATGAATATTCATCGATTGAAATGCCAGAAGCATTTTATAATGATGGTACCGGTCTGGCTAATCCAAATAATATCTTTATTGATGATAGCTGTGTTGTACAGGTTCAAAATTCTGGTGCTATGTTTGGTAGTCAAGCACTAAGAATTCAGAACTCAACTCATGTTGCTGCTGATCCAATAGGTTTGTTCATGGGTAGTATAGTTGGAGTTGGTAACGTTGCATTAAAGCCTCTGACGACATATATACTTTCTGCATATGTAAAATCTGGTAACGTAGCAATGAATCAAGAGGCTGGTGTTGGAGTACTTGCAAATGATGGAAACTGGTATATTGGTTTGGCCGGGGACAGACAAAATATTACATCAACTTCCTATACTCGCGTATTTAGATCATTTACAACAACATCAGGTATAACTGCTGCTCAATTTGCATTCTATTTGGCACCAACAGGATCTGATGTTGGCTTTGACATGATTGTTGACGGACTAATGATTGAAGAAGCCGCTGTTGGTCAAACTACACCAAGTACTTTTTCACTTAATGGAGATTCAACATCATATGTAAAATCAGCCGGGTATCAAGAAGGACTATCAGGATGGATCATCAATTCTGATGGTTCAGTAGAATTCAACAATGGTTTATTCAGAGGCTCACTTGATATCTCACAAACTGTTGGTGGCTATACATATAACATGAATCTACAAAATAAGATATCCAGATTCCAATATAGAGAAGATGGAAGTATTGCGTTGGTATCAGATACTAATATTTATGGTACAAACCCAACGATGAGATATTCTGGTTATGCACAGCAGTATGTAAAAGGTGCCGATGGTAACTTGGTTCTTGACAGAAATAGCCAGGTGCAGGCAGCTACAAGATTGACACCAGCCGGACAGTATCAGATTATCTTTGATCCTACAAACACCGAAGATATTTATAATGTCGACGGTAACTCACTATACGCGGTTGATGGTAATAGAAAGAACATTAACTATTCATTTGCTAATAGTTTCTGGGGAACAAGACGTGCAGGTACATCTCAAAGTAGACGTGCAAATATTGAACATACAACTCGTTCATTTATGGAGAATACATCACCTGGTGCAATTCTTCCTAAATTGAGAAGCTATTCAACATTAATGCAAGAATCATCTGCTGAAACTGGCCTTTGGTATGATATTAAGAACTACACATCAGCAGCAGCAGGTGGAACAAATAACTTTATATCAGGAAATAAGATAAAAGATTATTTCGATTCATTTGATAATGGTGGAGGCCTATCATACTATAGTTCAAATTCAATTCAGAATAGATTTACATTTACTTCTATTCAAACAAATACTTGGGCCGCTGGTAGAAGAGATCTCAATTCATTGAAGCTTACTATTGCATCTGGTACCGGTAATCCAACTATTTACTTTGCTACCACAGGCGTGTATGATACGACAGTTGTACCAGGACAATATAACATTGTCGCTGGTTGGTTTGCGACGTCACAGGCTAATCTACAGGTAAGAGGTCTCATCAAGACTTCAGATGGTGTAGTATATGCTGGCGACTGGCAGTACATCAATAAGACTTCCTCATTAATTGGTGGTCAGCTAGTTGACTATCCATATGCTTATGGATACAGTACATCAATTAGTTTGCCTGCCCTTGCGCCAACAGGCGCGCAGATTGGATTTGAATTCCAAACAGGTACAAATGGTCAAACAGTTAATATAACTGCTGTAACATATGCGGATGCTATGTCAGATGTAGATAGATTAAGATTCTCAGAAGTTGGAAGAACTGAAACATATTCTGGTGTTGCAACAATGCAAACCAACTTTGAACCATATCCTAATTTCTATGAATATGTTTCAGCCTCTTCAGGTCCAATTGCAGATCCTAGCGGATGGGATAGTTTTGTAGCGCATCAAAGAGTAAAGGCAGAAATCATTGTTGAGTTCCTTGACGCATCAGGATATGGTATTCATAATGTTGCCCTGACAAGAGCAGGATGGCAAGAGGGAACAATTCAAGATCCACATATGCCTAATGGTTTTGCAAGAGTTTGTCCTGGTTCACCAGGTAATCTAGCCAGTAACGTCGAAGTTGGTTTCATCAACATGGACTATGCTACGATGAAACCATCGATTAGCCCTAATTTGAATAAGGCTGTTCTTTATGATGAAAATGGTACGATCTGGACATCTACTTCAGCAATAACTGGTGTAGAAACTGCTTGGCCGGTTGAGGTTTATACGGCAACTAGAGCCGGTGTTTATTTAATGAGTGCAGCAGCTAATGTAGATAAAGTCCTTGACGAGGAAGTATATATTGAACTTCGTAAACTTCCAGTTGGAACCAATCCGCCATCTCCCGGAACAACGATAGCAAGACATCAGTTCCCATTGGCCGATACATATGGTATTCTTACGATACCAGTTCCCGCATCAGTAGGAGAAAGATTCTACTTTGTTTTGGGATCTCATACACTAGCAGCAATTAGAGATATCTCAGATATGCGTATTACATTTGCACAAATATTATAAGGAGTAAGAAATGAATCAAGAAGAACATTTTAAAAATATTATAGATGATCTAAGAACACAATTATCAGACAAATCTTTGGAATTAGCTGTTGCAAGATCATTGGGTAATGATTTTAAAAATAAAGCAGAAAAACTACAAGAGGAATTGAATAATGTTCAAAGCGCGCAGGAAAGACCAGTCGAACAAGAACCAACAGTTCATGTGGTCACCACCAAGCAATAAAGTAAAATATCCAAGATGGACTTTTGTATTTCTTCCAGAAGAAGATAAATATTATTTAATTTGGGATACAACGAAATTAGCTTTTATTTCTCAAAGAGCGTTTAGAAGCTGGAATAGAATTCCAGTTAGAGTATCAAAGGAAAGTATTTCTGGATATAAGACTTGGAAACAAATAGGCTTTGCACCGGGATCAATAATTGAATCAATTGTAGATGGTAAGAGATATTTTATTACTGGACAATTGTTTGAAGAAGAAAAGAGATTAATCACAACGCCAGATTTCTATCAGGTATTAGGATTTAATCCTGGACTTGCATCAAAAGTTTCGCAGTCTGAACTAGATTTTCATAATGAAGGGAGTAATATAGATGACATCAGATTTATATGAACACGTTAGCTGGGGAGACGGACCTATTGACGTAGAATTTCTACAGAAAATGGCATCGAACTCAGATTACCTGTATGAACATCAGTTCAATGGGTATTTCAACATGCTCGGAATCGTCAGAGAAACAGGGTTGACGTTCAGAATCGGACATGCTAAGCTAATCAACACAGAAGACCAACAGCAAGTAGCCAATGTCTACTTCAACAGGCCATTTTTGCCGGGTATGAGACCGGCTGTATTTATCTCTGTACAGACAGATCAACATAATAGAGTGTACATTGCAACACGTGGTCTTGATGGTAGAGCCATACCCGACCACCGTGGATTCCACTTGATAGCCTCTCAAGAGGAGACAGACGAGACAGAATTTGCCGGCGAGCAGTACGTGAGTTACTTCGCCATCGCACCCTCGGGTTGACAAGTCACGTGGAATGTGTGCTATGATCCTACCAAGTCCCCAATCAAGGGGCAGACAGATAGGCTTAAATTGAGTAACGATTTACGCTGGCTGGTTATGTCAGATATTCATATCCCATTACATTCAGAACGAATGCTATCTATGATGTTCGATATCATTAAATGGTGGAAACCAGATGCTATCGATTTAGCCGGGGATATTGATGATGCCTGCGGTACATCTCGTTGG